GGCAGACCCCGAGGGCCTCGTGGTGATCTTCGCCCCGCCCCCCGCCGAGGTAGTCGAATCTGAGGATACGCCGTCAGACTGACGACGTATTGTCGAACCCGGCTCCACAAGGGAGGGGAATCCATGGCTTCGGAGACAGACAACCTCATCAAGTGGGCAGTCGAGAGAGGCTGGGACTACCACCTCAGACGCGGCGGCCACCTCTGCTTCACCAAAGGCACCTACAAGGTGTTCACCGGCTCCACCCCCAGGAGTGGGCGTAGAGCCATAGAGAACGCCAAAGCCACCCTGCGACGCTACGACCGACTAGCCGAATCGGCCTAGTGTCGCACCCAGGTGTTATTGTGGGGCCACCCAACGAAAGGAGTGCCTCATGGACAACACCGAGAACCCGCAACCAACCCGCAACCCCGATGGCAGTGTCAGCCTGAACGACAAGTACGACACCATCGCTCGCATCGATGAGCGAGGCCACATCATCCTCTCTGCCACCTTCGATCTGTCCAAGGACATCGGCGAGGTGGAAGATGACTGACCAGGCCGACCTTCCCCGCGAGTCCTACCTGATCCAACGCCTGGAATCCCCCTACGGTGGGAGCCTGCTGGGCAAGGACAACCCCTTCTCCTTCGGCGGAGGACTCCGCAACGGGGGCCTGAGCGATGACGCCATGGACCTGCTGCGCGACGTGTTCTCGTTCGACTACATGGGCGCAGCCGAGTTCGAGTTCGGCGCAGTCCCCAAGGCCCTGAGCGCCCTGGCCAACAAGGCCACTGAGGGATCGCTGGTCGCCTTCGACTTCGACATCTTGCTTTCCAAGGTCCGCAAGCCCTGGGACGAGGAGGCCAACCCCCCGGCCCCGCGCGCCAAGGCCACGATCTACGTCATCTGCCCCGCTGGGTGGACGGTCGCCGTCGAGGAGCGCATCAAGGCCCTGGCGGGCAACAAGCCGCCCCGCACCAAGGAGGCGGTCAACCTGCACTCGGTGCTGCGCCCCGGCCGCTACGAGTACCGCGTCCGTGGGTGGCTCGAACTCGACAACGGCTTCATGTTCTTCACCGACCGCCCCATGTGGGAGGCCACGGCCACCCTGTTCGGCATCGAGGTGAACGATGGCTGAGCGCCGCGTCAAGGTCCGCCTGGTCATGGAGGCCACCTACACCATCGACCCCGAGTGGCCTGGCTACGGGGTAGTCGAGTTGGCCGATGCCGTCGAGATCGACCGCAAGGCCCTGTTCGGCGAGGACGGCCTGGACTCCCAACTCGCCATCGATGCCATCGACCTGCAGCCCGTGGACTTCTCCTGGGAGGAGGTCACCGATGGCTCTTGAACTCACCGAGACGGTCAAGGTCAACGCCCGGCTCACCGTGACGACCGAGCATGGCGTCACGCGCGACGCAACCCACAACGACCTGAGAGAACTCGGCTGGCTGAGCCGCGAGGACATCTACGACCGCATCGTGGACTTCATGCACCGCGTGGGCCTCGATCCCGATGGCGACCACTCCTTGCTTCGTTCGTTCGTAGAGGACGCCTGCGGGTCCAACGGCATCGTCGTGTGGACCTGCTCGGATTGGGAGTCGATCAGGAACTCCTACTACGAGATGCTCAAGGGTGCGGTTGGTGAGTGACCGCACGGCTCGTCGGATTCGATGCCCCAACTGCGGGGAGAGCGATCTGGACGCCTTCATCGGCGAGTTGCCGACGGAGGGGACCTGGACCTTCCTCCTGGTGGCGCAAGATGACGACGGGACCCTGGTCGCCGAAGGTATGCAGCACGCCAGCGACCCGAAACTGACCAAGGTCGAGGTGTTCTGCACCACCTGCAAGCACTCTTGGCGCACTACCCACGATTGGAGGCTCCCATGACCGACCTCGTTGACCGCTGGTACTCGGCTGAGCGCGACGCCTCGTGGTTCTTCCCCTCCGACCGCCCCCGCCGCGATCGGCGTCCCCTCGGGGTGACCGACATGGTGGAGGTCGAGCGCGACCTCGCTGGACGCTGCGGCTACCACACCCCGTGGGCCTCCCAGGTCTGCGGCGAGAAGGTCCCGTGCCCCGAGCACGATCAGCAGACCTGCTCGAACAAGGGTTGCACCAACCGCGTCACCCACGGCTGTGACCACGCCGGGATGGTCGTGTGCGGCTACCCGGTGTGCGATGAGCACTACAACTGCGGGAGGCATGGTGGCTGATCTCGTCTGCCCCTGCGAAGATGGCCTGCCGGACCCCTGCACCCTGTGCGGGGAGCCAGCCGACGGCATCTGCCGCCTCGATCTCGTGCAGTCCGACGCCTACCGCCGCGGAGTCGAGGCGGAGCGCCAGCGCATCCTGGGACGCCTCGATGCCTGCGACGACGACTACGACGAGTTCCTGCGCCTCATCGTGGCCCAGAAGCCCGCTCTGGGCGGTGGGGCCATCGGCACGGCTGCAGCCGCTTTGGCGGAGTTGCGCCATATTGTCTCCCCGCCACAAGAGGGGACGGCAGGATGATCCCGGTCAACGGCCCCACCTTCGTCGCGGACAACGGCATGGTCTACGAGGTACTCGGAGTCCTCGGGAACAACACCGCCACCGTGCGTGCCCTGTGGCCCGCTGAACGGCGTCCCCCAACAGAGTGGTGGTGCGCCATCTGCTTCCAGAACAGGGGGGATGGCAAGCAGGTCCCCTGCGACCACTACGGCGGGATGAAGCCACCCAAACGTCAAGACCTTAGTTCTTCTCAGGATTGAGAATCGCTAAGATGACTGACGAGATGCTGCTGATCCGCGAGATGGTCACCCGTGGCCTGATCTGGCTGCGCCCCGACGGCTGGTGGTTCGCTGGCTACGGGGAGGTACAGGACCCCGAGCCGGTACCCACGAGGTTCGTTCCCCTCATCGAGCGCTCCCTGGAAGCCATCCCCGACGTGTCAGGTTGATTCCTGGGCGAGCATCATCTCTACGATCTCGCCCGTCAACTTGCGCTCCAAGACATCGATCTCCCTGCGCGTTGCGCCCTCGAACCCGACCATGCCCAGGAACATGGTGGTCATCTCCTCGACCTGGGTCGCCTTGTAGTCACGCACCCAAGCCAAGGCGGCTTCTTCATCTCCCGGCTTGAATGACGGCATCACGTCGTGGCACCGCCAACAGAGGGGGACGAGGTTCTGTACCCCGTCGAGGCCGCCGTGGCATCGATCGATCAGATGTGCCCTCTCAAGGTAGGAGCGCTTTGACGCTTCACCCCATGCTCCCTTGTCGGTCGCGAACCGGGAGTCATCGATGGGGACCAACCACCCGCATCGAGCGCAGAATGGCTCGCCGAATCCGATGGTGTTGGCGCGGTAGTGGGGCCAATCCTCACGGTCAACCCAGAACTCAGCCACCTCCAAGATGTGAGGGAGGTTGGGCCTCTTGCGCCCAGGGATGTCGGTCTTGGCGGTGATCTTCTCTCGTGTAGGCATGGTGATCTCCTTTCGCCGGGGAATACGACCATACCACGTCACTGAGACACTCTACTATCAAGACGGCGCTCCAAAGAGGGCGGGCGCTACAGGCTCTTACGGATCGACTAGCGCGTCCACCACGTCTCCACCATCTAGGTAGAGACGAACAACATCTTCTAGGAGAGGTGACCACACCCCATCCCAAGGAGAGTCACACAGGGGGGACTCAACAGAACAGAACCCCCACCCCAGACACCCGGAGTCATGGACCAGGAGGTCCCCTACGGCTGCCAGGAACCCCAGGAGGTCGAGCAGATGCTCCTCTCCGGGTACGAAGGGGTCCCACGGGTCGGTGCTGTCGAGCAGACCCGACATCCACTGTCGAGCGGTGCGTACCCAGAACGAACCCCATTCTCCCAGGTCAGGGGCCATGTGTCTCACCTCTCGTGTATAATACTGGTAGTCTACGTTCCGTAGGTTATGTAATGCAGTATAAAAAGACCAGGGGTGACAACCTAGGGTAGAACCCCAGAAAGGAGGCCAACATGCGGTGGATCAACCCTTCTCCGGTTGGAGATCAAGTCTGGGGCCAAGGACTGCGGGACCTCTACATCGAGCACAGGGCAGCCAAGGTTGCTGCTCGTCGCCAAGATCGGGCTGCTCGTCGGGCCGAGTCCCCCAAGGGGCTGCTGGTTCCCCTCACCGAAGCCGAGGTCAACGCTGTGGCTCTGGTGATTCCCCCTGATGCTGAGGGTGGCTACGTCGTGCTCTACATCGACCGGAGTACGGGTGCTTTGGCCGGTCAGTGGGCAAAGTCCCTGGTCAGAGGGTTGCGGACCAGCGCGGTGGTGCCGGGGAGGATGACCAGGATGGTCGCTCTGGGCCGTCGGGACATCGAGGCCATCTGGGATCGGCAGGGCGACATCGCCTCGGGGCTCTAGGTATTATCGCTTTCGCGTAAGCCCAGGTCAGAGGCCCTAGAAGTGAGGGTGCTCCACCGGCCGGAGACGCTGACACTATGACAACGTATTGCCTTGACAGGTCCGCACCAGGGTGAGATAATACGAATCTCAGCCGTCAAGGGAGTCTGCAGACAGCAGACGGGCCTTGCCCACGTCGAGCCAGCCCGGCTCGTGGTCGATGCCGATGAATGCACCGGCCAGTCGAACGGCACTTAGGCCCCCCGAGCAGGTACCACTAAACGGGTCCAGCACCGCGCCCATAGGGGGGCACAGGAGCCTGGTGAGCCAATCGGTCACCGCCACGGGCTTGACAGCCTTGTGTTTGTTGCCCTTGGCCCCCACCCCCAGGTCCTTCTCGCGCCGAGAGGACTTCGGGCAGTAGAAGAAGCGGCTCGGGGGCTGACGGCGATCTGGGTCCTGGGCGTCCAGCAGGCCCACAGGACACTCTGGATGACAGCCCGAGGTGTCACAGTCGTAGTGGTGCATGAACAGCGCATCGGCGGGCCAGCGCCCGAGAGTGGTTGAACCCACAACTGCCTGGTGCTTCTGCAGGCTCAGTCCGTGAGCAGCACCTTGGCCATCAGGGATGTGGGTGGCGATGGCATCTCGTTCGCCTGAGTCGATCCGGGTGGCGTCGATGTTCATGGCTCCCACTCCCCAGCGCAGGGAGTTGTCGGCCACAGAGCCCTCGGTGATGGGTCGGCGCATGATGACGATGGGCTCCCAGGTGGGGCGAAGTTCGGTGCCCCACCCGTACCAGGGGTTGCCGGGCCTGGCTGCGATCCATGCCTCGCGCTCGGTGTCGGTCATCGATCCGATGGTGCGGAAGTAGGGCTCGCCGTCGCCGCCCATCTTGCGGTCCACGGCTTGGCCGATGTCGAGGGCCATGGGCATACCCTTGGGGTACACCCACATCACGGTGTCTCGCATCTCCCAGCCAGCGTCCTCAGCGTAGGTGACCACGCGATGGAAGGTGCGGCGGCCAGCGAAGATGGCCATGTGCGCGCCTGGCTTGGCGGCTCGGAGAATCGCTGACCAATACTGCGGGCCGGGTACCTGCTTCTGCCAGCCGTCGGTGTCGGCCAGGCTCCCCACCCCTGGGTCCGTGATAATACAGTCGGCCCATGCCTCGGGTCCCGCCCTGAGAACGTCCCGGCAGTCACCGGGCACCAGCACCACGGGGGTCTGGCGGGTGGTGGCTGAGAACCGCAGGGCCTCGCCGGTCGCACCACGCACGACGCCCCTAGTGAACGGCAGGCCCTCGCTCGTCCCCTGAGAACGAATAGCCGCCTGCATACTGCCCCCGCCCCCGCCCCCCGCCGGGCGCGCCCGAGCCCCCCGGCCCGCCGCCGGGGCGCGACCCCCCGCCCCCTGGTCACCTGGGTGTGACGGGGCTGTATGGCCTCGGCTTGCGAGGAGGTTGGCTAGGCGTTGCTTGCCTTCATCGCTCATGTCGATCTCCGTAGACACTCTAGCACACGGGTGAGACACCGGCCAGACCTTCTCGGGTGCCAGGGGGTCCCTACCGGCCAGTCGAACCAGGGGGAGCACCCGGCCAGTCGAACGCCTCGAACCGGCTTCTACCGGGACCATAGGGGCTCCCGGCTGGCGAACTCCCCCAGGGGGGTGTCACACCTGTGTGGTACGATACACGGGATAGACGACGAAAGGAGCCATCCCCATGACCACTGCAACCGCGACCGTCGATGCCGACGAACTACGAGCCCGAGCGCACACCATCATGGCGCTCGTCACCGAAGCGCTGGTCGAACTCGACGGCCTTCCTCCTCATCCCCAGCGCACGCGCCTGGGCCGCCACCTCCTGACTGCCCACAGCGTCGCCAAGGCGTGGCGTGAGGACGGCAACATGGACACCTCGAAGGGCGCGTACCACGTCGAAGGTGCGTACCGTGGCTGAGGTCATCCGTGACGTGGTGTGGCCCGAAGCCCACCCGAACAACCCCAAGCCGCTCACCGAGGGCTTCTCGGTGCACGCTCAGCACAGCGTCGATGACATCTGTGGCCGCCTGGTCGATGTCTACGTCGCCTACGTCTACCTGGGCGTGGAGATCATCTGGCACTTCACCGACGACAGCGGCATGGCCGTCGAGCACTACGACAGCCTTGAGGACTTCGCCGCCTACTCGTTCCGGCGCTTCTCTCTGCGCTTGGCTGACCTGCTGGGGACGGAGTGATGGGCTACCCCTACCTCGATCGAGAGGACGAGTACGAGGAGTGGCTTGGTTCCCAGGCCGAGCGCGAGGCCGACGCCTACTACGAGGCGTACCAGCGCTACTGCGACGACGAGGAGGCGAAGTTCTACGATCGCCTGATGCGCGAGGAGTACGAGGCCGAGATGGAGGCCGAGGCATCCTGGGCCGATCTGCTGGCTCGGGTCGAGCGCGGCGAGTACGACGAGCACTTCGATGACGACGCAGCCTGAGAACGACACCATCGTGCTGGTGATGCCCTCCCGGTGGCGGGCGGCTGTGTCGATGCTCGGGGAGCGCCGCCGCCTGCGCCGAGAACGACGGGCGTGGTCTTGGGCGCACCGCCAGCACGTCGATGCGCTGCTGCTGCCCCGCCCCTGAGAACGACTGAGGCCCTGCATAGGGTCCAATGTCCCCCGCCGCCCTGAGAACGCCTCGGCGTCCCTAAGAACACCTGGGGGCCTGCATACTCTAGGCCCGGCCCGTCCCCTCGACCGCCCCGAGTTATCCACAGCCTGTGGATAACACCTGGGTCAAACGGCCCACGAACAGGCGTTCTGTGGATAACCCTGTGGACAAACCCTCGACCTCTACCTGAGGTTGAGGGTCGGACCTCACTCGCCCCAGCAGCATAGCACGCGGGTGTGACATCGCTCCGGGCGATAGGTTGAGGGGGCAGGCGGCCAGTGACGCGACTACATGTGATAATAGGCTGCGGATATGATCCAAACGGCCCATGTGGGTGTCACACCCGTCGTGTATGATGCTCTCAACAACCCCGACGAAAGGAGTCACCACCATGACGACCACCACCACTTCCCTACCGCTCCCCCGCCACCAGGACGCCACCTGCGGGCGCGGCATCAACCCCGTCGAGTCCGACGCGGCTCGCACGGCCATCGTGGAGTCCTACAAGGCTCTGCGCGTGCTGGACGAGGGGGGATTCCTCGACTTCATCGCGGAGATGGCCCACGACAGCAACGCTGCCGACCAGGCCCGTGACGCGCTCGTCGCCATCGAGGACAACATGAGCCCGAACCTGCTGGTGACGGTGCTCCCCTCCTACTCCAAGGTGCGCTTCGCCACCGACCGATCCCGGCCGGGCGAGGTGTCCGAGGGCATCGTGCGTGACGGCGCATGGGGTCTGTACCCCGACCGCACCGGATCGACCGAGCGTCGAATCACGACGAACGGCTGGGAGTTCTTCGTGGACCGCGAGACGGTGTTCACCTTCTTCGAGGTGACCGAGCGCGGTTGAGCCAATCGGCCCATTGTGCGCCCCCTTCGGGGGGTGCATAATAGGGTCCTACCCCGACGAGAGGGGAACAACATGACGGACACCCGAAACACCACCTGCGAGGAGCGCATCGACGCCAACCTCGCCAGCCGCATCGAGGACATCGAGGCGATCTACGACGCTCTCAACAACGACGGCGGCGAGATCGACGGCGAGTTCTGCGACTACGAGGCCGCCTACGAACGACTCCAAGAGTTCCCGTTGGCCGTCGAGATCAAGTCCACGCTGGTCGTCCAGATCGGCACCGGAGGTCCCGGCGATCAGTTCGAGATCGAGGTCGAGCGCGGCGCCCACGGTGGGTGGGTGCTGGCCGACAATGAGGCCACCTACCGCTTCCTCGATTGGTTCGACGGCGCAACCCGCCGGACCGACAACGAGGCCGTGATGGCGATGCTCTCCAACTTCGCGGAGATCATGTACGAGGAGTAGTCACTGAGCCGCGGCGATGCGTTGGCGGGCGTCTAGGAGCGTCTGCCACGCATCGTCGGGGTCGAGGTGGGGACCGGCCAGGTCCTCCCAGCGCCAGCCAAGCGCCAGCCCGAGCCGCTTCCACATGGCGGGGGCCGGGCGGCCTTCGCCGCGCTCCCACTGGCCGATGTTCTCCCAGGTGGTGCCGACGCGCTTGGCGAGCGTGCGGTGGGAGATGTCGCGGCACACTCGGACCACGGCCAGTGGTGTCACTAGACCTTCGGGAGTGCGTGGCAACTCCATGTCCCGAGTGTAGATCGGCTCACGGCGGGGGGGCTTAGGTGCCCGGCGAGAACGGGATGCCTTCCCGCCGGGGGCCTACGAACCCCCCGCTAGTCTCGCTGGCCTACCTTTCACGAGTCCGAGCGCCTACCCGATCGCTCCGGGCTCGCAGCCCCCCCTTCACCCCGAAAGGAGGAAAGGGGCTAGCCGTGGTGACTCCACCATACACGAAGGGTCGAACGGCCCATGGCGATGCCGCACCCATCGTGTATTATGTCCGTCAGAGGGCGACGCACGAAAGCAGCGCCGACCAAAGCCCGGAGGCCGCTCGCTATAGAGCGCCGGGTGCCCCGAGAGAGACAAGCGTGCGTCACTCTCTCGGGGTCGCCACCCACCGACGAAAGGAGACACACCATGCACGTCAACGAGATCGACAACCGGCTCCTCAAGGCTCAGCGGCTCTTGGCCCACATCGACGGGTCCATGCCGGGCGCATCGGCGGCCACGCTGTCGCTGCTGAGCGACGAGTCCTGGGCCTACCTCGCCACCGAGGCGGGAGAGAAGGCCGCCCCGTCGAAGTCCACGGTCATGACCATCATCGCCATGGTCCGCGGCCGGGAGATCGCGGTGGACGCCATCCGCGCTTCGCTCGCCACCCCCAAGGGTGTGCGATGAGCGGGCGCACTATCTACTCGTTCGTGCCCACCGGGCGGCCCAACATCGAGGTCACCGCCATCGACTACCACCGCAACGGTGTGTCGGGGCGAGGCTTCCACGTCGTGCTGTTCACCGAGGTCATCGAGGGCAAGCCCCGCACCTTCCTGGGCATCGTGCCGGGTCGGCCCGAGCCGGGTGAGTGCTTCGTGCTCGACGCCGACATGGTGGGCGAGCACAACATCGCCTTCGGGGAGAACTCCTGGCGAGGCGACCACTACGAGGAGGCGCTGATCGAGGCCATCAAGGCCCACCAGCGCGCCGAGTGGGAGCGCATCATCGGCAAGCCCTACCCCGGCGACGACATCGAGGTCTAGGCGTTCATGCGGGTGTTCAGGTACCCCTGGGCACCCGCAACGCCGAAGGTCGTCAGGACCCCCTCGGTGCCCAACTCCCAGGGCACCGTCTGGGTCCAGGCGCAGACCACGGCCAGTGACACCCAGAACCCGAGACACCATGTGCAGGTGAGCAGGTCACCGATCTTGCCCCGCACCCACGAGCGGTCGTTGCCGTCGGAGTCGTAGGCGAAGTGGTCAACCCTCACCGACATCGCTGATCCTGAGTCCGGGCCGAAGCCCATGAGGGAGTCCTTCACGAAGAACCGGGTGATGCGGTACGCAGCGAGTGCCAACACCACCAACTCGATCGGCTCAAGCATCAAGCCCTCGCTCCTTCTGGATCATCGCCTTGGCCGCTCGGCCGCCGCGCTCGATGGGTAGAGGCCCATCCACGAGGTCAACGCCCTCTTGGGCCAACTCGACCGGCAGCCGTCCGGTGAGCGCAGCCCAGCGCACCACCGTGTCTCGGTTCCAGGCTCGGCCGCCGTTGACCGACGGATGGTCAGGGTCGGGCATGAGGCCGCGATAGACCCAGGCGTGAGGGGTCCGCTTGTCCACTCCAAGCAGGTCCGCAATCTCGACCAGCCCGAGCACTTGGTATCCGTGATCGACAACCATGCCACAAGAGTAGTACCTGATCGACAGTTCATGGTGTGGATGGGAGCCGTTCACATCACCGCGTTATGGTGGGGTTGTCCCCCCTGCAAGTGAGAGAAAGATGCTGAGCCGACTGCTGAACGAGTACGCCACCGACATCGAGCGCGCCCTTGATGCTGACGACGGACTGGCCGAGGCATACCTGCTGCTGACCGCTAACTCGCTCCGCAACCTCGCTGAGTCGTTGCGCGACGAAGCCCCCCAGCCCGTGGGCCAGGGGGCGTTCGTCGTGCTGGACTGCCCGGCCTGCGCCGCCTAGGCGTCCACGTCCTCGTTCTCGCTGGCCTCGGCCAGCGCCACGAACTCGGCGGGCGAACCCTCCGCGATCGGCGTGCCGAAGCACTTGACCTTGACGACGATGCCGCCCTCGGTGACGTTGGCACCCCAGCCCTCGGTCGGGGTGACCACCACGTCGTAGTGGTAGTCCTCGTCGCCGGTCTGGTCGTGGGTCACGCAGTAGAGGCCGCCGGGGTCGTTCTCGCCGCCGTGGGCGTTCTTGATGGCCGTGAGCAGCCGGACGGCGAGGTCGCCGGGGCCGTTCACGATGGTCGAGCCATCGACGCCACCGGGGATGCCGTTCACGACGGTCTTGCCGATGAGGAAGTTGGCGAGGTCCTGGCCGTGGCCCGACGGGTAGCCGTCGAACTGCCGGTAGAAGGACAGGATGGGGGTGTCACCGTCGTAGACGGTCGTGGTGGATCGAGTGCCCATAGGTGGACTCCTTTCGTCGGGGGTTTGCGCCCTTGTGTCTTGCTGTGACCGTATTGTACACCCCGGCCACGGGAGGGCAATGAGCCGTTTGGCTCAATCGCAGGCTTCCCACACCTTGGCGACGTACTCGGCGTCCTCGGTGTAGTAGTTGTCCCCGAGGTTGCCGACGACCTGGGCGATGCGGAGATCGCGCCCGGATCGGGCCTGGTCGTAGAGCAGCGTCCGCATGGCGGCGAGGAAGCCCTCGATGTGCTCGGGTTGGAGTCGTTCGGGTGTGGTCATGGGTGCTCCTTTCGTCGGGTTGCCTCCCTACTACACACGACTGTCGAGACAGGATGACATAGGCCGATCGAACTATGAATGTGACGGTTTCGTTGCGGCGTGCCTCACTCCTCGGGTAAACTGTGTAATACAGCACAACGGCGACCCCCCGGCCAGAAGGGTCGCCGTTGTCGGTTCCAGTCAGCAACCCAGGAGAGAAACCATGAAGGCTCGACTCGCTGTTGTCGCCGTACCCATCGTAGCGATGGTGGCGACGCTGTTCGTCATTGGCACCACGGAATCTGCGGGCGACGGTGTTGTCACCGAAGCGGCAGGGGCGGAACCCACCGTCGTGACCGAAGCGCCGACCACCACGACCACGGTGGACCCCGCAACCCTCGCTGCGTTCTACGAGGCCGTGGCGGCCAGTCAGACCACCACGACGATTGCCCCCCCTCCGCCGTCGCCAACCACGCCACCGACGACGGCAGCGCCCGCACCAGCCCCGGCGCAGTACGGCAGCGGAGCCTGTGGTGGTGACCTCCCGCCTTGCTACGTCATGATGCGCGAGTCGGGCGGCAACATCACCGCCCAGAACCCGACCTCGACGGCCAGCGGCAAGTGGCAGTTCCTCGACTCGACGTGGGGCGGCTACGGCGGCTACGCCAAGGCTCGCTATGCCCCTGAGTGGGTTCAGGACGAGCGCGCTCGACAGTTGTGGGCCGGTGGCGCTGGGTGCTCACATTGGAGTGCTTGTTCTTGAGAAGATGTCGTTCCTCAATTGTTGAGCCAGCCAGCGTTCCAGGTCGGCGCACTCCCGTGAGGATTCGCTGAACATCACAGCAGCAGTACGGTAGTCGCGGGGGGTCAAGAACCCCCCGCGCTCCGCGTAGCGGCGGCCCAGGTAGGCAAGTGCTGCTCGGTGCCGTGGGGCACTCACTCGTCGTCCAGCGGACCGAACACGATGCCGGGGTCGAGAACCTCGGCCGCTTGATCCTGGATGTCGTCGAGAAGGTGGATCAGCCCGTTCAGGTGTTCCACGATCAGGTCATCCATCTCGTCGTCGGCCATGTCGATCAGGCTGACGAGCGTCGCCTTCTGCGCCCGGAGTAGGTCCAGGTCCACGTTGATGTCGATGGCGAGGTTCACTCGTCCTCCTCCTCAGCCTCGGCGTTGGCGTTGGCGATCTTGTCCATGTGAATCTCCTTTCGTCGGGGGTATGCCCTATTATCACCCCCCGGCGAACCGGGGGGCAATAGGTCGAACGGCTCTACTCGGTGATGACCTTGTAGTTCCGCCCGGCGGGCAGCACGCGCAGACCAGGGACCGGAGCGCCGTCGTGGGTGAGCACGGCGTCGGAGGTACCGGCCACCTTGAGGGCTTCGGCGGCCTCGGCCTTGAGCAACTTCTTGACCTCGGTCTTGACGACCTTGGGTGCAGGCGGCGGCGGGGGGTCCGCAATGACCTGGGGCATGTTCTCGACGGCCCAGGCGGTGAACGCCTCCTCGTCGTAGAACTCCCACGTCGGCTGGGTGGCGGTGGACTTGAGCGTCCCGGCCGGGGTCGGGATGGTCTTGGCCTCGGGGTCGCTGGCGAGGGTCACCCGGTGGTACATCGCCAGGGCCTCCTCGAACCACGCCTCCTGCTCGGCCAGAGCGCCCAGGCGCTCGTTCAGCCGATCGTTCAGCCGCTTGATGGCCGCAGCGTGGGCAGCCAGGTACTCGTCGCGCAGACGACGCACTCGGGCGACCTGGGCGACCCATTGGGTGGCCTGGTCGAGATCGAGAGCGGGGGTGGGCTCGGCGTCGAAGTCAGGGGCCTCCCCTGCCAGCGCCTCATCGAACTCGTCGGTGATAGTCATAGGTGTTCTCCTCTCGGTCGGGGTTACGAGAGTATGATACACCCTAGGTGTGACAAGTCAAGAGGAATCTCGACGTGACTCCACGACGTAGCCGGAACGAGGGCCACCATGGCGACGCAGCATCTCCTGGGCCTCGGCCAAAGTGTTGTAGGCCTCCTCGGTCCCGTCCGGTGCCTTGACGTAGTAGCGCATCCGGTTGAACGGGCGAGGGCTGTTGGCCTCGGGCATCTCGCGGGCGGTCGAGCGCACCCTGGTCTTGACCGGCGTGCGCCGGGCCTCGGCCTGTCGTGGCACGCCACTGGCCGGGGCGGTCGCTGCGATGCGAGCGCCGGACGCCGCGTTGCGCTTGTTGCCGCAGTTGCATCCCATGAGAGTCTCCTCGGGTGGTGGGGGCCGTTTCCGACCCCCACCATCCTAAGCGTTGAGTGTGGCGATGAAGATGGAGTCCTCTCGGTGTCCATCGTCATCGTCTGCTGTGGCCGCGGCCCGCTGGGCGAGCACACGGTCGATCTGCTTCCAAGCCTCGGCCAACTCCTTGTCGGAGGCTTCCCTCAGTGCCATCCATCGCTCGGGCCACACCAGCATCGGGTGCAGTCCGAGTCGGACCGCAGCGACATCAGCCGAGTCCCAGGGGATGTAGCCGTTGGCGCGCCACCGTCCGATGGTGACGCCGGGCTTGCCGACCATCGCACCGAACGCTCGGTCCGACCATTCGCGGTCCTCGTCGGCAGGCTTCCACCGTTGGCGCGCAAGGGCTTCCAGGGGTGCAAGGGGGAACTTGTCGGGGGGCACGTCGGGGTACCCATCGTTGATCTGGTCCATGTGATCTCCTTTCGTCGGGGTGGATTGCTCCGCCAGGGAACGTAGCACACGTCATACCCCCACACAATGATCCGAATAGACTATTCCCCTGTCGTCCCCATGGTGTATGATCTTCTCGTACCCGACGAAAGGAGATACCCATGGCAACGATCGCAACGACCTACAAGATGCAGGTGCCCGACACGGACCTCTGGTTCGAGCCGAGCGGCCCGCTGCCCGAAGCCCACGACGAGGTGTGGGCGGCCACGCTGGACAACGATCCCGACGGCGACGCCTACCGCGTCGCGTGGCTCGTCCACGACCACTACCAGGACGACTACGAGTGGGACGACCCCACCACCGAGCCGACGCAGTGGGTCAACGGCGTGTTCCGTGACTTCCGCAACTCCTACCACGGTGGCGGCCAGGAGGCTCGTGACGCCTTCTACGCCGAGATGGTGGAACTCGTAGGCGAGGATCGGGTGTTCATCGTGGATGTCTACTCCCACGGCCTCGATCACTTCTCGGTGTCGCAGTCGCGGTGGTACCCCGACCGTCAGTGGGACGTGGCTCCCGCGTGCATCCTCGCGGTGCCGCCGGACGTGACCAACCCCATGGAGTGGGCCAACGGTGTGCTCGACACCTACTCGTCGTGGGCCAACGGCGACTGCTGGCTCATCGTGACCAACTACCTCGCTGCGGACGGCACCGTCACCAGCGACGACATCCTCGGTGGCTACATCGGCCGGGAGCAGGCTGAGGAGGCTGCTCGGACCGGCTGCTACTGAGCCTGGGTGAAGTAGAGGGCGACCAGCCCGGAGTGCAGCGCGACGGCCATCGACTCCGCTGCCTCCGGGCTGAACCCTCGCTCGATGGCGTTGGCTCGATGGGCGGCGGCGGTGTCGAGGAACAGGGAGAAGGCGACATCGGGGGCCAGTTCGACGGCCTCACCAACGATGTCCCCCAGGTCGAACTCGATGCCATCCATGGCGGCCACCCTAGCGCCGAAGCGCCAGGGCAGCGGCCCGGATGTCGAGGAGGTGGTCGGCCATCTCGTCGGCCGACACCAGGGACCGGCTGGCGCACTCGGCCAGCGTCGAGTCGATGAGCGCGAGCAGAAGGACCAACTCCGGGTTCACCAGCGTCGCATCCTCTGCCGCCACATCCATGGAGCCCATGGTACCGCTCACGACAGAGCCGCCTGAGCGTCCATGGCCGCGTCGGTGCGGAAGGCCGCGACGTACAGGTAGCCGCCGGACCCCATGGGGTTCGCCACGATCTTGATGCCCAGGTCGTCCACCAGCACCGTGTCGAGCATGGAGGTGGTGTTGATGGTGCCGTCGAGGATGCGGTCGCGGATCAGCGCGAACAACTCGGCCGGGGGGCACGCGTGTGCCATGCGGTCGAGCAGGTCGTCACGGTCGCCGTCACCAGCGCAGCCCTGTCGGTCGGGCGGGAGATCGACGTGGCCGTTCATGTTGATGATGAACCGAGCGCCCCAGGCGACATCGACATCGGCCGGGACGGCCTCGCTGAGTCCGAAGGGCAGGGTCAGGGTGTTGGTCATGGTGTGCTCCTTTCGTTGTCGTGGTGACATCATACACCGTAGGTGCGACAAACCAATGGGTCATTCGGCCCTTCGCTTGGGGGGCTTGATCGAGGAGGTGTTGATGCGCTCGGGGTAGAAGGCTCGGGACTGCTCCCGTTGGTGCGAACCACCGAAGCACTCGATCCAGACATCACCCTCGGCGTTAGTCACCGTCTTGATGTAGCGATAGGTCTTGCCCTTCTCGCCATGGCAGCGGAAGGTCCATCCAACCTCCAATCGCTTGCCGTCATCGAAGGTGTGCTCGTAGGTCGCGGTCCATGTCTCGGATGTCATAGTGGCACCAGTCTATCACATTGGTGCGAACGGACTATAGACCGTGAGTACGACATCTGGCATGATGTCTCCACCAACCACCGACGAAAGGAGTCCCCCATGGACCTTGGAGACAGCACCGCAGCAGACCGAGCCAGGCTCGATCAGGTCGCTCGGGAGCGCCTACTCGGAGACATCTTCTCCCAGGGCACCCCGGCCGCGATCAACACGACCGACTGCCTGAGCGTGTCGCTCGACACCATCATCGAGTCCCTTCGTGAGAACGAGTGGGGCGACGTGGTGCGGATCGAGACGCCCCTCGGCGTCCACGGCGTCACCTACGGCACCGACGAGTGCCAGGAGGAGTACGCCACGGTCGGCATGGTGCTCGGCGGGTCCAAGCCCGGTGTCGATGTCTACGTCGAGATCGAGGACGGCACCTACGGGCAGATGTGCGGCTTCCGCCTCTACCGCGAGGACGTGATGGCGTGAGCGCCGTCGAGACGGAGTGGCGCGACTACATGGTCACCATGACCGTGCACGTCAACATCCCCATCCACGCAGCCAACCCCAACTTCACGGCCGACGACGCCAAGGAGGCTGCCATCGACCATGTGGTGGGGGCGATCGAGTCCTACACCCACGGCGATGCCGAGGTGGCTTCCATCACGGCGGTGGAGGAGTGATGATGCTCTCCATCGCCGTCACCCCCGACGATCTTCTCGCCTTCGGGTGGGATGACGACTCGGCCCAGCGCCCCGACGACTTCGTTCGGCCGCTGCTGTCGTGCGGTCACTACGACCGCCCGGTGTTCTTCGCCTCGTCGCAGTGGGACTTCCCCCACGAGGCCCACGTCTGCCCCGTCTGCGGGGAGACTCGTCAGTGGGACCTGCGGGTGCAGGCGGCCATCATCGAGGGCTGGAAGGAGGAAGCATGATCGAGGAACCAACCACCATCCGCGAGGGGCTGGTCAAGCGCATCCACGCAGCGAACCCGACCTTCACGGCCGAGGACGCCAAGGCCCATGCCGTCGAAGCGGTGGTAGGGGCCATCGAGTCCTACACCAACGGCGATGCCGAGGTTGCTGCGATCACGGCGGTGGAAGAATGATCGAAGAACCCACCGTCCTGCGGGCGGGACTCATTAAGCGCATTGCGTAGCACTGTGATACGCTGAGCACATGGAAGAGGTTGCTTGGCTCGCAGGGCTGTTTGAGGGCGAGGGGTACATCTTCTACGCCAGCCGCAGTTGGCGCATGGGAATCACGATGACGGACGAGGACGTGATCCGTGAGGCCCATCGCGTCGCCGTCGTGGGGAAGGTCTATGGCCCCTACGAGGGGAAGGGGAATCGCAAGCCATCGTGGAGATGGCAGGTCAGCAACCGCCGAGAGGTCGAACAGGTCGCCATGATGATTCGGCCATACCTGTTTGGCCGAAGGAAGCAGCAAGTGGATGAGTGTCTCGGGAACCCCGTACGTCATCCAACCCGACTGAAAGGAGATCAACCATGATCGAACAAGCGACAACGCTCCGTGCGGGGCTTCTGAAACGAGTGCACGTCGATCAGCACCGGATCAAGTCCAACGCCAAGACGGGAGCCGATGAGCCGGTGCTCACCGTCCAGGCGGCTGGCGGACCCTACAAGGCCCACGAGGTCGAGGTCAACGGTCCGTCGAAGATCGTCTACGATGGGCGCACCCTCTCCTGCGGAGCCAAGTGCTGGATCGAGACGACCGCTGAGGTCACCACCGTGATCCGAGAGGGGGCGATCGAGGAGGTCGCATGAGGTCTGTCCGGTGCGGGTGCTGTGGGCGAGAGTCGTTCCGCTCACTCACCTGCACCGGAACGCCGTGCATCTACGCCTGCGATCGCTGCGACTACGTTCAGCACTGGCCCACCTACCGCCCAGAGCCGTTCGATTGGAGCCACGTCGAGCAGCAGCCGTCGCGCTGGGAGCGGATCAAGCAGCGATGGCGACGCCGTTGATCTCGGTGATCTGGCTGAGGTAGCCCCAGCGCGTCTCGTCGGTGATCGAGTCGATGCAGACGAACCCTGGGAACCCGGCGTTGCAGCCAGACGCGTCAGGGACGTAGGCCGTGACGAGTCCGATGCGCTCGATGGCGTCGAAGTCGAGGAAGGTGATGCGGTCACCTGGCTTTGGCGTTGCGATCATGGAAGTCTCCTTTCGTCGTAAGGGGACATGATACACGACGACTGCGACATCAGCCCGTCTTGCGCCGTGCCATCCAATCCTCACCGCCATCAGGCTCGCTCACCTTGGGCTGGCGCTTACCAGCGTCGCGGCGTCGAGCGCCGATCAACTGATCCCACCGCTCCCTGAACTTGGCAGCGCAGAGCACGTTGGTGGACCAGAACTGATCGTGGAAGGTCCAGGCGATCAGGATGCGGATGTGGCGCAGCGACTTCTCGTCGTTGGTGAGCAGCAGGCGGAAGGGCTTGACTTCCTTCTGGGTGTAGGGGTTGGGCCTCTTGTTGCCCGCCCCGTCGCAGGCGTCAGCGAACTCCACGGCCAGTCGAACGCTGTCCACCAGCACCTCGACGGGGAATGACTTGCCCCGGTGGGTGGTCCAATCAGCAGCCCCCTTACCGAAGCCCTCGTACTTGCTCAGCAGGACTGCCTGCACGCCCTTGGGATCGTGGCCCTCCTCGATGAGAATAGCCATCGCCTCAGACACCTCTGGCGTGATAGGAGATGGGTGTGACAGCGGGGCGTCACTGGTAGTAGATGCCGCCCCCGACTCTCCGTCCACCGACGCATCGGCATCGTCCACCGACTTGTCGTAGTCATCCACTACTTCACCGTCGGTGATAATAGTGTCCCTCGGCTGCGAAGCAGACGAGGAAGAAGATGGTTCTTCTGGGTCTGGTTCTCCTGGGTATGGTTCGTCTGACACCCACGACAGACCCCCCGTGACGGATTCGTCAGACCCCCCTTGCAACTCCTGTCCACCCCCCGTGACATTCTTGTCACCCCTCTGGATGGAGCGGAGGTAGTAGTAGTTGGAGGTCTGGGAGCCGTCATCGCGCTGACGCCGGACCACATCAACGGCACCAATGGCCTCAAGTTCAGCCAGGTGGCGGATGATGGTGCGCTCGGATGCCTCAAGTTCTGCGGCGATCTTCGCGTGTGACGGCCAGCACTCACCCCGCTTGTCTGCCCACTTGGCCCACATCAGGGCGAAGGTGACGATGGCTCCGGGGGAGATGCCCGACTTGATGAGCCAGAGGGGGACGATTGCGAAGGGTCCGATGTCGGACCGAGTGTTGTTGCTCACTGGTTCTTCTCCCGGTGTTGACGGGAGTGCCGAGTGATCCGCTATGATCAGGGTTGCGCTGAGCGGACCGGGATGGCACAGGCTGGCACTCCCGAGGTCTATGGAGCCGGGGGTGGATCGCCCCCGGCTCCTCGCATTGTAGGCACAGGGTGACACCAGCGCCACAGTGTCGCACCCGTGTGGTATGGTGTCTGCGTCGGGCAACCGATGTGTTCATGGGAGGGGGGCAAGCCCCCCACTCTGAACTCCTTTCTGTCGGGTGAGGACCCCGCCTTCGGGCGGGGTTCTTGCTGTCTGGGCGGAGAACGATCCTGGGGCCTCTATGTGGGGCGGCGGCCCGAGAACGATCCTCGGGACTTCATGTGGGGCGGCGGTGGACGGCCAGTGGCTCGCCGGGGACTGGCCGCTGGGCGCGGGAATCGCCCCCGGCCCAGGGTCCCGAAACCCCCTGGGCCGGGGGAGCGCACCGCCACACCCTCCAAAGGAGGAAAGGTTGAGGTGGGCTTCCCTTGTAGTGCGCTTACGCTTGTCGTGCCTCGGCCAGCCTCGCCCGGATCGCCGCGATGATCGCAGCCACCCGCTCACGCTCCGCAGGAGTCGGGACGGGGCACGGCCCCCGGTGGTACCGGGGGTCGTTCCTCATCGGCTCAGCCACGGCGGGCCTTCCTCATGGCCTCTCGGTTGGCGGCCTCCCCGAGCACGTTCTCGGACAGGCCGTTGTCGAGCACCATCAAGGCGAACCGCTCGGCCTCTGCCGCGACTGCTCGCCAGCCGCCCTCGTCGGTCTTGGGATCGGTGGCGTCCACGTCGTCGTACCAGTCCCAGGGGGGACGGCCCGCGTGGAGCCTCGCCAGGTCCTCGGGGGTCATCTTGGCGATGGTGCTCAGGGCGTCGATGATGACGTGGAACACGTCGTCGGGGTGGATGGTCGGGGCGCTCATCGGCCCATCTCCGACAGCAGGGCGTCGATGGCGTCGAGCAGGTCGTCCACCGTGGGGTCCTCGTCGGCCTCGTTGCCGCGCCGTTCGCGCAGGTCGGCGCTCAGGGCGGCGATGCGCTGGATGGGGGAGTCGTGCAGGGTCCCCAGGATCACCGAGCGGTTGATCGGGTCGAGGTCGTGGATCGTCCCGATGAACTCCTCGTAGGTCTGCCCGAAGGTGGCAGCCGGGGGTCCGTCGCTGGCGAAGTAGTCCACGATGATGCCCTCACCCGTGAAGGCGACCTGGATCGTCAGGTCGTCCTCGGTGCTCGGCTCCTCGTTGGGGATCGACACCTGCACGGTGGGGGTGGGTCCCTCCCACAGCACGGTCGGGGTGTGGTAGCCCAGCGGGCTTCGGTACGGATCGGTCATGGTGATCTCCTTTCGTCGGTGTGCCAACCTATTATCCCCCGGCCGAAGCCGGGGGGCAATAGGTCGTCTGGCTCAGGCTTGCGGGCAGGCGTTGCAGTCGCAGTCCGACAGATGGGACCGGGCATCCATGCGGGCGAAGATGGGAGCCATGGTGTTGCGCGACTCCGCATCCTTGCGAGCAGCCTCGGGGTCGGTGTGCACCGCCATGATGATCTGCGCCTGCTCGGGGTCGCTGATCTGATCGACCACCGCCCACAGCGTGACCTCTATGTCGGAGAACATCGTGTCGTTCCCGGCCATGAGCGTCTGCACGCCGTAGCGCGGCTTCGGGCGGTACTCGTCGGGGTCGTCGCAGTAGGACGTGGACAGCCCCGCCCCGGCGTAGCCACCGGGCAGCCTGCCCTCATGGGGGTGGACGTACCGCTCGGTCACCCGGAAGTGACCAGCGACTCCACCGCAGTCCCACGCCTCTTGCAACTCGCGGGTCAACTGCTCCACAGCAGCAGCCCCCGAGCCGTCGTGGTAGACCCCCGTGCCGTCGCAGTCGTCGGTCAGGTAGCGGTCGATGATGACGGTGTAGCGAGCGACGGGCGTGGTCATGCCGCGCTCCGGTCCCGAGCAGCCGACTCGTCGGCCTTCCTCGCCGCATCGGCAGCGTTGCGCGCCGCCACGTTGTAGGTGCGGACCTCGCCGTTCACCATGCGCTGCACGGAGAAGATGCGGAGGCCGTTGGGAAGTTCGGTCATGATGTGCTCCCTTCTGTCGGTGTGCCACCATATTGTCACCACGCCACAGGAGAGACAATAGGCCATTCGGTTCATTGACCCGGTGTCTCACCCGTCTGCTATGGTGACGCCACCGGCTAGGGAGTCGCTATGTGGAGGCCAGGTCGGTGCCACCCCGTTCCATGCGACTGAGGCCAGACCTCGATCCCGCCACTGAGGCCCACCGCGAAAGGTTCCCTTTCACCTGCGGTGGGCTTCTTTGGTTCCCAGGGGCCAGTCGAGAACCCTTGGGGGCCAGTCGAACGCCCTCGGGAAAGAACCCCGGCACCCGCCCATCGAGCGCCGGGGTCCCCGCCCTAGATCAGCAGCCCACCCAGGGTGCCTCGTCGGACAACTCCATGAACGGTGGCGCGTGCGGCGGTCGGTCGGCGTCGCCCACCCCCCACCAATCGCTGCGGCAGTCGTCGCAGATCGGCACGAACTGGTAGGTCCACGGCCGCTCGGGATGGTCCGGCGTCGGGCAGCAAGCCACCTGTGGTGCGAGCACGGTTGCCGCGGGCGGAGAGATGGGGAACCGCTCGATGCACTGGCAGCAGCGCGTCGTGCGATCTTCCTCGCCTCCGTAGGGCAGGAACTCCGGGGTCCACCCGGACTTCATCATCTCGCCGTAGGCGCTCATCGCCAGGAAGGCGATGGCCTCGTACAGCGACCCGTGGTAGGTGTTGCCGTAGACGCCCAGGTCGCTCTCGCCGTCGGTGTCTCGGTGCTCGGGCTTCGATGCCGGAATCCAGGTTCGCCAGGTTCCGTCACCCATCTGCTCGATGCGGATGGCGTTGAGGTCGGTGTCGGTCATGTGGAACTCCTTTCGTCGTGGTGCCACCATATTGTCAGGTCGCTACGGAGAAGGCAATGAGCAATACGGCCCATGTACGCCACACGTCGATGGTGTATAGTACGTCTTGTCAACGACACCCGACGAAAGGGGACACACCATGACCACCGCTCAGCCCGGCTCCATCTCCCACGGCACCATGCGTGAGTGCGATCTGATCCCGACCTTCATGGCCGAACTCACCGAGTGCGACCCCAAGGCGGCGGCCCAGATCACCGACGAGTACGGCCAAGCCTTCATCGACCGCTGCTCGGACCCCAACGGTCTGGACTACAGCCTCACGAACGAGATGGACCGTCAGTCCTGGCTGATGGAGGCTCTGTTCGATGCGCTCGACGCGTGCTCGCCCGAGGGTCACTACTTCGGGGCGCACCCCGGCGACGGGGCCGACTACGGCTGGTGGGAGTCCGACGCCGACGAGTGGTGAGTGCTGGGGGCTTCGGCCCCCACTCCACCCGCCACCCTGAGAACGCCTCGCGCTCGCGCTGACGCGTGTGGCTCCTGAGAACGCCTCGCGCTCGCGCTGACGCGTGGGAGGTGGGGGTGCTGCGGCCAGTGGGCCTCCCACAACTGGCCGCCCCGGCCCGGCGAGGCCGGTGGCCGGGGGTCGCCCCCCGGCCCGGCCCCTCAGTACCGGAGTCGGCCCCCGTCGTAGTACCCCTCGCGGCGCTCGGGCACCTGACGCTCGTAGGCCCGGCTGATCCACTCGTCGTCCATCGGGCCGTCGTCCCAGCCGCCATCCTCGGCGCGCCAGCAGTAGTCGCTGCACCAGTAGAGGCCGTTCTCGCAGACCTCGCCGCACCCCTTGCAGTACCGAACCTTGTCCATGGTGATCCCCTTTCGGTCGGGCCGCCCCGTGCGGCCTTACAAGAGACAGGGTACACCATGGGCGACCGATTACCATAGGTCATTCGGCACATCCTAGGGTTGACTACGATGATCCAAACGACCTATGGTCAGTGTCGCACCCGGCATGTACGATGCTCTCAGCAAGTCGCCACGGGGGCGGCTGCGGAAAGGGGAACACCATGCTCACCATCCTCGCCAGGATCGCCACCGTCGCCTACGTCGGGGCGCTCGACTCCCAGGCGCTCACCACGACGTGCGCCATGCACAAGGGTGCCGATCCGGTGCTCGCCGCCACGGTGCGCTCGGCGCACGCCGCGACGGGAGCCGCGCTCGCGGTGGCGCTCGCCCCGTTCGGGGTGCAGCCGGGCGACAAGGTGCCGGGGTCGGAGTCGTCCTACACCACGGCCGACGGTCGCACGGTGGTCCACTCGATGGACTACGCCACGGGTGCCCGCGTGTACGGGTCGCAGTTGATCGGCGGAGCCTCGTAGGCCACCGGCCCGGTCCCCTCCGGGGGGCCGGGCCTGCCGACGGCCCACAGGCGGCCAGTTGCCCCACGGTCACTGGCCGTCCCCTGGCTCGAATGAGCCGAATGACCTATGGACCCCGTATTATCATCGGGTGTACCTTGGTCACATCGAGAGGGCGCACGGGGCGTCACCGAGAAGGGAGAACATCATGGACACCATCTGGGCAGCCACCATCAACACCGAGGGCACCATCGAGTTCCTCACCGAGAAGCCGACCTACGAGGTCCTGCGCGACGCGGTGGGCGGCTACATCGCTCCGGTCACCTGCCCGCACGGCGACACCGTGTACGTCCACGACGAGGGCCTGCTCATGGGCCTGGACCCCAACATGGGGGCCATGCTCGTGTCGCAGTACCCGCTGCTCGTGGGCGACGCCATCGTCTGCGGCCCGCTGGACGACGAGGGCGACCACCTGCCCCTCACCGCTCCGGTGGTGCAGTTCCTCCGACGCCTGTCGGAGTGAGCCGACCGGCCCGGCCCCTCCGGGGGTCGGGCTTCGGCCCGCCACCACTGGCCGCCCCCTGCCCTGGGAGCCACTGGCCGGGGTGGGGCCGACAGCATCTCGTGACGAGAAACTGTCGAGCGAATGAGCCGAATGACCTATGGTCACGGTGGCGCACGTCCGGCATACTATCCACATCGGCACCACGGGGGTGCCCGACGAAAGGGGAATCCAACATGAGCGACACCGACACCCTGACCATGAGCACCGACGACGTGCTCGCCGCCATGCTCACCGAGAACACCGGGCGTCACATGCTCGACAGCGGTGGGGCCTACGGGCGCAACTTCGAGAGGAACGCGGGCAAGACCACCGCGGACTTCCTCGCCGCCCCGGAGGTGCACGTCGAAACGTGGGAGCGCGACGGCGCGACCGTCGTGGAGTACGTCGTGCTCGACGTGTTCCACTTCCTGCGGCAGCGGTGTGAGTTCGACGCCGACCTCGACGCGCAGTTCCGCGAGTTCGCCATGAGCGACGAGTACCGCGACGAGTCGTGGTTCGCCTGCCTCGACGCGTGGCTCGACGCCATCGGTGCCCGCCTGGGGAACGATCGGCCCATGGTGGTGAACACCTACAACGGCGAGGACAACTTGTCACAGGTGATTCAGTACGCCGTGTTCGATCACCCGGAGACGGGCGATGCCATGGCGGCCATCGCGATCCACGGGGGATGCGATGTCCGGGGCGGCTACACCGCGCCGCGCATGTTCGCCATCGGGGACCACTACGCGCTGTTCGACAACGCGGACCTTGAGGTCTACATGCGGGAGCCGGAGCCGGTCGTCGTGCCCGGTCAGGACCCGCTGTTCACCCTGCCCGCCCGGCCCGACCGATCGGTCAGCATCTCCATCCGCGGCGGCTACGGGGACCGCTACGCCGAACCCTACGATGACAAGTCGCTCGACGCGATCGACTTCGAGTTCGGGGCGACGCCGGTCACCGTGGAGGGCGACACCTACACCGTGGCCGATGGCCCGGCCAAGGGGTGGACCGTCCACTTCGATCCCCCGTTCCCCTGCGGCTGATCTTCCCCCCACCCCCGGCCCGGAACCCTCAACCTCAACTAGAGGTTGAGGGTTCCGGCGCGCCCGGCCCCTGGACGGCCAGTACCCCCTGGGCTACTGGCCGGGTGCTGGCCTAGGATGATCCGAATGACCTATGGATCGCCTATTATCACTCCGGTAAGGTGGGGGCATCCCAACGACGAAAGGAGTTCACCATGACCACCATCGAGATGTTCGAGGTCGGCGGCTGCGTCCGCGACGAGTTCATGGGCAAGCGGTCCAAGGACGTGGACTTCGTGGTGCTCGCTCCTTCCTTCGACGCCATGCGCGCCGAGTTGGTCCGGCGGGGCTTCACGATCCACGTCGAGAAGCCCGAGTTCGTCACCATCCGCGCGGGTGTGCCCAAGGGCGACCCCCTGCGGGAGCGCACCAAGGACGCGGACTTCGTGCTCGCTCGCAAGGATGGCCCCACGGCCGACGGCCGACGGCCCGAGTTCGTGGAGCCTGGCGACCTCATGGACGACCTCGCTCGCCGCGACTTCACGGTGAACGCGATCGCCCGAGCGGTGGACGGCCGGATCATCGACCCCTTCGGTGGTCGGGCTGACATCGAGTTCAGGCGGCTGCGCTTCGTGGGCGACCCCGTGGAGCGCATCACCGAGGATGGCCTGCGGGTACTGCGGGGCTTCCGCTTCATGGTGACCAAGGGACTCACCCCCACGGGTGAAACCCTGGAAGCCCTGACGCGGCCCCTGGCGACCGAGATGCTGGCGAGGGTCAGCACCGAGCGCATCCGCGAGGAGGTGGAGCGCATGCTCGCCTTCGACACGCTCGCCACGCTGGACATCCTGAGCCACACCATGCCCGTCGAGATGCGGGACGTGGTGTTCTCCGGTGGCCTGCGCCTGAGCGCCACCATGAAGGGGTGAGGGCTTCGGCCCCCACCCCTTCGGGGCGTGGAGCGGCCAGTCGAACCCTGGGGCGGCCAGTCGTGCTGGTGTGTGTCGCACTCGGACCGAATGATCCGAATGGCCCATACCCCCGGTGTCGCACCTATGCCATACTCTCCTTGTCGGCACGGGGCCGACGACGACGAAAGGAGCACCACCATGGCGAACACCGTCAAGACTCGCTACGGGACCATCGACTACCGGCAGGACTACCTGTTCGAGCCGGTCGGTCTGGACCTGTTCGATCCCAAGCCGCACCAACCGGAGCCGGGCACCGAGGTCACGCCGATCCGCCCGCCGCACGGGTGCCCCAACCCCATCCCCATGGGGATGATCTACGTCAACGACGCCGAGACGGGCGAGTTCCGTGGGCTGGTGCTGATCGCCAGCCTCATGGGGTGACCGCCATGGCAGCGATGACCTACAACGAGTGGTACGGCGAGGTGACCGTGGCACTCAACCGGGCACTCAAGCGGTACAACGTCTCCCCCTACGACTACCAGGAGTTGGAGCACGAGTTCGGGGAAGGGAACTACGACGCCATCCTCGCCGCGGTGAAGCAGCGGAGCACCGACGGCTACTACCGCCCCGCACTCCGCTGGTAGCCGACGCCCCGCCCCGTCCCCCCTTCCGGGGCGGGGCTTCGGCCCCCACGACTGGCCGGGTGCGAGGTTCTCGGTAGGCATCGTTCGACAGTAGGGCCGAATGACCTATGGACCCCGTACTATCACCCTGCCATACTGGTACTTGCAAGGCACCACGGGGGTGCCAGCAGAAAGGGGATCACCATGATCTATGCACTCTGGTTCGGCGGGGTGGGCTACGCCCCCGGCGACATGGTGGAGGACCTTGAGTCCTTCCCGTCCCTCGCCGCCGCCAAGGCCGCCCTGTCCGAGCGCTACGCCCGCGGCTACTCCTTCCGGCAGGACTTCGAGTTCGTCAACCGGGAGCCCGAGTCGGTCTACTGCCCCTGCGTGGAGGACGACTCCCGTATGTGGGTATGGCTCGCCGCCGACGAGGTGGACGGGGTGACCTACGTCCCCGAGTACCCGGACCGGATCATCGAGTTCGGCCCACGGGGCGGCGTGAACGTCACCGCCGCCTGACAACGTTCCGGGGGTGCCCTCGCGAGGGGGCACCCCTAAGAACGCCTCGCGCGTGCGCTATCGCGTGAGATGTAGGCCCCACACGGCCAGTAGCCCCTACCACCACTGGCCGCCACCCCCCCCTCAACCCTCAACCTCTACTTGAGGTCGAGGGTTCGCCCGCGTCACTGGCCGCCCCCGGCCCTTGTCCACAGGCTGTGGACAAACCTGGGGATGACGCACCCCCACCGAATGATCCGAATGACCTATGGACCATGGCGCACCCCACCCCTACTATGTACCCCATGAGGTCGCCACGGGGGCGGCCCTAGAAAGGGGAACACCATGAGCACCGATGAGGCACGGCAGGCACTCGACACGCTGCACGCGAGCATCGCGAAGATCACCGACTCCGACGCCTGGCGCGAGCACCTGGCGGTGCAGGCCCGGTTCCACGACTACAGCCCGCTCAACATCATGTGGATGTGGTGCCAGTGGGAGGCCCGCCGCGCCGAGAACCCCGACCTGCCGGAGTTCTCCCAGCCCGCAGCGTTCTCCGCCTGGAAGGACCTGGGTCGCCACGTCCGCAAGGGCGAGAAGGCCCTGAGCGTTCTCGCTCCCATCATCGTCACCGACCGCGAGAACCTGGGTCCCGACGGCAAGCCGCGGACCAAGTGCGTCGGGTTCCGCGTGAAGCGGCGCACGTTCGATGTGGCGCAGACTGAGGGCGACCCCCTCCCCGAGAACCCCGCCATGCCGTCGCTGCTGACGGGCGAGGGCGACCCCGCCACCTGGGAGGCCCTGGTGGCGCACGCCGCGACCCTGGGGTGCACGGTGCAGGTCACCGACGCCTGCCAGCCCGCGAACGGGGACTACAGCCGGGCGACGGGGCTGATCCGCGTGGCCGAGAGCCTGGACCACGCGCAGCAGGTCAAGACCCTGCTGCACGAGGTGGCGCACGCCACGCTGCACAGTGGCGACACCGACCTGAGCCGGGCCGAGAAAGAGGTCGAGGCCGAGAGCACCGCTTTCGTGGTCGCCGCCCTGCTGGGGTTCGACACCGCGGCCTACAGCGTCGGCTACGTCGCCACCTGGGCGAGCCGGGACGACCATGGCGAGTGCCTGCGGCGCACGACTGAGCGAGTCGTGAAGGCCGCCCGCACCATCGCCGCAGCCCTGGCGCAGCACCCCGCCACGCTGGCAGCCTGAGGGCGAGGGGCGGTCCGAACCTGGGCCGCCCCTCAACCCTCAACCCTCAACCTCAAGTAGAGGTCGAGGGTTTGGGGCCTGGGTGGGCCAGTCGAGCCCTGCGCCGGGCCAGTCAGACCTGGGGGATGGTGAACCCGGCGGTCGCCCCCTGGTCGAGCGGGACGCCCCCAGGGGATCGCCTCGGAGAACGGGCCATACGACCCACTTGACGGGTAGGTTGTATCATAGGCTACGATGGCGACACGCCAACAGGGGCGAGCAACCCGAAGGGGGTGACCAACATGAGCAAGCGCAAGCGCAAGCCACAGAAGGCAGGCACCGTGGCCGAGACGGTCACCTTCATGCGCCGCCAGAACCGCGAGGCCATCGTGGCCGACATGCGGGAGGGGCGGGTGCAGAAGGCTCACACCTTCACCGATCGCAAGCGCGAGGCACGCCGCACGGCCTGCCGGGGGAAGTTCTCCCCGGCAGACTGAGCGCAAGACCGAGGGCGGTCCACGTTCCGCCCAGGGGGAACCCTCCTGATGGCCGCACCGCTTCGGCGGGGGGCAAGTGTAGGGAGGGAGGTCGAGCAACCCCGAAGCCCCCGGAGGGTCGCGAACCTCCGGGGGTGAACGTGGCCGACGTGACTGGCCGCCCGCCCCGGCGCACGGTCCGAAGATGGTCCGAACGGCCTATAGTACGGGATGGCGTAGACGTGCCATACTGTCACCACGGCAACGCACGGGGCGGGGCCACCGACGAAAGGGGAACTACATGAGCATGATCGTCACCGGGGGAATCATCGACACCTCCCGGCTCCGGGCACTCGCTGCCGCATGGCACTCGGGCATGTCCTCGCCGCTCTACGCGCTGGCGTCCTCCGGGGCCATCGTGGACGGCATCGAACGCGAGGTGGAGGAAGCCATCGCGGACGCCGAGCGGTTCGGCACCACCGACCCGGACTACGCCGCCGACGTGGTGCCCCTGCGCCACCTGCTGACCTACGTCCGACACCACGGCCCGCGCGGCCCGGTGGAGGGGTGGAGCGACATCCGCTTCTGAGAACGTGGGCGGGAGCAATACCGGGGGTCGCTCCCTCGGGGCGAGGGTCGCCACCTCGCCGGGGCCGTGAGCGCCCCGCAACCTCCCGCCCTCGCTCGCCGCCTCGCCGCCCTGAGAACGCCTCGGGCGCGTCTGACGCGGGGCACCCTGAGAACGCCTCGGGCGCGGCTGCCGCGCATATGGCGGGACGCCCCCTGCGGCCAGTGGCCGCCCTACTACTGGCCGCACCCCGCCCCCGGAGGCCGAACGGGTGTTCGTGAGTCTGTCGGCCCCCCACCGAATGATCCATCTGGCCTATGGTCAGTGTCGCACCCGTCCTGTATCGTTCTCCCCATCGGTGCCACGGGGGCACCGCCGACGAAAGGGGGCCACCCTATGGCCGAATCCGAGAGCCGATCCGAGCGGGCGATGTTCGCCGCCGTCTGGGTACTGATCGCGTTCGCCCTGTTCTACTTCGGGGCGCACGTCGTGATCGCCGTGCACCGCGGGACCTTCCCGCCCGAGCCGCGCCCGGTGCCCGAGTGCACCGTCTGGGAGGATGGCTCCGCCCGGTGCACCCTGCCGCCCTCGCAATGGGTCCCGGCAGGCACCACCCTGAGCGGGTGCAGCGACGACCCTGCCGCCCTCTGCCACGACTGAGGCCCGCCCGCCCTCCCCACCAGGGGGGCGGGTGCGCCCCTGCACTGGCCGCTCCCTCGCCTCGCCGGACGAGGAAGGGCCGAATGGCCTATGGAGTTCCTGTCACACCTGACCGATACTATACCTATGAGCGGGCCGCACGGGGCGGCCCACCGGCACCACCTGAGAGGGGGTGAGCATGGTCAGCACCACCGCAGTCGTCACGCTGTCGGACGGTACCCAGGTCGGGATCACCGTCACCGATGGCGAGGTGACCTGGGTGGCGGAGCGCCCGACGCCGGGCGCATCCTGGGGACCGCCTCTGCGGCGTCAGGATGAGGAGTGGCGTCACGAGCGCGACACCTTCGCCATCCGCGACTGAATCGGATTCGGCCCCCGCCGGGGGGGTGGCAACAGAAACCCCGGCCCCCTCAGGGGGGATCATCTCCTCAGCGTTGCGCGACGCGATCCGGCACCGCGCACCCTGAATCACACAGTGAGGCGGTTCGACTCCGCCGCCCGAGGGGGACCCGGTTGGTCACTGTGCAGGGGCCGGGGTAGGGAGGTGGTCCCCCCTGAGGGGTGCGGTCGGCCAGTGCGGCCCTGGGAACTGGCCGCCCTGGGCCTGGGGTGGACGGGGGAGAGGTCGCCCCCTCCCCCGTCGCCCTCTGTTGCGGCGGTGCCGCTAGTGGGTAGCACCCTCTCTCCGGGCGGGGCCAGCCGCCCACGTCCTGGCCGACGTGAGTGCTCGTCTGTTGCACCGAGGCTCCTACTTGAGAGTGATACCGCCCACTAGGGGCACCCCCTGAGGGGTGGGGGAGTTCTGTTGCCGCGCCTCCCCCGTGCGCCGAGTCTGAGTCAGTCCTGAGCCTGAGCGGCTACGGCGGCCCGCCGCGCCTTCGCCGCGGCCCGCTGCGCCCCCCGACGCTCCTGCCGACGCTTGTCGGCCGCAGCGTTCCGCTCGTCCCGCTTGTCGCGGAAGTCGGTGCGGGTGGCTCGCTCCATGTTGAGCGATCCCTGTGCCATCTGTTCACCCCCTTCGGGTGTCCCTTCCCCGGCGGCCCCGTGCCGTCGTGGTATGTATGTATTATCGGCCCTGCCACCGAGGAAGTGAATAGGTCATTCGGATCATATCTCGGGGGGCCGACACCGAACGGGTGTTCGAGGGCGTGCCCCCGGCCAGTTCGCCCCCCAGCACTGGCCGACCTGGGCCTCTGCGGGCCGAACACGCGTTCGCCCGGCAAGGTAGGGCCGAATGGCCTATGGTACTGTCGTACCCGTTTGATACTATGTCCCTGTCGGGCCGCACGGGGCGGCCGACAGAAGGGAGACTCACCATGGCAACGCTCACCGCAGACGAGAAGCGCGAGGCCATCGCCCACGCTCGGGGCTTCGAGATCGAGGACCTTGAGGAAGCGATGATGGACGGAGGGATCGAGACGGCAGACGGCTGCTGGGTCGAGCCGGACGGGCGGTGCGCCCACGGGTACCCCTCCCCCCTCCGCATCCTCGGCTACATCTGAGCCGCACGGGGTCGGCCCTACGGGGTCGGCCCCATCGGCGCGCCCGCCGACGCCCTGGGCGGCCAATTCCCCCGCCACCACTGGCCGCAGCCCGGCCCTGCGGCGGCCGAACGCCTGTTCGATCGTCGGCCCCGTCGGATATGATCCGAATGGCCTACTTGACGTACCGGCCCCGTACTATAGGATTGGCTCATACCCGCTGGGAAGCGGCACCGGCCCTAGATGCAGCGTGGCGGTTTGGCACCGCAGACCAAAGGCCAGCAATCGCAACATGCGACCATGAGGCGGCCCCACGGGGGGGCGGCCCTGAGTGCACCGAAAGGGGGTGAACATAAGGGGATCAACATGGACTTCACGGTCTGGGCACTCAAGGGCGACGGCACCGCCGAGGTGGTGGCCGAAGGGGTGGACGGCGAGCGCGCCGAGTCCATCGCTCGACACCCGTCGCTGAGCGGTTGTCGGGTGGCGGTGCTGCCGACCTGGGCGGCGGGGCCGGTCCCCACGTCCCCGGCGGTGCTGGCCGCCATGGCGGCCGAGCGGGGCAACTGAGCCCCGCCGAGGTCCCGCCCCTCACGGGGGGCGGGGCTTCGCCGCGCCCGCACTGGCCGAACCCTCAACCTCAACCTGAGGTTGAGACTCGCAACCCTCAACCTCAACTAGACGTTGAGGGTTGGCCAGTTACCCCTGGACCGAACGGGTGTTCGGCCCGAAAGTTGGGCCGAATGACCTATTCACTTCCTGTCACGGGTGACCGATACTATACATGTGAGGCCGCCACGGGGGTGGCCCACCGAAAGGGGAAGTCATGCACGGGAGCATCACCACCGAGCCGATGGGCGAGGCGCACAAGGTCGAGAAGTTCGACCACCGCCCCGACCGGACCGAGCGGGAGCGGGCGAGCAAGGCCCGCCGACAGGGCCGACGGGCCGACCGCCGGACCGCCGCCCGCCGCCGCTACGAGGATGAGCAGCGGGGGGCCGACCTCATGGCTCGCCGCCACGGGGTCACCGCCGACTGAGGCCCGCCACCGGGGGCACCCCACGGGGTGCCCCTTCGGCGCGCCCGCCCACGGCACTGGCCGCCCGCCCCGCCCGCCCGAGCGGCCCGCCGAACTTAGGGCCGAATGGCCTATGTACCTGTCGCACCGTTCCTGTATGATCTACTCAAGAGGTCGCCACGGGGGCGGCCGCCACGAAAGGGGTCACCATGACTCGCAAGGACTTCACCGCCATCGCCCAGATCATCGCCGAGGTGCCCGAGCAGGGCGCAGGGCCGGAGTGGCTGGCGAGCGCCTTCGCCGCCTTCCTCGCCGGGACGAACCCCCGGTTCGACCGGGACCGCTTCATGCGGGCCTGTGGCGTCGGCCACCTCGCGGACAACTGAGCCGCCCGCCACGGGGCCGCCCTTCGGGGCGGCCCTTCGGCGCGCCCCGCCCCCGGCACTGGCCGAACCCTCACCCTCCACCCGAGGTTGAGGGTTGCGTTCTCACTGGCCGCCCGCCCGACCTTGGGGCAGGTAGGGCCGAATGACCTATGGACCCCCTACTATCACTCGTGCCATGATGAGGGCACGAGGTCGCCACGGGGGCGGCCCGCAACCCGAAGGGGACCACCATGACCACCTACGCCTACGACGTGGCCGAGATTTCGGCCGCCTGCCGCCTCTGCGGCGACGTGCACTTCGCCATCGTGGCCGAGGCCGATTTCGTCCGGTTCTACTGCGAGGGCGAACTCGTGCAGGTCGCCTTCCCCGAGGCCACGCCCGAGGTGCGCGAGATCGCCATGGCCTACCGGCCGAACGGCTACTACGTCTGCCCCGCCTGCTGGGAGGCCATGGGCGACGAGTGACCGCCCGCCACGGGGGCACCCCACGGGGTGCCCCTTCGGCGCGCCTACCACCCTCAACCCTCAACCCTCACCCTCAACCTCAGGTCGAGGGTCGGAGGCCCCCGGCGGCCAGTCCATAGGGTCTAGAGGCATGGCACCGGCCAGTCGAACTAGGCCCCGGCCAGTCGAATGCCCCTCTCCTCTCGCAACGCGTGACGCGTGTAGGGGCAGGGGGTCGAACCCCCCGCCCCCCTCGCGCTCGCCTCAGTCGTAGAGGCTCACGCTCAGTTCCCACGCCCGGAGCCACGACTCCATCGTGGGGCACAGGTCCTTCGCCTCCCACCACAGGACCTCCATGGCGGCGGTGTCCTCGGCGTCATCGCCGTAGGTGTCGAGCACCCAGGACGACGCGAGAGCGTGGAGGGCGAGCAGGCTCGCCGCCCCGAGCAGGTTGTCCAGGGTGGTGGGCTGGGTGGTGTCCATCGTGGTCCCCTTTCGGTCGAGCACCCCCGTGGTGCTCGCTTACAGACATAGTATCGGCAGGGTGTGACAGGAACTTGAGCCATCCGCCGAAGATGTGCCGAACGGCCTACGAACATCCGTTCGCCCCCTCCGACCGAACGGGTGTTCGGTCGCCGCCCGACGGTACTGGCCGCAACCCTCAACCTGGGGTCGAGGGTTGGTCGAACCCTCACCCTCAACTAGAGGTTGAGAGTTTGCGGCGAACTGGCCGCCGCCCCCCTCCGGTGGCGCAGACCGAACGGCTGTTCGCCGAACGGCTGTTCGTGGTCCGAACGGATCATTCGCACCGGATCGCTCAAGTTCCTGTCACACCGGGCCGATACTATGACTGTGAGGCCGCCACGGGGGTGGCCGACGAAGGGAGACACCATGGACCCGAACGCTGCACTCCGCAACATGCGCGAGGCCATCTCGCGCACCTGGGAGGCCGAGGGCGAGGCCGACCGCCTCGCTGCGGCCGAGGACCTCGCCGTTGCGGCCGAGGCCCTGGACTCGTGGCTCAGCACCGGGGGCTTCCTCCCCTCCGGCTGGGCTGCGGCCGAACCGGCCGCCTGAGTCCAACCCTCAACCGGGGCGCCCCCCTCAACCGGGGGCGCTTCGGCGCGCCCGCCCTAAGAACGAACCCTCGACCTCAACTTGAGGTTGAGGGTTGGGCCGCGGCTAGTACCTCCTTGGCGCTGGGCGCTGAGAACGACTGCGGCCCGGCATACGGCCCCCCGCCCCCCCAGGAAGGACGCACGGGGGGCATACCCGACTGGCCGAGGCCCGGCCTCTGCTTAGGCGGCCCGGCCCGGCTCCGCCGCCGCCCGCCTCCCGACCGAACACGCGTTCGGGCCGAACAAGCGTTCGGGCCAAACACGCGTTCGGCGAACGGCCGTTCGTGGGCCGATCGGCCCACCACGCCCGACGGGGCGCGGCGAGCGCCACCACGGGCGCCGACGACGACCACACCCGACGGGCGCGCCGACGCCGACGGCGTAGCGGGCGCAACCACTACCACGACCACGGCGCCGCGGTCAACCACCACGCCGACGACGACCACGCCGACGACGCCGACGACGCCGGGCACGGGAGGGTACTTGACCACGCCGACGGGATCGCCTAAGGTAACGACGACCAACCACCACGGCGCCACCACGGCGCCGCCCGACCACGGGAGACACCATGACCACCACGACCGACACCATGACCACCACGACGGGCGGGCGCATCGTGCGCGCCTACGCGGTGAGCGTGAGCATGGCAGGGTACCTGCCGAACGACGGCGCCGTGGCGCTCTACGCCGATGCCTACGACGCCGTGCGCGACGCCGTGGACACGTTGCGCCGTGACGCCGACGACGTTTGGTCACTCCACGACGACGACGCCGACATGGCGCGCGATGCCGCGGCACCCTACGACGACGCGGCAAGCGCGCTCGCCGCGTCGGCCGACGCCGTGGCCGCGCACCTACTCACGGCGCCGATGGACTACGGGCACGACGTCATCGTGCGATCGGTCTACGGTCCAACCATGGTCTACCGCGTCGCGGTCGTCGCGGCGTGCTGCCCGTCGGTCGTGGACGGGCGCGGCCACGACGGCGCGCCGTGGTCGTGCGATTGACCACGACGACCACCACGACGACCACGGGCGCCCGCTCACGACGGGCGCCCGTGGCGCGTCACGACGCCGACGACGACGGGCACGGGAGGGTACTTGACCACGCCGACGGGATCGCCTAAGGTAACGACGACCAACCACCACGGCGCCGACGGCGCCACGACCACGGGAGACACCATGACCACTCTCACGCCCGCCACCACGCCCGACGCGCCGACCACGCCCGACACCTACGCACGGCGCCTAGTGGCCGCGGGATTCACGCTCCACGACGCCCGACGCATCGCACGCGACGCCGACGCCCGCGGCGCGTTCACGCCGACCACGGCGCCCGCCTACGACGACGCCGACACCGCGGCGGGCGCGGGATGGTCGGTCGTGGCGCTCCACGCCGACGGGCGCGGAGAGATTCTGACCACCACGCCGACGCACGGCGCCGCGGCCACGCTCGCCGCGGGCTACGACCGCGCCGCGACCATCGGCGCCGCCACGGGCGCCCGTCGGCGCTCGCGCATCGTGGTCGTGCCCGCCTACGACGCCGACGCCGTGGCGGGCGCGCGATGACCACCGCGCCGACGGGCGGGCGCACCACGGCGCCCGCCCACCACGACCGACCGACCACCACGACCACCACGGGAGACACCATGACCACGCTCACGCTCACGCCCGCCACGACCGACGCCGTGCGATTCACCACGGCGCCCGCTACGCCGTTCACGCCGACGCCCGTGGTGCTCACCGCGGGAACGGTCGTCGCGATTCGTTGGGCAGGGTACAACGGCGTGCGCGGCGCCACGGCGTTGCACAAGACCGAAACGGTCGTGAGCGTGGCCACGACCGACGGCGTGCGCGGCGTGCTCACGCTCACGGGCGGCGCTTACAAGAACGGCGCCACCACGCGCACGCTCAACACTCACCGCGCCGATGGGCGCCCGTCGTCGCAGATTCTCGGCGCCTACCCTGTCGGCGCCGTGGTGGCGGCGCTCGCCGCGGTCATGGGCGCCACGCCCGCCACGACCGACGCCGACGACCACGCCGACGCCGACGGCGCCACGACCGACGACCACGACCACGACGGCGACGGCGTGCCCGTGGTGGGCGGGCGCAGCGTGGCGGCGCGGCGAGGGTACGCGCGGGCTAAGCGGGCGGCGCGTCGCACGCTACGACGCGTGGAGCGCCGCGACGCGATCCGCGCAGCGTGGCACGACCACGCCGACGCGTGACCGCGGGCGCCGACGGGCGCCGACCACGACCACGGGCGCCCACCACGGGCGCCCGTGGCGCGTCCACGCCGACGCCCGCTCACGGGCACGCGTGGCACTCACGGGCACCACGACGCCCGACGGCGCGCCACGGGCGGCGCTCACGGGCGCCTAGGCGGCGCTCACGGGCGCCTAGGCGGCGCCCGTGCCCGTGCCCGTTGTGCCCGACCACGGGAGACACCACGACGAACGACGCGACGACGAACGACGCGACGAAACGACGCGACGAAACGACGACCGACGACGACGCCCGACCACGGGCGCCACGCCGACGCCCGCTCACGGGCACGCGTGGCACTCACGGGCACCACGACGCCCGACGGCGACGACCGACGACGACGACCGGCGACGACGACGAACGACGCGACGAAACGACGCGACGAAACGACGCGACGAAACGACGCGACGACCGACGACCGACGACCGACGACGACGCCCGACCACGGGCGCCACGCTCACGCCCGAACGCGTGTTCGGCCGAACGCGTGTTCGTGGGCCGAACGACCTACGAACGTCTGTTCGCCCGAACGCGTGTTCGGCGCGTCGCGAGTACCGAACGCGTGTTCGAGCGCCCCACCCCCCCTCCCCCACACCCCCACACATGGACGCCGGATAATAGCACCTACCCCGACATTTCAATCCGCTACCTAGAAGTTGGGATAATAGGGTAGAACTCCGACTCCCTCCCTCCATCTCGGTGTGGATCGACGTGCGTTGTGATCCCTCCCCCCCTGATGCAGTGGACCAACGGGTCGATGGGTCGTCGGCGGACTCGGGGTCCTCGGACAACTCACGACATCCGGCGGCCTGATAATAGGGTGTAGGTATGCCCACTATTATCGTTGTGACCGATGGGTCACAATCGTGCACATCTCCCCAATGTGACTGATCGTGCACACCGGCTTTCCATTCGCTGTCGGAACCGCACCGCAACCTACGAGTGGGTGTGAGGTTCCACCCCGGAATCGACAATCGGAAAGCGCTACTGAGCAACTCAGTGCGCGCCCAGATGGAAAGCAAAGTTGCACTTAGGGGGCCTAAGGGTAAGCAGAGTTTCCATTCGGGGGGCTAAGGGTGCATGGAGACAACCTTGGGCCGACAAAGGCGAAGGCCCCCGACCGGAGTCGAGGGCCTTGCCCGAAAGGAGTGACACCATGGTGACCAAACCACGGAGTCGGCGTCTGCCATAGGGACCAACCACCGGCAGACACCTGATGGCCACGGGAGTGACCGAGACGCACTCTACCAGGCGAGTGCGACACTGAGATGCTCAGTCTGACGCCTTGGCGGCGGCAGCCTTCTTGCGGGCCTTGCGGCGGTCACGCAGGTACGCCGACCATGCCGTGCGGCACTCCTCGCAGCGGCAGTCCCAATTGGAGTAGCCGCTCACACCATGCTGGCGAGGCTCGCGCTCGCCCTTGCGGAACCGACTGACCCGACGGTCCTTGATCTGGCGCTGGACCTCACGGTTGGCTGCCTTGCAGCCGTCGCAGCGACACCCACGGGTGTAGGCGGCTGCCGATGGACACGGGCGGGTGATCTCGGGCTCGTACCCGCTCAAGATGCCCTCGGACCCTGCCCAGCGCTGTACGGTGCGCTTGGACACCCCAGCCAACTCCGCTGCTGCGGTTGCCCCCTGCTCGGCGTAGACCTTGAGCACCTTCTCACGGGGGACGGTGGTGGTTTCGGTTGCAGTCGCCATTGGCGTTCTCCTTATCTCGTGCGAACCTGGCGTGAGCATAGCGGCGTCGGACGACTACCGCAATATCGCCAAAGAGGGCGAGGGCGCAAGGCCCCCGCCCCCCGTTGGCGGATGTTCGGTTGTGGGGCGATCAGGCGGTGGCGGCCAACTGCAGGGCAGCCAGACCAGCCTCCTCCAACTCACCAGCGCGGTCGGGATCGAGCACCGTCTGGGCGAAGGAGGTGACCGCCTGCATCACGCCTCCGGCGGTGGTGTCGCCACCGGAGATGAAGTGACCCAGGATGCCCTCGGCCTCGTCCTTGGTGAACGACAGCGCCTTGGACACCTTCTCGATGACCTTGGTGGGCTGGGCGACCTGCACGCCAGCGGCCTCGCTGATCTCGGCGATCTTGGCCTCGACGTAGGAGGTGTTGCAGAACGTGGCGACCGCATCGCGGGCCTGGGCGGTCACCAACTCGACGTTCTTGCGGTTGGTGTCGTCGCTCCACTGGATCACGCCCTCGTCCATGCGGGACCCCAGGTGGACCTTGCGGAGCGCGTCCTTGGTGATGGTCATGCCGTTGCGGCACACCTGCACCACCAGCCGCGGGGTGATGGTGAACGCACCGCCGCCCGTCTCGGAGTTCGAGATGACGAACCCGGCGAACACCACGGGGTTCTCGGCCCCGGTCTGGCCGGTGAAGGGGCTGCGGTAGTTGGCCAGCAGCGCCGGGGCAAGCGCCTGCACCGCGGGGGCCTGGACCCGCACGCTCATGCGCCGCTCGCTCAGGTCACAACCGACGACCTCGACCTCGGCCCCGGCATCCTTGATGCCAGCGAGCGCGGCGAGCAGCACGTCGTAGTTGTCGTAGCAGTTGAAGCGGTCGGACAGGAACGCCCGGCCGATGCCGCAGTCCTCGCCGTCACCCTTGAAGCCCCGCACGAACCACTGCTTGGACGACGCGGCGAGCCAGTGGTTGACGTTGGCGTCGAGCAGATAGGCGGAGTCGGCGGCGGCGCGCATCTTGCGGATGTAGCGCACCGGGATGTCGAGGCGGCTGGCGAGGCCGTCATCGAAGATGTCGGTGGGGGTGAGGCAGACCTCGACGGGCGTGACGCCCTCGTCGGTGATGATGGCCTCGGCACCCGACACGATCAGGTTGCCGCCCTCGAAGCGCAGCGAGTCGGAGTGCGCCACCACGTCGAAGCGAGCGTCGGCCTGGGTCTTGAGGACCTCGGCGATCTCGGACAGCGTGGCGTTGCGGAGCAGAGTCGGTGTGGTCATGGATGATCTCCTTTCGTTGGTGGCCGCCCTCTGGCGACCCGATGAGGAGACTATAGCAGGTGGGTGCGACACCGACTATGGGTCGGGCGGATCATTCGTCTCGATGCCCTCGATGGGGAACCCGCAGAGGAACTTGATCAGCGCCGTCTCGCAGTTCACGCAGACGTGCCACTTCTTCACGGTGCCCGCCTTGCGGTACAGCGGAGAGGAGAACACCAGCGCGCCGGGGGCTTCCAACTCGCGCTTGCAGCGCACGCAGTTGATGTGCAGCGCCATCAGAACGGCACGTCGTCGTGCTCGCCGATCACATCGTTGATCCAAGCCAAGATGCGCTGGCGCTCACCCTTGGTGACGGTGTGGTCGAGCAGCAGGCGGTGGATGGCCACCATGACCTGCAACTCCGATGGGATGGCGTCGGGCACCGCGATGTGCCAGATGAGTGGTTCGGTCACGACCCCTCCTGGGCGATGAGGGCAAGCAGGTGCTTGCGGATGAACTCATGGGGCTGGCAGCGGCCCTCGTGCTCGTAGGGCAGACGACATGCCGAGACTCCGCCCTCGATCACCACCGACTCGGGGCACTCGTTGATCTCGCGGCTGAACTTCTGGCTGCAGGTCTTGCACAAGGTGTGCTTGGCGAGGTTCAGTCTCTTGTCGGCCAACTCGGGAAAGTCCCGAACGGCTACCTGTCGCTCCTTGCCACACCTACAGGTGACCCACGCGAAGGTGTGGATCGACTCCGGGTGATACAGACGCCTGTCGTCGCTCACGATCCGTACCTCCGTTCCACGGGCTTGTCGGCCTCGTTCGCCAACTCCATCAGCGTCGCCAGGTTCCTGCAGTCCGGCCGACATAGCGAGACGCGCAACTCCTTGCGGCCGTTGATCACCGTGGGCAACAAGAAGCAGCCACACGGCAGCGTCGTCGGTGCGGGAGTGTCACTCATTGGTCCCACCAGTTGATTCCACCCTCGCGGTAGATGACGAGATCGCAGAACTCATGCTCGATCAAGAAGTGCTCCCAAGCCTCCTTGGCGTCTGACCACCCATCGGAACGTGGGTAGCCAAGCAGACCGACCCCTCCTGTTGAACGGCGAATCTCGGGTCCCTCTGCGCCGTGAGTGGCGCAGTAGGCGGTGAAGTGGGTGCTCATTGTCCTTGTCCTGGGTAGGGCTTCCATCCGTCGGTGGTGTCGATGCAGACCTCGTGTGCCGCCACACACGCGTTGCGATCATCCTCGCTCTCCACAAGCACCGAGACGCCCCAGATCAGCAGGCCGCCCGCAACACCCATCACGATGACGAACGCAGCGACCATGAGTCGATCCATCATTGATGCCTCGATGCTTCGAGTTGAGCCTTGGCCCGAGCCTGGAACTCGATGGCGTCATCAACACGGTCGGTGGAGAAGAAGCGACCGAAGTCGGTGACGATGCCTCCGTCGATGCCAGCGCAGCCAACCCATCCGCCGCAGTTCTGGCACTCGGTGGGGTCGCCATAATAGAGGCAGATCATGTCAGGCATCGAGGGCCTGCCTCAGTCGGCTGATCACGAACATCCGAGTCTCCTGAGCGCCGTAGTTGATGTTGCGGTCGTCCCAATCGGACAGGTCGCGCCAGTACGTCTCCACCGAGTCGAACTCGCGCACCAGATCACCGAGCAGCACCGTGATCTGCTGGCGCAGGTCGCCCCGGATGGCAGCCATGGCTTCATCGAGATCGTCGTAGACGGCGACATGGGTGGCGTCCTCGATCACGAGGTGGCGATAACCCTCGTCCGTCTCGTAGGTGACGATCGGCTTGATGCGGTCATGGCCACAGCACGATGCGAGCGTGCGGAAGCCGTACTGGTTGAGGGCGCGCACCCATGGGGCGATGCACGGGTCGCAGAACACCGTGGGGCGTCCGTTGGCGTCGCGCTCGATCACCTCGTCGGGCAGGTCGTAGTCACACATCAGCCGCAGAAGTGGGGGTTGGGTGCGCCGTTCCACAGGGGACGGCGGTCGGACTCAGGGCAACGTGGAACCTGCTCGGAGCCTGGGCACGGGATGCTGTACGGAAGGTCACCGGGACCATCGAGCGAAGCGTGGAACGGGATGAGGCGCGTCAGGCTGGTGTTGGTGAACAGGTGCCCGCAGTGGGGGCACATCACCTTGTGCGCCAGGTCAGTCGTCATCGCCGACCACCACCGTGTCGCTGCCCGTGAGGAAGGTCAGGAACTTCTCGGCGCGCCCGATGAGGTCGTCGGTGCGGTAGTTCACCCCGAGGGTGGCGGGGGAATCGCCGAACGACTCAATGGCGAGTCGCATGGCGCGCTCGCGTCTGACGAACTCCCGATCCAAGGACTGCTCACGCATCGTCGTCCTCTGGCTGGTAGAGGTCGAAGCCGATGGCGGTGGCACCGAAGAACTCCTCGGCCACCACCAAGGTGGTGCCGGACCCGGCGAAGGGGTCCACCACCACATCTCCCCGCTGGATGCCCGAGGGACGCAGACACCGCTCGACCAACTCGTAGGGGAACGGAGCAGGTCCGCGGCCCTTGGCTGACGACGGGGCGAAGTGCCAGACGGTCCCCGTTTCGGCGAGCGCCTCGTGGTCCCAGCGGTAGCCCTTGTCCTTGGCGAAGCAGTAGATCATCTCGTGCGCTGGGCGCACGCGACGGACGTGCTTGAGGTCCTCGCGCCGCTCCAACTTCTTGTCCCAGATGATCTCGGCCCGCAGCAGCCAGCCGTCGGCCAGCATCCGGTTGACCAGGCGGCCGTGCACGTTGCACCACGTCATGTTGGGCAGGCCCGTCTCACCCTGCTTCCACTTGCGACGGCCCTCCTTGGTGCCCCCGGCGTTGTAGTCGCCACCAGCACCACCCGATCCCGAGGCGGTGTCCCAGATGTTGAGCCACAGCAACCCGGTGGGCTTGAGGATGCGCTGGCACTCGCGCATCGTCTCCTGCAGCGAGTAGAGGTAGTCCTCCATCGAGTCGCCTCGGCCGATCTCGTTGGGGTCCTCCCCGTAGGCCCGCTGGCCGAAGTAGGGCGGGCTGGTCACGATGGCATCCACCGAGTTGTCCTCAAGGGGGATGCCGCTGCTTACGTCGTGGATACGAATGTCCATGGCGGTCACCATAGCGCCTGGGTGCGACGTTGCTGTCTACAAGGTGTCACACCTGGCTGGTAAGGTCGTCGCCGTGACCACGAGCCGATGAAAGGAGGCCACCATGTCAGCGACAGCAAGTTGGCACGTCTCCTGCGATGTCTGCGGAGACGATGATGGCCTCAACCAAGCAGCAGGGACGGCCGCTGAGGCCCGTGACCGGGTGCGTTCTTTCGGCTGGCACGTTGGTCGCACCAGCGGACGACGCGACATCTGCGACCTGTGCTGGGATCAGGGGGAGCGATGACCGATCCACGCGTTGAACTCATCGATCGCTTCACTGCGGCCACCCACTTCATCGCCGACGATGGTTACCCCGCCATCCGGGTGCTCACCTCCGAGGAGTCGGCCGACCTCGCCCTCACCGTGATCGAGCAGTTGCTCTCCGATGCTAAGGAGGTCGCCATGACCCAGATCATCGAGCGCGATTGGGCCGACTACCGCCCCCGCCACGCCGCTGAGGCTGCCGCCTACCACATGGCCGACACCATCGCCTCGGCCGTCACCAGGGAGCCGTTGGGATGATCGTCACCACGATGGACGTGTTCTGCGACGGCCTCGACCCCGACGTGCCGGACTGCCCTCAGTGGGTTGGTGGAGCCATCAACAGCACAGCGACGGCCGCACGTCGTGCTGCTGCAGCAGAGGGCTGGGTTCGCAAGTCGGTGCATGGGTCCACGCGTGACCTCTGCCCCGAGTGTCAGGTCAAGTTGGAGGGGAACCGTGGCCGTTGATGGCATCCGCATCGAACTGACTATCACTCTTGCTGTCGATGAGGTCGATGTCCTCAAGGCGTTCGCCGAGAAGGTTCTCAGTGACCAACATTGGGGACGCCACGACCATCAGCCCGTTACGGCAGCAGAAGCAAGGTTGGCTCGCAAGTTGACTTCGATCTTGTCTCCACCGGAGGAGGGTTCCAGTGAGTGAACCCATCAAGGTGACCGTCTCCGACCCCAACACCGGGGAGGTGTTGGGAGAGAAGGTCGTGTCCAATGACTACATCTTGATCTGCGCTGGTGACGTGTACCTCGACCGCACCGACGCGCACGCCAACGGCACGCACGTCCTAACCGTGAAGGGATGCCGCAATGGCTAGTGGAGTGGAGATCATCACCTTCGAGCGCCAGCGCCAGATCGACCAGGAGGGTTGGACGGCTGAGCACGACGACGAACACGTCCATGGCGAGTTGGCCGCTGCTGCAGTCTGCTACGCCATGTACGCCGATCCCGATGGAGCGGGTGAATGCGCCGACGACTTCTGGCCATGGGACTCCTCATGGTGGGAGCCGAGCGACGATCCGATCCGCAACCTGGCTCGTGCTGGTGCTCTCATCGCCGCCGAGATCGACCGACGGGTGAGGGCAGAGTCGTGAGCGTCCCTGGTCTGCTCACCATCGAGGGTCCTCGCCTCAACGACGGTCCATCACCAGAGGCGTTCCTGATCGCCCAGGACATGGACATCGGTTCCCACATCCTCATCATCCGCAAGGGTCCGCTCTGCCTGTTCCGCTACGACGCCTGCGAGTACGAGGTGCAGGAGATTCACGGGTGCCGGGTTCCCTGGCTCAAGTGGGTGACCTTCGGATTCACCAAGCGCAGCGTGCTCCGCAAGTTGTGCCACGCCAAGCAGAGGAACCCCAATGGCCACTGACCTCACCGACGAAGAACTCGCCATCATCGAGCACGCCATCCACGCGCACGAAGGTGCCGAGGACCGCAACCCCATCAGCGACATGCTGGCCCTGATCGCCGAGGTCAGGCGTACTCGCCCCCTGCTGCGTGAACTCAAGATCGCTCTCGATTGGATGGTGGCGGAGTCGGGGTGCGACGAGAACGGCGAGTACGACACAGAAGCAGCCCGCAGCGCAGAAGCGCTGCTCGATCGAATGGACAAGATGTGAGCCGCAAGAACACCGACACCTACAAGCAGGTCGCTGAGCAGATCGACGCCCACGGCATCGAGTTCGGCAAGCGCTACTGCGATCCGGCTTCGGAGTTCGAGGGTGAAGTCACCGCCCTCTACTTCTTCAAGCACGGCTGCATGCGCGTGTCGCTGGCAACGGAGAGGTCTGGTCATGACCTGCGAGCGTAAGGACGCCTGCCCGCGCCCACGAGCCAGGCGCAAGTGGCGCAATCGTCTCTGGGTGTGCCCAGGCTGCGGTCAGGGCTGGGTCTGCTACGACATCGGCTCTTGGGGTGGTATCGCATGGGTCTGGGGCAAGTGGCCCCGTGAGAAGGAAGAAGGGCCGCTCGCCGAGCGAGCCGAGTGGGAGGACATGTCGTGAGTGTCTTTGAGAATCGAGAGTTCATCAAGATGAACACCAAGGCGCACTTTGAGGAGTGGCCCTCTGGTGACATCGCGGTTCAGCCGCTCAGTGAGCCGTACTTCGCCTTTCGGTGGATCGCGGAGGATTGCGCCCCATCCCAGAGTGATGTGCTGAGGTCTATTGCCGAGTTCTTGGAAGCCAACTCAAACATCTACCTGCTGATGCTCAAGGAGTCGGGCGGCGAGGACTACAACTCCATTGAGGCGATCTTCTACTCCACCGAGTCTGCTGATGAAGTCGTCATCCATCGGAGCCCCCGTGCGTCCGACGAGTGATCTACCCCATCCCGACCGTTGTGAGTGGTGCGCCGCCCGCGCCGAGGAGACGGGGGGCGTCGTGAGCCTGTGCCTCAACCATCAGTTCGAGGCCGACCAGCGACGTGCCGCCAAGTGCTTCTACGCCTCCGCCGCCGCCGCTCTTGATGAGGTGGACAACCACCGGATTGGACCAGCACCATGGTGAACGACGCAGAAGCCCTCCCCCGCCCCTTCCGCCTTGTCCGCTCTGAGGACGTGACCGGGTTGTCCGGCACTGGCATCGTCGCGTGGGGATGCCTGTTCCCCGACGGCAAGGCCGTCACGCGCTGGTGTGTGAGTGAGACACGCCAGACCTGCGTGTGGGACTCGCTCTCCGACATCATGGCTGTCCATGGCCACGACGGTCGCACCACGATCGAGTTCCCTGGCGATGAGTGATCCACGTCCCACCGCAGAGGACTACGACCGCTGGGCCGAAGAAGCCGCCTTCGAGGCGGAGTTGGAGGCCGACCAGCGCTGGGAAGAAGATCAGATCATGGCGGACTGGCAGGAGGACCAGGAATGGTGACGACCTGCCCCGGATGCGGACGAACCTGTGGAAGCGGTGACGGCGCATTGAACCCGTGCCCGTACTGCCGCGGCACCTTCGATCGGTTCCCTGGTTCCGATGCCTCGGTGTTCATCCAGTGGAAGGGCACCGACCTGTGCATGGACTTCCACTGCGAGTGCGGCTACCACAGCCACATCCACGGGATGTTCGGCTACACGATCGAGTGCGTCGGCTGCGAGGCGCTCTACGAGATGGGCACCCAGGTGCGGGCGCGCCGGATGAGTGACGAGGAAGCCAAGCGGTGGCGAGATCGTGACCTCGCCATCTTGAGAGATGGAGACGAATGATGCAGAGCCTCTACTGCGCCATCTGCTGGTACCTGCCCGCCAAGGCCGAGTCCGATGCTGTTGTGGCTGTTTCGATTGCCAACGGCTACGCGCTGTGCGAGGACCACATGGACATCGAGCCGGTCCCGGCTGCGATCCACCAACTGATCTCCAACGCCTGGAAGGAACAGCGTGATGACTGAGCGCAACTACTGGAAGCCAGAGATCGGCGATGAGGTCTGGATGAACTACCCGGACCACACCGAACCTCTTGGCGTGGTGGTCGGGTTCAACCCTGATGACGCCGATCATCGGCCTGGCCAGCCCGTCATCAAGAAGGCAGATGGAAGCCACATCAACTGCCATCCCTTCTTCCTGTTGCCGTTCCAACTCGGTGGCCCCGAGTGGCAACTTGCTGAGGCTGAGGGCCGTGTCGGCTGATCCGCTGGCGGCCTATCGCTGCAGCCATGGACATCTGTTCTTGGGCTGCCCCCATGACGACTGCCCCGAGCAGAACGCCTATCTGGCGCGCCAGACGCACCTGATGGACCAATGGGAAGCCGGGATGCTCGACAACGCCCGGCGCGCCGTGCGGGAGGCCCTCGGCCTTGAGTGACGAGTTCCCCGCCCCCTGGGTGCTCCACAACGACTACTGCATCTGCAAGTCGCTGTACGGCAACCCGACGTGCTGGCGCGCTCTGTGCAAGGAGTGCGGCAACTACCTCGCCTACCACATGGCGACCCAAGACGCAGCCGCCCTGCAGGCTCAGGGGCTCATCGACAACGGCCATCGCTGCGGTCGGTTCATGCGGGATGACGAGGTGCATCGCTACGCCACCAAGGTGGCCGAGGCCGAGGTTCGCGCTCGTGGTGGCTGGTGATGTCGCACCCGTGATGTAGAGTCACACCCATGTCTACCGACAGCGACACCCTGGTCCCGCCTCCGGTCAGCGAATGGCCGACGGTACGTCCGAACGGCGAGAAGATCATGTGTCCCCTGTGTATCGATGCCAACGGGTGGCCTCCGCCATCTGATCCGGCCCCCCACTACTGGTGGACCCGTAGGCACATGTGCGAGCACGTTCGCTGCGAGTGCGGAGTCGTTCGCACCCCAAACGCCTTGCCCGCCCATCGTCGCTCCAAGCGTCACCTGCAGTGGGAGCACGACTACGAGGATGACCGTGAGTTCTGATCGCTCCATCGAGCGCCCCACCATCGAGTCCATCGAGCAGGCCGAGATGTGGATTGGCGTACATCATGCCTGGGGCATCAAGGACGCTGAGCGGATGAACCGGATCGAGGATCGCCTCGCTCGCCTTGAGCAGCCATGGTGGCGACGCCTGCTGTTCGGGAGGCGACCATGGTGAACATCCCTCGTGAGGAGATCGTCAGGGAGTTCGTCCTGGCGGCAGACAGCACCCGCATCGAGCGCGTGTTCACTATCACCGAAGCGGCCGATGTGGCTGAGAGGCTTGTCAGTCGAGCCATCGAGATCGATCGCGACCCCAATGCCGAAGGGACGGCGGCCTTCGGCTGGTCGAACGAGATGACGACGTATCTCTATCTCATTGCCAAGTTGGCCAAGTTGCTCCCCGACCCCCGCGAGCGCGAGGTCATGCTGACCCCAGAGGAGAGTGCCGTACTCACCTACGCCGTCTCCTACGTCGAGGCAGCCCAAGACCCAAGGACCTGGAAGCGCCATGGATGAGGCAGAGAAGGCCAAGTATCGCGAGGCGCGCACCGCCCTGCGTCGCTGGTTCTACTTCGATCACGTCGAGAACTTCGACTTCGCCGACGAGAACGACATGAGCGACGAGGACTACGAGGCCCTTGAGGATGCCTACAAGAAGATCATGGGCATCTTGTGCAAGTACGCAGGCCATGTGGTCGAGAACGACATGTGCGGCAGGCCCGAGCACCGCTACTGCGTGGAGTGCCTTACCCTGCAGCCCAACGCGGAGGTCACTCCCCGTGGATGACGACGAGTTCTGGCACGAGGTGCTCGAAGAACGCCACCACTGGTACGTCTACGACCGGATGGACTCCTTCCTTACCGGAGTGACGGCTGGCATCCTCTACTTCGGGTGCTCGCTTGCCCTTTCGATCTTCATTTCTGGCCTGATCGCCATTGTCATCTGCCTGGTTGGCATCGTCGCATTTGCCAAGTACCACGAGAACAAGATCATCGAGGACAACCGCGACCTCTGGCACTTCGAGGAGGATGACGAGTGACGATCTGCTACGAGTACGAGTGCCGCACCTGTGGCATGACCCACTTCCATCGTGAGCGTGGCCTCGAAGGCCAGGCTTGCCAGCGAGAGGGTTGTGCCGGAACCATCAAGCGCGTCTGGCGCGCCAATGTGATGTGGCCCATGCACGAGAGGGGCCACTGATGGCCGAACTCAACGCCGCCATCCCCCGCAACATCTGGCATCTCACTGACATCCAGACCAGGGTGCTGCTCGCCGTCCTCGCAGGCCATCGATTCGGTGGTCGCATCGCTGAGGCAACCGGGATCAACCGGACGAGCGTCTGGGGAGCGCTACGTCGAATGAGCGAGTACGGGCTGGTCACCTGGGACGAGGGACGCCACGGCACCATTCGCGCCACGGTGAAGATGGTCAACCCTCACAGTTCGAGGCCATAGGCCAAGCAGGCGTGGCGGTAGCACCGCGCCGCCTCTGGTGACATGAACCTGCCGATCAAGGCGTGGTGGGCCTGACGGAACATCAGCCCGTGCATCTGCTTGCGCTCGCGTGCCGAGCAGAAGTGCGCCATCTCGTGCAGCAGGGTGAAGTCGGTTTGGCTCCATGGCGGCAGGTAGATCACGTTGTTGGTGAAGTCGGCATACGCGTGGGCGTGCCTGGACGCCTTGACCACCACCTTGCGTCTGATCACCGCAGGCCAGCGGTTGATGAACCACTGTGTCGAGATGACACGCTCGAAGTAGGCCGCGGCTGATTCCCCATCGGGGAACCGAGTCGGATACCTCATGAGGTATACCGCCCGCTCTGCCTCGTACAGCGTGTCGTCGGGGGTCATGACCCCATGCAACCACGAGTTGCGCCGTCAGTGGGTTGGTTGTGGTGCAACTAGGCTTGAGTCGTCGCGCGTGCTGTGATCTGCGTCAGCCCTTGAGGAGCGTTGATATGGCCACTCTCCGCATCGGAGGCGCTGAGGGCCTCTACCCAGAGTTGGCGGCGTTGGCGGCTCTGGCCTCTAGCGGTCCCATCACGGTCAACTGCTACGTCACTGACCCCAACTCCAAGGGCCTCGTGGCCCATCGCGATCCCTACGACATCGTGGTGGTCCAGATTGCCGGGACTAAGCAATAGTTCGTGGAGAATGATGAGCCGTTCTGGCTACATCGAGGCGAGACGTTCTATCTGCCAGCCAACAGGCTGTATTATACGGTGGCTGGGTCAGAGGGCAGCATCTCGCTTGCTGTCGGGCTGCAGTGGACGAACCTCCTGAGAAAGTAGTTGTCATACCGGGTATTACCCGGTATGATTAGTTCATGTCCACAGCAGAGGAGAGGCGAGAGATGGCCCGGCGTCGCATCACGGTGTCGTCGCTCGCCCCCAAGTCAACCGAACCGATGGTGCGGTCCTACACCGGCCTCGGGGACACCTACTCCACCTTGTCGGTCAAGGTGCCTCAGAGCATGGCAACTGACCTTGCGGTCTTTGCCGCTGATAGGGGGATGTCGGTGTCGGAGGCCGTGCGGACATGTATCCAGACCACCCTCGATGCGACCCGAGAGGAGACTCCTCATGAGTGATGCAATCCCCGTCCACATCTACTTCGTGCTCGACCGCTCTGGATCGATGTCCTCGATCCAGGCCGACGTGATCGGCGGCTTCAACCGCTTCATCGCCGAGCAGAAGGCCCAGCCCGGCAAGTGCCGCCTCACCCTGGTGCAGTTCGACAGCCAGGGTCCGCACGAGATCATCCACGACGCCGTGAAGATCGCAGACGTGCCCGACCTCACCACCGTCACCTTCCAGCCTCGTGGTGGCACCCCGCTGCTCGACGCCGAGGGCTGGACGATCAACCGGGCCATCGATCGCGAGAAGGCCCGCGCCGAGGAGGGCAAGAAGGCCGAGGCCATCTTGTTCGTGACCTACACCGACGGCCAGGAGAACCAGTCCCGTGAGTGGACCAAGGAGGCGCTCAGCGCCGCCAAGGCTTCCGCTGAGGAGCGTGGCTGGACCTTCACCTACCTGGGGTGCGGCCACGACGGCTACGGCCAGGCTTCCTCGATCGGCACCCACGCTGCAGCCACCCAGATGTTCGCTGGTGACACTCAGGGCGTGAGGGCTTCCTACGGCTCGCTGTCGAGCGCCACCAAGAGCCTGCGCTCCCGTGCGGCCAACGGCCAGCGCGTGGCGTCGGTCAACCTCTATGCCGAGGTGGGCAAGGCTGCCGAGGAGGACCTCCTCAGCCGCACCTGATCTGGCGTGCAGAATTCTGCATTGCGTGCGAAATACCACAGCAGCGGCGGCCCGAAGGGTGCCCGCCGCTGCTGTGGTGTCTACGGCGTTCGACAGAACGCCGCTGCGCGAAATTGCGCTTTGCGCTTGGCTAGGGAGCCTCGCGGGGATCGATCTCATCGACACGCTGTGCCCCCAACACGGTGTCGATGGCCTCGATGGCATCGAACCACGACCAGCCGGGAGTGGCGGGAAGCACGGCCTCACCGACGTACTCGTGGGTGAGGCGCAGGGCCTCGCGAGCGTTGTAGAGGCAGGCCACCATCTGCTCGCGCTCCTGGGTGGAGTCGAGCGACTCACCCTGGGGACCATCGGCCCAGCGCACCTCGCGCATCTTGGCCATCGTCTCGGGCGAGACGTGGATCACCTGGGGGATGTAGTTGCGGACCAGCGACATGGGCCGCACCCCGCAGATGTCGGTCCAGACCTCGCGCGCTCCGGCGGCTTCGAGTTGGTGAGCCACGGTGTCCCGCAGGTCCTCGGCCGCCTCATCGCAGCCCTCGGTGGCTGGCAGCGAGAAGTGCAACTGCAGCAAGTAGGGCAGCCCGCACGACCCTGCTTCGTCGCTGGTGGTCCAATCCACCCGACGGGCCGCCTGGCCGTCGAGGTAGACCCCGATCGCCTGCTGGATCAGCCACGATCGAGGGCGATCCAGTTCATCTGCCTGGGCAGCCAGGCGCTCCGCTACGTCCTTCGGGAGCCTCACGCTCACCACGGTGTCCTCGGCCATCATGCCTCCTTGTAGTGTGATGTGTACGCCGTAGTGGAAAGTATACGCCCGAGAGTGCAGAAAGTGGAAGTTCTTGCCAGATAAGAGGCAGGAAGTTGCACTTTGGCTGCCATAGCGGGCAGTAACAGGCAGAAATGTGCAGATTTCCCCACATCTGCCGCCCATGGCCCCGATGTGCGGATTTCCCAACATCTGAGAACACCCCCCGGCTTGGTGTCTCACCCGTGATGTAGGGTGTGCCCACTATGGACACGATCGACAAGACCAGTGATGAGTACGCGATCGTGGAACTCAAGGGCCTGATCGAGCGCACGCTCGCCAGTGCCCGTGTGCCACGGGAAACCCGCAGCCGCATCAGCACCACCTTGGAGGTGGCGATGCGCGAGAACCTCGGGTTGTTGCGTCGCTATGTCCGCGCCCTTGCCTACGACGGCCGGGCGGCCGAGATGATGGAGATGTACGGCCAGGGGTACACGCTCGATGAGATCGGCTCTCACTTCGAGGTGACGCGCGAACGGGTACGCCAGATTCTCACCTCCACCTTCGGTGACTACCGCTCTGCGGCTCCTCAGGAGTTGCTCCATGAGCGCAGCCTCCGTCGCCTCGCTGAGCGCACCGCTGAGTGGGATGAGACTTACGGCGAGAGCGTCACCAAGATGTTCCACGAGGGGAAGTCCGACGCTGCCATCGCCAGGGAGTTGGATGTGCCGCGCACCAAGGTGGTGGACTTCCGGTCGCGCAAGGGCCTTCGTCACACGCGCAGTCAGGATTGGTCGGACGACGATCTGCTCAACGCCCTGAGGACGGCGAGTGCCGAGTCTGGCGAGGGCCTGACCATCGCTCGCTACAACGCGTGGCGCGAGGAGGCTGGGGCGGAGTCCTACCCCTCCTACCTCACCATGCTGATCCGTTTCGACTCGTTCGAGGAAGCGTGCAAGGCGGCGGCAGTTGAGTACGTCGGTCGCACCAACGCTGAGCGCCGCAGCGACTACATCTCGCCCGATCAGGCTCGTGAACACCTCGCCGCCTTCTTGGATTGGGCAACATCCAACAACAAGCGACCTACCAGTGGATCGTTCGCTGAGTATCGCAAGGTCGAGAAGGGTGTTCCATCGATGGCCGTGATGAGTCGTCGTCTTGGTGGCTTCCGCACCGCCCTTGACGAACTCATTGCTCACCGCGCACAGTAGGCCGCCCATGGAAGGCCAGCGTGTCGAGATCACCCGCCGGATGCGGACCCGCGGGCAGCGCGTCGGACAGGCGCGGCAGGACTTCCACGACAAGCGTGACACCCCAAACGCCTATGACCTCAAGGGGGATTACGACCACTGGCTCAAGATCAACGTTCAGGGGGCGTTGGCCGAGTTGGTCGTAGCAACCACCCTGGGCGTCGAGGATCGTTGGGTGGAGTGCGTCGAGGACTACAAGTCCCTCAAGGGTGACGTGGTTGACCACCTGCAGGTCCGTTCAACGGACAACCCGAGCAACGGACTCATCCTCCACCCCAGAGATTCCAATGACGACTGCTTCGTGCTGGTCTACGTCGATCCGTCCCATGAGTTCGCGGTTCTGCGCGGATGGATGTGGGCAGTTGATGGCAAGGACGAGCACTTCTGGCCGGGCAAGAATCCCGACCGCCCATGCTTCATGGTGCCGCCCAGCAGGCTTCACCCCATGCCTCTCCCGGTGTGGCACGGCCATGTGATGCGGCCCAGGTCGAACGAGGATCGCGTCGAGCGCAAGCGCGCCAAGACCAAGTGCGCTCAGCGGAAGTTGAACGACAAGTTCAGACTGACGTGCCCCAAGTGCGGGTGGGCGGCCAAGCACCTCGTGATGCCCCACTACGACTCGCCATGGCGGCTCTTTGGTGGCCTGTGTAGCGAGTGTTGCTACGAAGCGTGCAAGCGCTTCGATGAAGTTGGGTGGCCTGACCCTTTGGATGATGGCTCACCCGAGGTGAGCCTGAACGACCTTGAGATCATGGTCAAGCGCACCTTCGGGCTGTTGCCGCCAGAGAAGCCCAAGCGCAGAGATCGCAACGAGGTGGACCCCAACCAGACCGACATGGGCTTCGGGCCGTCGGGTGTCTCACCCGGAGAGTAGAGTCCCAGGTCCCATGGCACGCAGAGGGCAGGAACCAAGGATTCCTTACGACGAGAAGGCAGAGGTAGCCCTGCTGGGCAACCTGATCCTGCGTCCGTCCAACATGGATGAGATTTCGCGGATCATCACCCCAGCCGACTTCTACAAGCCGTCGCACGCCCACATCTACTCAGCCATCTCCGAGTTGTGGCATCGCGGAGCCGAGAAGATCGATGCGGTCATCGTGGCCGACACACTCAAGACCCACGGCCTGCTCGAAGCCATCGGCGGTCCTGCCACCTTGGTGCACCTGCAGGCCGAAGCGCCATCGACTGCTCTCACTTCGGCCCAGCGCTACTCCGAGATCATCCTCAGGATGTCTACCTATCGGTCGGCGCTGCGCGTTGCTGAGGAGTTGAGGATCGCCGCCTACGACATGCGGGATGACCCCAACGACATCATCGACTCAGCAAAGGCGGAGTTGGAGGCCATCGGTATCCACCTTGGTGAGATGCCCCCTGACACCTACATCCTCGATGAGTACCTGTCTCGCCCCCAACATGAGCGTCCTGGCTGGGTGATCCCTGGGTTGCTCCGCTCGGGATGGCGCGTGATGGTCGTCGCCGCCGAGGGTGTCGGTAAGACGGTGCTGTTTCGTCAGATGGCGATTCTCGCCGCCCAAGGGCTCCACCCCCTGCACTTCGGCACCATCGATCCGGTTCGCACCTTGATCGTTGACCTTGAGAACCCCGAGGACTCGGTGATGGACGTGTGCATCCCCATCAACGAGAAGGTCAAGGCGCGAGTGCGGGAGTCCTACACCCCCGATCGTGCGTGGTTGTGGCATCGGCCCGCTGGCATCAACCTCCGCAGTCGTCCTGATCGCATCGCTTTGGAGACGGTGATCTCTCGCACCCAGCCACAGTTGGTGTGCCTCGGGCCGCTCTACAAGGCATACGAGGTCAACGCTCACGAGAACGACGAGTTGGCCGCTCGCGAGATCATGGCAGTGTTCGATGATCTGCGAACGCGGTACGGCTTCGGATTGATGCTTGAGCACCACGCCCCCAAGGAGACGGCGGGCACCAAGCGGAAGTTGATGCCCTATGGCTCATCGCTGTGGCTGCGCTGGCCGGAAATCGGCATCAACATGTACCCAGGGGAGAGCGGCATCAACACCCTTACCTTGGGGCGCTGGCGTGGGGACCGCTTGGAGAACGAGTGGCCCATCTCGATCAGCCGCAGCGAGGGCTTCCCCTGGACGGGCACCTGGGAGACGGGGTACTTCTCTAACAACTCGGAGTCGTCCGGGGTGCTGCGTCGCGATGCCATCACCGAGCCGGTGGACGAGAGCCTCACCCCCCTGGCCCCCGAGGACAGGGACGAGCCTCAACCACAGGAACCCGACGACCCCTGGGACGACGTGGACCCCTACGACCAGTTCTAGTGTCACACCCACATGCTATAGTTTCGGCATGCAAACCAAGGACCGAAAGCGGCTATTCGCCGAACTAGAAGCATCAGGGTGGCGCATCGAGCGCTCGAAGAACGGGTGGAAGTGCTACAGCCCCGACGGGCGGCACATCGTCACCATGCACGCGACGCCATCGGAGTACCGTGGCGCTCGCAACATCATGTCGGAGTTCCGAAAGGCCGGGTTCCAAAGTGGGCAACGGAAGAAGTCTGCGTAGGAAGATGACCGGGAAGGCTGGGCGCAGCCCCGCCAAGTCCCGGCGTCGCGCTCAGCAGCGTCAACGCAAGGCCGCGGAGTTCCGCGCTGCGCTCAACAACATGTCCACCATGGCAAGCGACCTGTTGAAGAACGTTGAGCCGATGGCCAACATGGCGAAGGAGAAGATGGGTGAATCAACTCAGGGGGATGTACCCCCCGAAGAAGAACCAGAAGGAAGTGGTGGGTGAGGTCTACGGGACCGTGCTGCTGGTCGTGATCATGACCTTCTTCGCACTCCTGTTCGCCGCTCCCATGATCTGGGTGCTCCGACACGTCTACTCCTGGGCACTCGGGCTCTGACCTAGAATGGAGCCATGAGGCCCCTCGGCAGGTTGGTGAACTTCGATGAGCGCAGCCGTGGCTACGCGATTCGCCACCTAGTCGAAGCGAAGAAGCCTCGCTCCTACACCTGGCGGTGCACGACCTATCTCGATCAGGGCCAAGAGGGCGCTTGCGTCGGGTTCGCCTGTGCTCACGAGTTGGCAGCGCGCCCCGTTGAGGTCAAGACCGACGCCACCCTTGCTCGATCGATCTACCTCGACGCCCAGCGCATCGATCCGTGGCCCGGTGGGGCGTACCCCGGTGCCAAGCCGTACTACGAGGGGTCCAGTGTTCTGGCTGGGGCGAAGGTCCTGCAGAACAGGGGCTTCATCCCTCAGTACCGATGGGCCTTTGGCCTACAGGACTTGATCCTGTCGGTGGGCTACATGGGTCCAGCCATCATCGGCGTCAACTGGTACGAGGGCATGTTCGACACCGGCTCGGATCACTACGTCAGGATCAAGGGCGACCTGGCTGGCGGTCACGCCATCATGGTGCGAGGGGTCAGCGTCTCGAAGCAAGCCTTCGTGCTCCACAACTCCTGGGGCACTGGCTGGGGTCGCTACGGCCAGGCGTACCTATCGTGGGCAGACATGGAACGCCTGCTGCACGAGGATGGCGAGGCTGTCGTTCCCCTCAGGCGGGCCTACGCGTAAGCGTGGGCATGATGATCGAGTCCCAATCGCTGGGGCGCACCACTCGGGCCTCCATGCCGCACGCCTGCAGGGTGGCAATCCACTCATCCTGCTCGGGCGTGGTCTTGCCCAACTCCTTCTTCATCTCCCAGAAGATGAGCCGGGGTGCCTTGGCCAGAACGAGGTCGGGGAAACCCTTGGCGTCCTTGTCTCCGATGAAGAACCGCTGGCCGTCGGCTCGCGTGACTTGCTTGCGCGAATCGTGAAAGTGGGCCACCAGCCATCCACTCATGCGGGCCAACTCGATCACCTGAGTCTGGAACTGCTTCTCGGATAGGGCGCGCCAGGCGCGCTCTTGGTCGGTGAGTCGCTTACCCATCCCACCACCCTAGCGATGTCACACCCCCCTGCTAGGGTATGCCCCTATGCAGGTCGAGTTCAGCGTGTGGGGCACCGATTCGAGCGACATCAGGATCAGGGCACACGCCATGCTCGATGAGTTCTGCACGGGCGACGACCACGTTGAGTCATTCACCATCGCGGTGCGCCCGACGCTCAAGACCGGCATTGGTGAAGTGTGCATGTGGGAGGGTGACGTGGTTGCTCAGATCAGCGACAAGCGAGACGACGGCTTCCGATGACGGCTCCGATGCGACCAACCCCTCCACTGCCACCACCGACGGGGTTGACCAACAGCCAGGAGGGATGCGCTGCTGCCGTCATCTCCTTGATGATGTTCCCCTTCATCATCGTCCTCGATGGCTGGGCGCTCAGCCTGATGTGGGAGTGGTTCGTGGTTGGCCCCACTGGATGGCAGGCCATCGGCATCTGGGAAGCGGCGGGCCTCATGGCGATCAAGCCGATCGTGTCCTACCGTCGTTCTGCTGCTGACGAGAAGATCGAGCAGGAGGAGGGACGCTTGAGGGCTTTGGTGAACAGGGCCGTCTCCGCCGTCCTTGCCACCTTGTTCGCTCTCAGCGTTGGCTGGGTGCTCCACCTCCTCGCGACGTGATCCTGTATTGGGCGTGGCCCCCGGATGGGGCGGGGCATGCGGTACGGGCGGCAGCGATCTGTCGCCATCTCCGCAATGACGTGTTGGTCCTGCGCGGCACGGACAACCCATCGATCAACCGCGCCCTCGACCACTTTGGCATCCCCTACGTCGTTCATAAGCGCAAGATCGATGCGGCCAGATGGGTGGTGGAGAACCACCTGCACGACTTCATCGTGTACGACGACTATCCGGGTGCTCACGGAACGCTCGACAAGGCGATCAACCTGTACCTGTGGCGCATGAACCGAGTGCAGCGCCCGAAGTACCCGACCCCGACCATCGCCATTGAAGGTCCTGGGGCGATGTGGCCCGTGTTGATGTTGGAGGACCACGAGATTCTCAGCCGAGAGGATGCTCGTGATGAACTCGGGATTCCCCAGGATCGCTTCACGATCATCGGTGTCACCTCCACCTCGCGTCCTGGGGTGGTGGAGGCGGCTGAGCCCGACTTCATGATCGACCCCGATCGGTGGTGGCCAGCCCTTCGGTGGCTGCGCGCCGCCGACCACATCGTTGGCTGCATCGGTGCCAACATGTTCGGCGAGGTGGCCTACCTCGACATCCCCGTGACCTGGATCAAGGCACCCAACACGCCAGACCAGGCCGTCAGGATCAGGGATCAGGGTGGCTGGGGAGTGCAGCACAATGCCGCTCGGCGTCTGGCCGAGGTCATCGATCAGATGCACGGCTGAGCGTCACACCCTCGTGGTAGTGTTGCGGCCGTTCGACACCACGAGGGAGTCACCATGACCAAGAGCGACGGAGAGCGTCTGGCCGAGATGGGCACCGACGCTCAGAAGTGGGCTGATGAGTTCGTCCAGATGTTCGATGGCAGGGTCATCGGCTTTGGCCACGCAGGGACCGGCGTTGACGTTGGCACCATGATCGGCTGGTTCGCCAACGCCATCATGGCCGGTCACGACGAGGGCTACCGCAAGGGCTTGAGAGATGGTTCTGAGCCGATCATCCTTGCTGGTGATGACGGAGCGCGCCTTGGAACGCCCTGACGAGACTCCTGAACTCACCGAGAAGCGCAAGATGTACGTCGTCGTGCGCGGCGACCTGCCTCCTGGTCTGCGTGCCGCCCAGGCTGGCCATGCCGTTGCCGAGGTGTGCCTCTACCACGCCAACACTGCATACGGATGGAACTCCGACCCGGATGGCAACTACCTCATCATCTTGGAGGTGGCCGATGAGAAGGAACTTCTCAACGCCCACGCCTTTGTCCGGTGTCACGGAATCCCGCAGCAGGCATTTCGCGAGCCGGACCTCAACAACGAGATGACGGCCTTCGCCGCCCTCCCGTCACCCGAGTTGAACTACGTCTTTGCACACCTTCCGCTCGCCTACACCAAGCGTCGCTGGGGCGCTCGGTTCCGGCGGTGGATCGGATTGGAGCCAGCATGAACCCCGACGCCAGCCTCGCTGGGACGATCATCACGACGCTTCTGGACGATGCTGAGGAAGCCAACGAGATGGAGGACTTCTCTCTCGTTGCTGGCGACATCATGCAGACGCTCGCCGACAACCCCGATGCGTTGATCGAGTTGCTGGTGGCTGCTGGGGAGGAGGGCGTCGCCAAGGTCTTGGGTGCTCGACCTAAGTACGACCCCAAGGACCACTTCATGGCTGGGGCCTACGCCGAGTGGGGTCGCCTCTGCAACGTCTTGAGCGGCAAGGTCAAGCGTGGCGGCCCGGAGTTCGAGGTGAAGGTCGAGCGCATCGAGGTCACCGATCTCGACGGCGACGATGGCCCGCTCACCATGGAGGAGCACACGCTGGTGGAGTTGCTCGGTCGCTGCGCCGACTACTACGCCCGTCAGGTGTGTTCGACCGGACGTAGCCGCGAGCACGACATCAACGAGTTCTGCGCCCACATCCACGACCTGCAGGCCCGAGTGCTGATGCAGGCTGCAGCCCGCTCCTACCCGGATCGCTACCGCCTGGCTGGTGGATCGCTCAAGGTCGAGAAGCCCGAGGAGGCGGAGGACGCTGGCGATGCCTGAGGACTGCCCATGCGGTGGCTTCTGCACGGGAGCCAAGAACACCTTGGACTACTGCCCGAGGTGCGGTGACTTCAAGTCCCCAGACCGCCGCAAGGCCATGGAGGTCTGTTGGCCCTGTGACACCTGGATGACTCTGGACTGGATCATCACTGAGGCAGAGGATCGCGACCTTGGACCCATGGCCATCTTGGGCCTTCTTCTCGATGCGCGAGATCGTCTGTTTCCCCTCAAGGAGTCAGCATGAAGATCATCATGGAGCCAAGCGATCTCGGCACGCTGATGCACGCTGCGGCAGATGAGGTCCTCTGCGATCTTGGCGAATGGGACGATGACAACAACTTCGTCATCGCCGCCCGCACCCTCACCGACAAGCAGTGGGGTGAGTTGATCAAGGGGGCAATCCACCGTGCCGCCCGCGAGGAGATGTATGGCTTCTCCTCGCTGCTGGGGGCCAAGAACGATCCGCCCGAGGTAGCGAGGTTCGACTGATGACCGATGAAGTGATGGACGGCTACAACGACCTCTACGACCAACTGGTGGACACCAACCCTCTGCGGCTGCGTGACCTTCTCTACGAGCGTGACGCTGAGATCAGGCGGCTCAAGGAGCAGATCAAGATGGAGCACGCTTGGAAGGCGTCTGAGGTCGAACGCCTCTCTGGGTCGCTCGCTCCATGCGTCTGCCCAACCTGCACGGAGCCGCTGTACGCGGACGTGACATGAGGTTGCTGGTCTGTGGCTCGCGTGATTGGACCGACCGTCGCATCTTCGGGATCGTCCTTCGTGGCTTCTTGGATCGCGAGGGCGATGGCTTGGAGATCATCGAGGGCTGTGCTCGTGGCGCTGACGCCATGGCGGAGGAGTTCGCTGAGAGGTTCGGCCTCGTCTGCCACCACTATCCGGCCAAGTGGAACGACTACCCCAAGGCCGAACGCTGGCGCGCTGGGCATGATCGCAACCGTGCGATGCTTGAGCGGGGGAAGCCGGACATGGTGGTTGCCTTCAAGGACACTCTGTCGGACGATCTTCGCCGTGGTGGCACTGAGAACATGGTGCGGATTGCTAAGGAGTCTGGAATCCCCACCATGGTTGTCGGATCAGGACCGTCTCTTGGTCGCCGTCCCAGCAGTCGATGACTGACGAACCTGTCCGACACGGCTAGCGTTAGGGGGTCGGGTTGAGACGTGAGGATGAAGATGGCCCTGCCCCGCAAGGATGTTCCACCGCGCCAGACCGTGCGACCAGATCGCGCGACTCGTGGTCCGATCCGCAGGACCTCCTCCCCATTCTCATTCGCCACCGACTCGAAGCCTGAGAAGCGCGTGCCGTTCAAGGTCCTAGCCCACGTCCACCTCTACCCACCGTCCCACAATGCTGGGGCGGAGTGGATGCTTCATGCTCTCCTGAGGTACGGCAAGGAAGTCCGTGGGTGGGACATCCAGGTCATCACCGACCACCTCCCCGAGCGTTCGGACGAGTGGCAGGGGATCAAGGTTCGCCACGATCGCAACGTTCAGCGCCTCGCGCTCGACTATCGCTTCTGCAACGTCGTCATCACCCACCTTGATGCCACCCGCAAGGCGATCGACCTGTCGGCGAGGTCGGGGCGTCCCTTGGTGCACATGATCCATAATGACGCTCAGTTGGCCTATCACCGAGTCCAGCGACGCAATGCCGCCCTGGTCATCTACAACAGCGAGTGGATCAAGAAGGCTGTGGCCTGGCAGGGTCCTGGTGTCGTCTTGCATCCTCCGACTCGGATTGCTGACTACGAAACTGACCCGGTTGGGTCGCACGTTTCGTTGCTCAACCTCTCTGCCGCCAAGGGCGCTTCCACCTTCTACGAAGTGGCGAGGCGAAATCCAGCGATTGAGTTCTTGGGTGTCCGTGGCTCTTACGGCCACCAAGAGCAACCACCCACCGAACTGCCCAATGTCGAGATCATCGACAACCAGGCTGATGTGGTTGGCCAGGTCTACAGTCGGACTCGCGTGCTGCTCGTCCCGAGCCACTACGAGTCATGGGGCAGGGTCGCCGTCGAGGCAGCATGTTCTGGTATCCCATCGATCTGTGCTCCAACCCCTGGGCTGCGTGAGGCTGGCGTCGCTGCCGCCTACGTCGATCCAGATGACACCGCTGAGTGGAACAAGCAACTACGCCGACTCATGCGGAGCCAGGGCGCGTGGGAGGAGGCGAGTGGCGTCGCCAAGCAAAGGGCTGTCGAGTTGGACAAGATCGCCGAGGAGCAGTTGGCCGAAACGGCCGAAGCGATGGAGGCACTCGGATGAGGAAGGCAGGGCAGTACCTCATCACCGGATGCGGACACCAGGGGACCGGATGGATGGCCCGAGCGATGAACCTGCTCGGCCACGCCACGGGCCATGAGTGGGTCTACAACTTCCGCGACGAACCTCGTTGGGCGAACCTGCAGGGTGAGAGTTCTTGGCCAGCAGCAGCCAAGATCACCGAGATGCGCCGACCCATGGCAGTGATGCACCTGACCCGTCACCCCATGGATGTTGTGGCCTCGATCCACAACTCGAACTTCCTGCGATCGAACTGCACATGCGGGCATGAGCCAGATGCTCACCGAGGTGAGCCGTATGTGCAGTACGTCTTGGCCGAGTTCCCCGACCTGTGGGACATCCAGCCAGACGAGGTGCGTGCCACGGCCTGGGTGATCATGTGGAATCGCCTTGTCGAGTCCAACGCCAAGGATCGCTTCTATCGCAAGTTCAAGATCGAGGACGTGTCATCGCAGCCATCTGAGTTGGTACGGGCCGCCCTGTTCCTCACTGGCATCGTCCACTCCGAGGAGTTGGCCGTTGAGGTGCAGTCGTTGATCCCGAGCAACTTCAACACTCACCGACACAACCCCGAACCCATCCTCACGATGGACGATCTTCCGGCTGGGTACTGGCGCGACCAACTCCGACTCCTGATCAACGACTACGGCTATGGAGACACCGATGGAAGTCAATGAGGTCGCAAGGGCTTGGGAGCAGGCCGCGAAGTCCGACAAGGCGCAGGGCTACATCCACCCTGCAGGCAACCTGGGCGATGATGCCTACGAGCAGTCGGGGCAGGAGTCTGCCGTCGCTTTGATGTCTGCAGTCTCCCCTTACCTCGGGATGCTCCCAACCGACCCGAAGGTCCTCGACTTCGGCTGTGGTGACGGCAGGGTGCTCAAGTACGTCGCTCAGGAGTTCACTGACATCTGGGGGGCTGACGCTTCGGCCACCATGCTTGAGCGCCTTGCCCGTCGCGTGCCAGAGGCCAAGCGCATCCAATCGACGGCAGCAGATGGGGCGATGGATGGCATGGGGTTCAACTTGATCTACTCCTGGGCCGTGTTCATCCACCATGACCATTCCGGCGGCCGAGACATGTTGGTGGGGCTCGCCAACGCGGCGGCACCTGGGGCGATCCTGGCCGTCCAGATTCCCTGCTACGAGGTTGCTCGCGAGCGTGATGGGTGGATCGATGTCACCGTGTGGACCGAGACGCTGATCTACGCAGCGGCCAAGAGGGCTGGGCTGGCGGTTGTCGAGTTGCACAAGTGCCCAGGTGAGTTCTCGTATGAGAACGTCGGGGAGAACCACTTCAAGGTTCAGGTGTTTCGCAAGCAGCCTTAGGGCGTCGATTCCGACGTAGGCGAGCCTCGCGGCGTCGCTCATCTTGGTCCATGCCGCCCCAGATGCCAAAGCGCTCACCGTTGGACAGCGCTTCGTCCAGGCACTCCATCCGCACCGGGCAGCGATAGCAGATCGCCTTGGCCTCTCGGGCTAGGGCTAGATTCCGCTCAGGGAAGAAGATGCGTAGTTCTTCCCCTAGGCAAGCAGCCTCATCGCGCCATGCGCCCATCGTCTTGGGCCTGCGGGCGGCCATGTCTCATTCCTGCGAGCGGCATCGCTTGCACGACCCACTGCACTTCCCGCCCATGGTCTGCACGGGCGAACGCAAAGCGAGCAACCGATGGAACTGGTTGGTCAACTCGGGCCACACCGCCTCAAGGACTGTCCTGACCACGCAGGTGTCGCACGAACATCCGTAGCCTTCATAGGCGCTGTCGTACAGCACCATGAGCGCAGCCTTGGCTGCATCTTCGGCGACTGAGAATCGCTGCCAGAAGTCGTCGTCCCACAACTCGTCGCCGAGCGCCGTGTCGAGTGAAGCGACCTCGCCGTTCTCATCTTGCATGGACATGCCTTTCAGCGTACTTGTGGGTCAGTCCCACATCGCGGCAGCAGATCGCCTGTAGCCAGCAGGACAGTCGCAGAGGGCGGAGCCGTTCTTCTCGTCGTACTTCAAGCCCGTCCCGCCACAGTTCTCACACCTGGGTGGCTTGGGCTGGTTGTCAGCCTTCTTCGTGGCCATCCTTGCCTCCCGGTGTCGGGCGGCAAGATACTATCGAAACCCTACCAAGGCAAGGAATGTGTCAAGAGAGGGCTTCGCTATCGTCTGTCCAGCCGGACGCGTCGATTGCGGCCTCGATGATCTCGATGTGCTCGTTGGGTGGAATCGGCACCGCCTCAACGTTGAGCATGAGCCACTTGAGGGCTTCCCACATGCGGTCTGCTTCGGCGAACAACTCCTGCACATGGTGATGGTCGAGCACCGTCTCCACGACGCGTCGTGCCGCCTCTCCCTCATCCATATCGAGGAAGTCGATGCCCGACCCGTCGGGGCGCTCAACGATGATGTCGCCCTCGATGTGGATGGGCGCTTCTCGGCTCTTGGCGAGGTCTTGCAGGGAAACAGCGATGGCGGCGATGCGGTTGAAGTCGAGCCGCCCCGTCATGAGCCGCTCCCGACAGGGCGCACCTTGTAGACGGGGGTCTGGGTCACGGTCGTCCCGTGGACCCTGATCTCCATGCGCTCCTCGATGATCTCGTAGTCGCCATCGGCGAACGAGCCGAGTTGCGCCATGGTGTAGAACCTGTCGAAGTCGATGATCTCGATGGGCTTCTTCGTAGTGGCCATGGTGATCTCCTTTCGTTGGCGGAGTTGCCATGATACAACACAGGTGCGACACCGACTGTCGCACCCATCGTGTAGGGTGTGCGCGTGCAAGAAGTCGAGGCAGCAGAGCGGAAGTTGCCCAAGGGCCTGTCCCCCTCCTCGATGGAGATGTACCACCAGTGCCCAAGGCGCTTCGAGGTCCAGAAGATCGATGGTGGTTACGAGCCATCCGGGTATCCGGCCCTGCTCGGCACCTTCGTGCACCGCATCCTTGAGTTGTTGATGCAGCATCCTCCCGAGGAGCGCACCATCGAAACGGCCAAGGAGTGCGCCAAGAAGGCATGGCCTGAGACGGATGCCGACCCGGACTTCCAACTCCTGCAGTTGGATGAGGATGCCAAGCGCAAGTTCCGTTGGTCAGGCTGGCACTCGGTGGAGAACTACTTCACCATGGAGGACCCGAAGTCAGTCGAGGTCGAAGCAACTGAGCAGTGGGTGGAGGCTCGGATCAACGGGGTGCTGATGCGCGGCATCATCGACCGTCTCGACCGCAACGACACCGGCCAACTCGTCATCTCTGACTACAAGAACGGCAAGGTCCCCGGTGAGCGCTATCGAGGCTCCAAGTGGGAGCAGTTGGCCTTCTACGCCGCGGTGGTTCAGGACAACCTCGGGATCACTCCCGTCCAAGGACGCCTCATCTTCACCGCCCACGGCGAGGTGCTTGAAACCCCGATCAATGACGCTTCGGTCACCAAGGTCATCACCAAGGTCACCGCCACATGGTCAGACATCGAGGCCGACTTCCATGAGCGTGGATTCAGGGCGACGCCCAACAACCTCTGCGGGTGGTGTCCGATCCTTCCGGGGTGCCCCGAAGGGATGGCGCACTGCTACATGCAGATGAAGAAGGGGCGGCTCAAGCAGACTGCTCCTGGTTACGCCGTCGTTCAGCAGTTGTCACGCTGAGCAAACCCATCCCGTCGAGAACGCCGACGGCGATGTTGGTGACGGCCTCCATCTCGGAGAGGGTCAGCGAGATTGATCCGTTGACCTGAGCCCTCTGTAGATCAGCCCGCATCAGTCCCTTGAAGGTCATCTCCGTCTCGGTCATGTCGTGCCCCCAACCGTTCGTAGTCGGGGTCACCTGCCCTGATGACCAACCCGATCTCTCGGGCCTTCGCAGGGTGATCCTCGACCCAGCCATTGCAGAAGTTGCATGCCGGGACCAGATTATCCCTGTTGACCAGGCTGCCGCCGTCTGATCGCTTGCGAAGTTCGTGGATGCCTTCGATGCGTCCTCGGCAGTGGCGAGCATCAGCCTCGCCGTAGTGCTCAAGTACCGGACCGATCTCGCAGCCAAACCCAGCCTCGACCAACTGCTTGATGAGGGGGATGCGGTCGTCCTGCATGACGCGCTGACGCTTCTCTGAGCGCTTCTTCAACTCGGTGCGCTTCAACTCGCCGCCACTCTTGAGGCCAGAACCGGACTGCAAGCCCTTCTTGGTCTTGAGTGGCGTCTTGCGCTTCGGTGGACCTGACCGCTTCACCAGACAGACTCGCCGTGCGATGCCTTGTGCAGAGCGATGGGCCACCACCCACGAGGCTTACCCTCGTCGTCGGTTCTCATCTTCCAAGTCTGACCACAGTGCTTGCACCAGCAGCGATCCGACAGGTACTTCATCCCGTAGGCGTGATCGCAGTCCTTGACTGGCGGCGTAGGCCCATAGGGGCGTCGCCCGCTCACGGCCTCAGCACCCTAGGGAACGAGGAAGGGGGTGAGCCGAAGCCCACCCCCACTCGATCAGAACGGTTCCTCGTTGGGGTCGTAGTCGGGCTGCGACTGACCACGACGGCTGCCGCCATCGCTGCCACGGCGGCTACCGCCGCCATCGCCGCCCCGACGACCACCACCACTGCCACGTCGTGACGACTGCTCATGGCCCTCGTCCCTCCGCTCGTTCTTGGTGATGTCGGTGGTTGCCCACCGCAGGGAGGGGCCGATGTCGTCGGCGACGACATCCACCTTGGAGCGGTTCTCGCCCGTCTCCTTGTCCTCCCAGGTGCGGAACTGCAACCGGCCCTCAACGATGACCCGATCGCCCTTCTGGATGGATTCCGCCACGTTCTCCGCGAGGTCACGCCAAGCGGTCACGTCGAAGAAGTGGGCTTCCTCCTGCCACTCGCCATCCTGCTGCCAGCGCCGGTTGACGGCGAGGCCGAATGAAGCGAGGGCCGCTCCACCGTTGGTGAACCTCAACTCGGGGTCCCGAGTCACGTTCCCAACGAGGACGACGCTGTTTCCTGATGCTGCCATGCTTCACACTCCGTGATTGAGTCGCTGTTGCTTAGTCGGTGGCATCACCGTGGCGGCGACGCTAAGCCCGTGGGCAGAACGTTGTCAAGAGGTGCCACCAACACCTTGGTCAGAAGGGGTCGTTGGGGCCAACCTGGGGTGGCTCCACCATGGGTGGCAACGGCCCTTCGTCCAAGACCTTCATCTCGACCTCGACATCGCGATCGAATTGCTCGCGTGTCTTGCCGAGGTGGGCGATGGTGTCGTCCACCATCTGCTGCCACCACTCCGACGCTTCGTTGTAGCCACCCACCAAGGCGGTGTTGATCACCATGATCCCGTAGGGGTGAGCGTTGGCGCGCAGGCAATCGGTGCAGTAGGCGACGCTCATGGGGACGCCGGGCACAGAAGCGACTCCGACTTCCTCATGTTCGCCGCAGACATCGCATGCCATCAGAAGGGTTCCCCCTGGTTGACCCGATCCAGGGTCAACTGCACCCCAGGGTTGTTGGGGTGGTCGGGGTTGATCTGCACCATGGTGATGGATGCCTGCCACTGCTCTCCGCCATCGATCAGGGGGGCAAGACGCTCAGCCACGGTGCGCGGGACGTGCCCGATCATGCCCTGGTTGCCCAGGGATGGCACATGCACCTCAATGGCGTTGGCGTCGAACTCGTTGTTGGGGTTGCGGATGAGCACTGCCGGAAGTGGCTCAGGATCGGTTCCCTGGCCGAACTTCGCTGGCGTCGTCAGGAAGCGCTCAGCCGCGATGTCATTGAGGCGGAAGATGTTACCGGGGTAGCCCGGCACGAAGGTGACGCCGACCACCTTGGTCTTGAACTGATCGGGCAGAGCCATCAGGACGGCCCCTCGAACCAGGAGTCGATCTCAACGAGGTCCTCAGGGGTCCACGCGTTGGGGTCGTCGGGGATGTCGTTCGCCCGCAGGAACTTGTCGAGGTCGCGACGATCACGCTCGTTGAGGCCCTCGACCTCCTCCAACAACTTGTCGAAGTCGATGGGCTTGGTGTCGCCCGACGGCTCGTCCTCCACCACCTCGGCGTCAACGATCGAGTCGTCGCCGGAGTTGATGTCCGTCTCGTAGCCCCTGGTGTCGGCAGCGGGCTGCACGTCATCGTCGGTGGCATCATGGTCAACGTCGGGACGACCATCGTCGTCGGCGTCACGGCCGCCAGCCTCGATCTCAAGCGGTGCCGGTCCCGCGGTGAGGGCCTGCCCTGACCCGATGGCCGCCACCTCAGCGTTGCGCTGACGCCACAGCACCAGGGCCTTGAGGTCCTTGAGGTCGTCGGGGTACCCAGCCTTCTTGAGTGCCCGCCCCAGGGTCTTGGTGCACGCGACGACCCACTCGTCAGGGTCCTTGCGCTTCGGTGCCTCCTTGTAGGCAACGATCGGCTCCTGACCAGGGATGTGGATGGTGCAGACGCAGAAGTTGCCATCGCCGCCGTACTCGGACGGGATGCCGATGACGGTCCCCTTCTTCAACTCGAACTCGTGGGTGGCCCGAGGATGGTCCTCAAGCAGCAGCCCCCAACGCAGTCCTGGGCTGGCAAACGTCTCGATGCTCATAGCGCTCCTTGTCTGGGCAGGTGAACGGGGTTACTTTAGCAGGGGGGTGTGACACCCCTCCTGAGGCCCCCTGGTCAAGTGGGGCTGGGCTACGCTGTTGTCTGAATCTGTCGAGAGAGGTGCCGCGTGCCACGATCTGGCCCACTGCGTCGAGTCCAACTGATGACCAACCGGCGCTTGGCGGGGTTTGCCATGGCGCGCCCACAGGCATCGGCCTACGCCACCACTGCGGCCCTCACCAAGATCGGCGACATCAAGGCCCCCTACGGCACCGTCGAGGCGTGGCAGCGCGACGCTTACGGCTACTACGAGGTCATCGGTGAGGTCGGGTACATCATCGGCATGACGGCCAACACGGTGGCCGCGTGCGAGATCAGGCCCATCGAGGTGGACAACGAGGTTGCCCCCGGTGGATGGCGAGAGACGGGCGATGAGCGCGTCCTGCGGGTGTGGAATGCCCTCGTTGGACCTCGCGGCGGCAAGGCCGAGTTGTATCGCAAGGCGTCCATGAACCTGCAGATCGCGGGCGAGTGCTTCTTGCTCGGCTCGCCGATGGAGGACGAGTTCGGTCGTGAGGCTGGCATCTCCTGGGAGTTCATCTCCCCCGAGGAGTTGAAGGTCGAGAACTACGGCCGCACCATCAAGCGCAACATGGGTGGCTACGGGGGTCAGCAGATCGTTGACCTCGATCCTGACGCCCACTACATCGCCCGGCTATGGCGTTCTGACCCAAGGTTCTCAGACCGCCCCGACTGTGCACTCAAGCACGTCCTTCCCATCTGCCGTGAGGTCGTTGTTCTCACCCAGGTGGTCGATGCCATCGCCAAGTCGCGACTGCCTGCCGGAATCCTGTTCGTCCCCGACGAGATGTCGTTCGGCCCCTACGACGAGACTGAGGACGACAGCGACAACACCGACGAGATCGATCCGTTCACCCAGGAACTCATCGACCACCTGACCGCTCCCATCGAGGATCGTACCTCGGCTGCGTCGCTGGTCCCGCTGCTCATGCGCGGTCCGGCCGAGTTCTTCGACAAGGTGAAGTTGATCGACATTGCCAAGGAACTCGACACGCTCTACATGGAGTTGCGTCAGGAGGCAATTCATCGTCTCGCTACCGGCCTGGACGTTCCGCCCGAGATCATGGAAGGCAAGGGCGGCCTCAACCACTGGTGCTTCGATGACCAGACCGAGGTGCTCACCACTGAGGGGTGGAAGTGCCTCGATGAGTTCGAGGTCGGCGACGTGGTGCTGTCGCTCAACCATGAGACTGGCACCACTGAATGGCGTCCGTCTGTGGACATGTACGTGGCTGACGTGGTGGATGAGCCGATGTTGAGCATCGAGGGTGATCGTCATTCGTCGTTGACCACGATGGATCACCGTTGGCCCACTCTCCACAGGGTGCGGGAGAATGTGGTTGACCCCGAGACGGGTCGTAAGACCTCTCGCGTTGTCGGCCAAGAGCGCATCTGGACCACCAGCGAGAAGTTGAACTCCAACGACTCACTGATTGTTGGTGCCCGTTCATCGGAGCAGCCCGCCGAGCAGAAGTGGTCTGACGAGTTGGTCGAGGTGGCTGCTTGGCTGTGGACCGAGGGCAATATTCGGTTCCGTCATCAACGCGTGTCTCCGCAAATCGGCATCTGGCAGTCCATCAAGGTGAATCCTGACAACGTGGCCAGGATCAGGGCGGCGTTGACCGGGGTGTTTGGACCAGCCCTTGAATCTCTTACTGATGGTGAGGTTGGTCGGCCGACCGGCGATCGCCGTGAGGCGGCCTGGGTAGAGCGGATTCAGCCAGGTCGCCCCGATATGGTTGAGTTCAGGCTCAACGCCTCGGCGGCTGACGCCCTTGTTGGGTTGTTTGACGACCCCGCCCGCAAGGTCCTCAAGTTGGATTTCATCCGCGATCTCACCGTGGCGCAGTTGGAACTGTTCATCGACACCTCCATTCGAGCGGATGGCACTGTCTTGCCAGCCGGGACCATTCACATCACGCAATCCGACCCCGACCGGCTCGCGCCGTTGGAGTTGGCCGCCATCCTTTCGGGCCGTTCCACCCACCTGTATGAAACGAAGCAGAACGGCACCATGCTGTCGATCTCACCAAAGACGACTTTCACCCTGAGCCGCAAGCAGTTGCGGGTTGTGGACTACACGGGTCGCATCTGGTGCCCCACGGTTCCACCTTATCACAGTGTTCTGATTCGGCGAAATGGAAAGGTTGCATTTACTGGACAAACCGGCTACAACATCGACGCGGACTTCATCTCCAAGCACGTCTCCCCCCTCGGTGACATGCTCTCGGAGTTCCTCACCTCGGCCTACCTGCGACCCATGCTGGTGGAGTTCGAGGACATGTCCGAAGATGAGGCATCGCAGTATCGCCTCCTGTTCGACCCCAGCCGCATCACGTCGCGTACCGACACCGGCCCCAATGCTCGTGCCGCCTACGACCGCACCGAGTTGTCTCGCGTCGCCTACCTGCGTGAGTCGGGCTTTGACGAGGCCGACGCTCCTGACTACGACGAGCGCAAGGAGCGTGACCTTCGCAGCCTGATGGCCGCCGAGCCGATCATCTTCGGCCCGCAGGTGATGGGCATGCTGTACCCCGAACTTGAGGGTGAACTCACCCTGCCGGAGAGCAGCGGCGGCAACGACGGGGGCGATCCCGGCAACCCGACTGACGTTCCTGAGCGCAAGAACGACACGGGGCCATCATCGCGTCCCGTCATCGACAACGAGACGGGTCAGGACGAGCCGATGCCACGGGGTCCATCTGGGCCTCGCATGGAAGAAACCATCATCGATCGGCTCGCTACCGGGGCAGACGCGGCCCTTGAGCGTGCCCTTGAGCGCGCTGGCAACAGGGTGCTGTCCAAGATGAATGGTGCCCACGTCTCGATGAAGGACCGCTTCAAGTCCACCCCCAAGACCGAGATCATCTCTGGCGTCAGCGATCGCGAGTTGAGTCAACTTGGGTTGACGCTGACCGACCTGTTCGCTGGTTCGTGGGACAACCTGGCCGTTCGCGGCAAGGGTTGGCTGCGTCAGCACTTCATCGATCAGGGCATCGACAACTTCACCGCCGACGAGAAGGCAGCGATGGTCATGAACTGTCTGCTCGCACTTCTTGAGGTTGAGGCCATGTCTGCGATGCAGCGCCCCCTGAGGGTTGGGCCGAACGGCTTGCGGGTCCCCAACGAGATGATCGAGCAGGCCCTTGAGCAGCACGAGAGGATTCCGACATGAGCGGCAAGCGTTGGCTGGGGGTTGAGGCTGCTGCTGCTCGGCTCAAGGCTTCCTACGCCGCCGATCAGCCCGACCACTCCGCCGGGATCATGGCGTGCGTGCGACCGAACGATCCAGGTCGGTTTGTTGTTGAGGGCGGCACCCCCGAGGAGGAGGTGCACCTCACCTTGGCCTACTTCGGCAAGGTGACCGACGAGGAGTGGACCGATTCAGCGCGCCAGCAGATCGCCGAGGTCATCTCGGCTGAGATCGCTGCTGACCGTGAGCCGATCCATGGCGAGATCACAGCCGTCACCACCTTCGAGTTGGCTGGCGAAGATGAACCGCCTCTCGTCTTGTTGGTTGATGCCCCTGGGCTTGGGGAGATGCGTGCGGCTCTCGTCAAGTCGGTCAACTCGGCCCTGGGTTCCGACCAGGAGATCAAGTCCAATCACGACTTCATGCCCCACATCACCTTGTGTTACGGGGCGAATGACAGCGAGGAAGCCTTTGCCGAGGGACTCATCGGCGAGAAGGTGACCTTCGATTCGGTCGAACTTGTGTGGGGTACCGAGTCCTCCGTATGGCCCTTGGGGTCAAATCGATCCGATGCCATCTCTGACTCTGAGGCCGAGAACGGGCTACGATTTGAGGACACGAATGCCCCGCAGTTCGCTGAGCCAGGTGCCCAGGAGGGTGAGATGCCTTACGAGATCGTGGAGAAGCACCCTGAGTGCAGCGCGGGCGACCCCTACGCGGTCGTCAAGTCTGACGACGGGGAACTGATGGGCTGCCATCCCAGCCGCCAGGATGCGGAGGAGCAGATGGCTGCTCTGTACCAGGCCGAGGAGGGCAAGGAGGAGGACTCCATCGAGGCTTCGGCCGATCCGCTAGCCATCGTGATCGGCGACGAGCCGACTCGTGATGAGCGCCTAGCGGCGATCGATGAGTTCGTTGCACCGAAGAACGGTGCTGGTGGCGGGGGCGCGAGCGACGACGAGGACGAGGAGGATGACTCTGAGTCCGAGGATGAGGTGGAGATCGAGGTTGAGGTCAAGGATTCCGAGTCCGACGACGAGGAGTCCGACGACGAGGAGGACATGGACGCCGAGGGCTCGGCTGAGTTCCAGGCCGTGGCGATCCACCACACCCCGACTTCCGATGGGCCGTGGGACGGTCCGGCCAACGAGGCTCGTGCCAAGTCCGGCGAGAGCGAGGACTACTACCGGAACATCTTCGCGTGGCAGGACCCCGAGGGTGACCCTGAGACGAAGGCTGCCTGGCGGTTCATCCACCACGAGGTGAGCGAGGACGGCACCCCTGGTGCCGCCAACCTGCGCGCCTGCTCGACCGGCATCGGCGTGCTCAACGGTGGGCGCGGCGGGACCACGATCCCTGCCGCCGACCGCGAGGGTGTCTATCGCCACCTGGCAGCCCACCTGGCCGATGCCGAGAAGGAGGTCCCCGAGTTGACCTCCCTAGAGGGTGGCGAGGCCATGGAGGCGGAGAGCACCGCTGAGTTCAAGGCCGTCCCCTCGCACGACACCGCCACCATCGACCCGCCCACCTTCACTGAGTGGGACGGCGATGAGGCGGCCAAGCGTGCCCGGTCCGGCGAGACGCCTGACTACTACAACAAGATTTACGCGTGGGTTGACTCCAACGGTGACCCCACCAACAAGACCTCCTACAAGTTCCCGCACCACGTCGTGTCCGAGTCCGGTGAGCCTGGTGCAGCCGTCGTCTGGGCCGTCCACTCCTCGATCGCCGTGATCGATGACTCGACCATCCCGACGAGCGACTACCAGGGGGTCTACAACCACCTCGCCAGGCACCTGCGTGATGCTGGTGTCGAGGACATCCCCGAGTTGGGCGAGGACGTTGCATCCATCGATGAGGTGCGTGCGGCGATCGCCACGATGCGCGCTCGGTTCCACGCCATGGCCGCCAAGGCCGTGCAGGAGGCTTCCGTGTCCAAGTCCGACATCACCGCATCCGACGACCTAGCCCTAGTGGGCGAGGTGGTTCGTCGTTGGTTCGAGTCCGTCGCCAAGTCCGAGGCCAAGGCCGTCGAGTCCGACGCAGCCTTCGCTGCCGATGACGAGGCAGCCATCTCCGACTGCCCCTGCCACGATGGCGTCCTAGAGGACGGGGCTACCCACACCGAGGGATGCCCCTTCGCCAAGTGCGACGACGAGATGGCCGAGGAGGCACCCGAGGGCGAGGAGATGCCCCCGGAGGACGACGAGGTTGTGGTCGGCGACTTCAAGCGCGGCGACTACGAGTGGGAGGGTGTGCTCATCGTTGAGGGCCTACCCTCCGGCGACGGCCGCATGATCGATGAGGGTGCGCTCACCTGGCGTGAGTTGCCGGTTCCCCTCATGCTGCAGACCATCAACGCTGGTGGTCACGATGGTGCTGTCATCGCTGGTTCGATCCACGAGATCGAGCGAGTCGGCCACGAGATCGTTGGCCGCGGCTACTTCGACTCTGGTGAGGCTGGCCAGGAGGCCAAGCGTCTGCTGAGCGAGGGCACCATGCGCGGCGTGAGCGCCGACATCGATTCGGTGGTGGCCGAACTGCGCGACGAGTCTGGTGCCGACGTTGCCATGGAGGATGTGTTGTTCGGCGATCCCGGCAACGTCATGGAGGTGCTGACCGAGGGTCGCATCATGGGAGCGACGATGACGCCGTTCCCCGCCTTCCAAGAGGCACACCTCAAGGTCATCGGCAAGGATGATGTCGATGAGGACATGGTGCTGGTGGCTTCCGGCTCCAAGGCCGACGGTGAGGTCTGGCGCTTCACCAGCCCCTACCCGCTGGTTGGTCGGGGTGGAGAGTCCTACAAGGTCGAGAGCCTCGTGGCATCCGGTGGCACGGTCACCGAGTTGCCGGTTATCCCGGTCCACCCGCCGCTGGCGTGGTTCGCCGCCGAGGACCCGGAACTCGATCCCAACATGCCCTTCACGGTGTTCCCCAACGGACGCATCTACGGCCTCGTTGCTCGGTGGGGCACTTGCCACATCGGCTTCTCGGATCGTTGTGTCCAGGTGCCGCGGCCTCACGACGGCTACGCCAACTTCCGTTGTGGTCACGTCCTGACCGCAGAGGGCACGTTGGTCAGCACCGGCCCCATCTACGCCGACACCGTGCACCCCAGCCTCAAGATGAGCGCCAGCGACGCCCAGGCGTTCTACGCTCACACGGGTTGCGCTCTGGGTGATGTCGTGCTCTACGAGGGCGAGTTCGGCATCTTGGCCGCTGGTGCGGTCAAGTCCGATGCTCCCATCGAGGCAGTCAACCGCCTGCGCGCTGCCGGGGTTTCCCCCGACTGGCGCACCATCGATCGCAACCTTGAGATCGTCGGCCTGCTGTCGGTCAACGTCTCCGGGTTCCCGGTGTCCACCGCCCTCGTTGCGGCGGCTTCGGAGATCGGTGGCATCGTTCCCACGGTCGGCGGTGAGCCGAAGTGGGAGGTCGATCGTGGTGAGTTCACGTCGCTGGTGGCCGCTGGCTCGCTGATGCCGTGCACCAACTGCGGATCGCACTCCATCGACAACGGGACGGCTCTGGCCCTCCTTGAGATGCTGAACGATCACGCCATCAAGATCGCCGAGTTGAGCGAGGTTGTGCGCCCCTACCGCATGGAGCGGCTGGTGTCTCGCTTGACCGAACTCGGCATCGGGAGTGATCGCTCCGACAGTTAGGCGCTCCATCGTCTAACATGGTCGGCGCGACCATAATGGTCTAACCAGGGGGTTCAGCCTTGGGGCTCGCCGACGAGATCAGTGCATCCCAGGAGAGTCTTTACCGGCGCAGCCGTTCAGCGGTTTGCTCGGTGAAGTTCATCCTCGACTATCTCTCTCCTGAGGACAGGAAGGCGCTCCAAGCCCTTCTTGACGACAAGCGCGTGTTCGGCACCTCCATTGCCGAGTTGCTCAACGGATGGGCACCCAAGGTGGAGATCGCTGCAGAAGATGAGAAGGACTCGGCGCGCTCTGCCGAACTCATTCATCTCGCTCAGTTGTGTGGCTCCATCTCCGATGGAACCGTTCAGCGCCATCGGCGCGGAAAGTGTCTCTGTGCTGAGGACGCCTGATGGCCGACAAGCGTCTGACCGAGGACGTTCCTCAGTTGAGCATCATCAGCGACGCCAACCGGGTCGTCGCTGAGACAGAGCGGCGAACCGTCAAGCACCCCAAGGGGTGGGAGCCTGGCGTCGCGTTCGATGGCCAAAGCGGCGTGATCTCGACCGGCCCGCGCACTGCCCCCAGCGCCCCCAGCGACAACGACTGGCTCGATCTGCTCGCCATCTGGAACCTCGACCCTGAGGTCTACGAGGTTGACCCCGACTACAACCCGGAGTTCCGAGCGTGGGACGCCAACATCGGTGGTGGAGAGGTTCAGCGGTTCTACTACTACAAGGCTCGTATCCGCCTGCGCCACCAGCGCTATGGCATCGATATGGACGAGGTGCTCGATGGCATCCGTCGGTGGAAGCGCCTCAGGGCAGTGCCCACCGGACCTCACTCGCTAGTCGTTCCTGTGTCGGACTGGCAGATCGGCAAGGGTGATGGCGACGGCGTGCGCGGCACTGTCGATCGGATCATGACCTCCTTCGATCGGCTCGAAGATGTCATCGATGACCTCAAGCGCTCCAAGATCGGCCTTGAGTGCCTCTACTTGATCGGCATGGGCGACCTGATCGAGCAGTGCACCGGCAACTACCCGGCCCAGGCGTTCACCACCGAGTTGAATCGGCGCGAGCAGTTGCGACTCACCTTCCGCTGCATGCGCGATGGAGCAGCACGTCTCTCGCGCAAGATGGATCGCATGGTGGTCGGTGGGGTCGCTGGCAACCACGGCGAGAACCGCATCGACGGCAAGTTGTATACGACGCCCGGAGACAACGACGACCTGTTGGTGATCGAGATGGTCGCCAACGCTCTCTTGGAGAACGACGAAGCGTTCGGCCACGTTTCGTTCGCCATCCCCGAGGAGAAGTTGTGGCTCGTGCTGGACATCTCCGGCGTTCCCGTCGGCTTCACTCATGGCCACCAAGCAGGACGTGGGGCTACTCCGCAGCAGAAGCAGAAGGAGTGGCTCAAGGACATGGCCTTCGGTGACCACGACATCGGCCAGGCCCGCATCGTGGTGACGGGCCACTACCACCACTTGTCGGTGATCGATCACGGTCCCAAGGTGCACATCCAGTGCCCAGCGATGGATGGTGGGTCGCAGTGGTGGATCAACCGCACCGGATCGGACTCCTCCCCCGGCACCGCTTGTTTCGTCGTATCATCGGAGTACCGAATGGGGTTCGATCATCTCCGAGTGGTGTGATGGCTGGCGCAAACATCTTGGATCGCCTACAAAGAGACGACCATGACTGGCGAGCGCTAGTCGTCCTAGGGGCGTGCACATGGGAGATCACTGCGATCCTGTCGGGACGCCTGCCAACGATCACCGCAGTGTGGCATCGCTTTCGGACCCACCGTCTTGGGCGGCTTGGACTCTGGCTCGCTTTGGGGTGGCTGGTGGAGCACCTGTTCGGGGAGAACCGTTGATGGTGCCTTGCCTTGTCTGTGGGCAGGAGTATGATCCCATCCGGCATCGCTGGCTGAGCCCGTGTTGCCATGCGAAGGACACATGCTGCGAGGGGGAAGCCTGCCCCCTCCCCGAAGGGAGCACCTATGCCGGAAGTCTTGATCGGAGTGGCGGGGTACGCGGGAGCAGGCAAGGACACCCTGGCTGACCTGCTGGTCGCTCACTTCGGGTTCACCAAGATGGCCTTTGCTGACCCGATGCGCGACATGGCGGCTGCCATCGATCCCATCGTGGGCTACCTCGATACCGAGGACCCCAACGAGGACGAGATCATCCGCTACACCGACGCCATCGAGTGGCATGGCTACACCGACGCCAAGGTGCTCTACCCCGAGATCAGGCGCTTCCTGCAGCGCCTCGGCACCGAGGCTGGCCGCGAGGGGCCGCTGGGTCAGGACATCTGGGTGAACGTCGGCATGGAGCGTGCCGAGGCTTACGACCGAGTGGTGTTCGCCGACACACGGTTCCGCAACGAGGCCGAGGCGATCAAGGCTCGCGGTGGGCGCACCATCCGCATCGAGCGCCCCGGCGTGGTCGCCCCCAACGACCACACCTCCGAGCATGACCTGGCGAAGTGGGACTTCGATCTGCACGTCAACAACAAGGGCACCATCGCCGACATGCTCCCGCGCCTCGAAGGCTTCTTCGCCCGCCACTTCCCCAGGGTCATGCGAATCTCCTAGCCCGTGTCGCACCCAGGTGCCAAGGTGGTCCCCATGAAGCGCTACTCCTCCTCCGAGGTCTATTCCTACTCATCGAGTAGTTGAGCGAGCGCGTTCTCTGGCGCTCGCTCTCACGAGAGGGTGCGCCGGAGTTGGAGAGCCGGGTTTGGCTGTAAACCAGATGGCACTGCCTGAGGGGGTTCGATTCCCTCCACCCTCACCACTTAGGTCCGTGGCGGAAACACTGCTCCTAGGGCAGAGAAACCGCAGCGGACCTAAGCATGGAAGGTCAACCAGACAGGCGTGCTGGGACTCCCTGCTAAGGAGTTCGCCCCTTCCGGGGGGTGGGGTTCGAGTCTTCGGCCTTCCGCCGGAACGAACGTACCGATCTAGTTTTCGAGTCAGGTCAGTGAGCCTGCTCCGTACTGGAATCGGTACGGTCGTGCCGGACATGGAGAGTCAACCGGGCAGGCGTACCGGCGCTCGTTGGAAGCGAGTTGGCACCTTCACGGGTGTGGGGTTCGAGTCCTCGGCTCTCCGCCAAGGAGAGTGAACCGGACAGGCGTGCCGGGACCGTCTCGAAAGCGGATCGCCCCTCCGGGGGTGGGGTTCAAGTCCTCCGCTCTCCGCCACGGAAGGTCAACCCGACAGGCGTGCGGGCACCGCCTTGAAAGCGGATGGGGGCATCAGCCCTGGGGTTCGAGTCCTCGGCCTTCCGCCATCTCTCGCTTGGTGAGCCGAGCGACGTAGGAGTGGTCCATGCTCAACTCCTCAGCGATCGCCCGGTAGGTCCATCCCTGGGAGCGCAACTCCACCATGCGGCGCAAGTCGTCGGGCGTCGTCCGGCGATACCCGGAGAAGTTGTCTCCCGCCGCCTTGCGGGCTCGGTACTCCCGCATGTAGGTGGCCTTCGCCGATGTCGATGGCACCCTGGGGTTGGTGGGCCTCGGCTTGCGGGTCGCGACCTTCTTGACGGGAGGGCTTGCGGCCTGCTCTGTCTTGGTGGCCTTCTTCCTCCTGGCGCACACCGAACAAGCGCAGTCGTTGCGACCTCGACACCGATGATGTGAGCCGGAGAGGCAGTTGGTGCAGGTGATCACGCCGCCACCATAGCAATCCACTGAGACATGTCGCACCCATGATGTATGGTGTGGACCCCGACGAAAGGAGGCCCCCATGATCGACCTGCACGCTCTATTCGCACCCGACGACATCCAGGCCGCTCTGGACGCTGGGCACCTGCTCTCGCAGACCCACCCCGAGTTCGACCTGACGATCTACAACTACTCGTCGCTGTGCCAGATCAGCCGCGCCTGGACCCCGGTCACCTCGTCGTGCCGGGGCATGATCGTCGGTCCCGACGGCAAGGTGCTGGCTCGGCCGTTCCCGAAGCGCTACAATCATCAGATGGCGCGATTCTCAAGCACCCCCGAAGCCGCAGCGATCGATCACGAGTTCTTTGGGACCGGGAAGCCCGAGGCTGATTGGCTAGCCGGGCTTGTGGCGGCGGATGGCTGCATCAAGAACGAGAAGTTCTGGACCATCACACAGTCGGGGGATCACGGACTTGAGTTGATTGAAGCGGTCAGGGGCATGATCAACCATGGCCTGTCTGTTGGTCACTACAAGCCCAAGCGGGGACGAGTGGCTCATTCGATCTACGTTCCGTCGGCCCAGATGGTGGCAGACCTGGCGACCAACTACAGCATCACGCCCCGTAAGAGCCTCACGTTGACTCCCCCCACATTGGACGAAAGTCGGTTCTCTAACTTCCTGAGGGGCTACATCGACGGAGACGGCACCGTGGGGAGATACTCGGTGGGGCGCTGTCCGAACTACCTGATCGTATGCTTGGTCGGAACCGAGGACTTCATCGAATCGGTACACCACCTCAACGAGTCCGGGCGCGTGAGGGAACTCAAGAGGGCCAAGAATACTTGGGAGATCAGGTTCAACGGGAATCACGCCGTTGACTTCTGTCGTCGGACATATGCGGCTGGGAGCGACCTTCCTGTCACGACCAAGGCGAAGAAGGCTTTGGGAGCAATCGGATGAATCACATTGGCGAGTTCTTGGATTTGGCCTCCCTGGATGCCCACATCGAAGCGGGCAACATCTCTCGATCCCCACATCACGAATTCGACCTCTACGTCCTGAACTACACGAACCAGGCGCAGTTCTCTCGCTCGTGGGACAACGAGACGCTTAATTGCCGGGGCCTGATTGTTGACTCGGGCGGTCTGGTCGTTGCTCGAAGTTGGGCCAAGTTCTTCAACCACACCGAGACGGCCGTCCCCAAGTACGCCCTGACCACGCCGCCCATCGTCACCGAGAAGATGGATGGCTCGCTGGGGATCATCTACCAGCGTCCCGATGGGCGCTTCGCCGTCGCCACGCGTGGCTCGTTCGCGTCTGACCAGGCCGTCTGGGCAACGCAGTGGCTCACCGTCGAGATGCCGGGGTTCATCCAGCCTGCTGGTGTGACCACCCTGGTGGAGATCATCTACCCCGAGAACCGGATCGTTGTGGACTACGGCGACCGTGCGGAGTTGGTGCTGCTGGGTGCCATCAACATCGCCACCGGAGCCGACATCCCCCTGTGGGAGATCGACTGGTGGCCTGGTGCTCGCGCCGAGATGCACACCGGCATCGGCCACATGGACGACGTGTACCGCTTCGCGACGGGCAACGAGAAGGAGAACGATGAGGGCATCGTGGCGGTCTGGTACCGCCCCGGCGAGCCGTCGTTCCGGCTCAAGGTGAAGCACCCCGAGTACGTCCGGCTCCACCGGATCATCACGGGCATCAATACCAAGCGCGTCTGGGAGGTGCTGGCTTCTGGCGGCGACTTCTACGACGTACTGGATCGTGTCCCCGACGAGTTCTACGGCTGGGTCAAGGGGGTCATCACTGACCTCCGCAACCAGTACCAGGACATCGAGGATGCGGTCTATGAGCAGTTCCAGATCATCTGCCTCAACACCGACGACGGCGACCGCAAGGGCTTCGCCGCCAAGGCCAAGGCCACGCCGTGGCCGGGGTTGATGTTCGCCCTGCTCGATGGCAAGGACATCGAGCGTGCCATCTGGGACATGATCAAGCCCAAGGCCGAGAAGCCCTTCGCTGACCAGGGTGAGGACACCTGATCCTCCCCTGGTCAGTGTCGCAGTGGTGTGCTACTATCACGCCACGCCAAGAGAGAGGAGACACCCATGGCACGACTCATCATCACCCGAGGTCTACCGGCATCGGGCAAGTCCACCTGGGCGATCGAGCAGATCGCCAAGAACCCCGGTCGCACCATCCGTGTCAACCGGGATGACATCCGCGCCTCGATCCATGGCGGCGGCAAGTGGTCCAAGACCAAGGAGAAGGCGACCGTTGCAGTTCGCGACGCCATGATCCGTGCTGGTCTGGCGCAGGGCCTCACGGTCATCTGCGACGACACGAACCTGCCCCAGAAGGTCGTGGACGACCTGACCTTCCTGGCGCACGAGGCCAAGGCCGATGTGCTGGTGCAGGACTTCACCCACGTCTCGCCCGAGGAGTGCATCAAGCGTGACCTCGCCCGTGAGCGCACGGTGGGGGCCGAGGTCATCATGCGGTGGTACAACGACTTTCTCAAGCCGGACATGACCGTCACCGTGGATGAGTCCAAGCCCAAGTGCGTCATCGTGGACGTGGACGGCACCCTCGCCCTCCACGTCGCTCGCGGCCCCTTCGAGTACGACAAGTGCTCGACGGACGCTCCCAATCCCCGTGTGGTCGAGTTGATCAAGATGCTCCGCTCGACCTACGAGGTGGTGGTGTGCTCTGGCCGTGAGGGCACCGATCAGTGCCGCGCTGACACCATCGAGTGGCTGCAGCGTCACGGCATCACCTTCTCGGGGTTCTTCATGCGCCCCGAGGGTGACATGCGGAAGGACGCCATCATCAAGCGCGAGATTCTGGAACGGGACATCCTCCCGCGCTGGAACCCTGTGCTGGTGGTGGACGACCGCGATCAGGTCGTCCGCATGTGGCGCGATGCCGGGCTGACCTGCTGGCAGGTCGCCGACGGCAACTTCTGAGAGCCGCCCCCTGTTGTAGTCCTGTCGATCAGGTGCTACAACAGGGGGCCATGCTCGAACCTCCCGCATGGCACGCCTTCGCCAACTGCCGGGGTTGTGACCCCGACCTGTTCTTCCCCCAACGAGGTGAATCGACCAGGGAGGCCAAGGCGGTGTGTGCTGGGTGCGTGGTGCGCGAGGACTGCCTTGCCGACAGCGTTAGTGAGAAGTTCGGCATCTGGGGTGGCCTGAGCGAGCGTGAGCGACGCCGCATCCGCAGGCGGATCGCCCTCGCTGGATAACCCCTTGCGCTGGTGTCGCACCCGTGTGCTAGGGTCGTAGACATGTTCAGGTCCAGCGACTTCCGCGAACGAGATCAGCGCCGCTCCCGGCGTTGGCGTCGCGATGCGCGACCTGAGGAGCGCAACTAACCCGTACCCCTCATATCCGGGTGCGGGAATCATCCCCCCGGAGACATAGGGTGCGTCACCTGCCTCTCAAGCAGGAGAATCGGGTTCGAGTCCCGGCGGGGGGACTAGGGAGTGTGGTGGTCGCGTGAGCACCATCCCGAGTCAGGAACAACACCAGTGGATCGGTGCCTGACGAGTTGGAGCACTCCCTCACAACCTAGGTCCGTTGGTGTAGTGGTCTTGCACGTTGGCTTGTCACGCCAAAGGAATTGGGGGTTCGATTCCCCTACGGACCGCGTAACTCCCTGGTGAGCCTCTCACCGAAGCGCCCAGGGAGAGAGAACAAGCCCCAGGAGACGTATGGCGAGTCGCCGGACTTTCAATCCGGTTGTAGCGGGTTCGATTCCCGTCTGGGGTACGCAACAACACATAGGCCAGCCACAGGGTGGACGGGAGTCTCCAAAACTCCTAGGCAGGGTTCGAGTCCCTGTTGGCCTGCCAAGCGCCCGTGGTCTAATGGATTAGGACACTTGACTACGAATCAAGAGGCTGCAGGTTCGAGTCCTGCCGGGCGCGCCAACCCGATGTAACTCAGCGGAGAGAGTGCCGTCTTGCGAAGGCGGAAGTCGCAGGTTCGACTCCTGCCATCGGGGCTTGACAACAGAACTTCCCCCGTTGGTGAAACGGAGATCACGGCGTCGTCCGAAGGCGCAGTTCCAGGTTCGATTCCTGGGTGGGGGGCCACCGGGTAGGGGTGACGGCTTGGAAGCACGCCGGTCTGGGGGACCGGAGGACGCGGGTTCAAATCCCGCCTACCCGACCAGAACTACTTGCGACGAAGGTACTTCCAGACTCGTGAGTCCGAATCAAACAGGTGCTTGAGGAACCATGCGAAGAAGGTCACGACTCCACCAGCGATGATCGCCGTCCAGACCGGAGACTCTCCGGCGACGTACTGGATGTGCTCGGTGAGAGTGTCGCCGCCGCTGTCGTTGATGAGCGCTGGGACCTCGATGGCGAAGAAGCCGACGACGGCGCTCACCAGCCAGATCACCCAGGCGATCGTCCAGCCCTTGCGAGGCTGATCCCCCTCGGGAGTGGGCGGCTTCTTGGCAAGGAAGGCCATGCGCCCCACGAAGGCCGCTCCACCCAGAAGGGCTACCGTGAGCAGGGTGGTGGCGACGACATCCATAGCGCAAGCGTACTCTCGCCCTCGTGGTGGAAGGGATACCACGGCTCTCTCCTAAAGAGCAGGTCTGGGTTCGAGTCCCAGCGAGGGCGCTACAAGCCTCCGTCGTCCAACGGATAGGACACCCGCCCTCTAAGCGGTGGATGCGGGTTCGACTCCTGCCGGGGGCGCTGTCGCACTCAAGTAGTACGATCTGTTGCGTGATCGGTGAAGTTGAGTTCGAGGTACCAGACCTTGCCGAGCCAATCAGGGCTTGGAGATGTTGGCTGCTGGATGGCGACTTCGCTACGCCCATCTTGAAGTCGCCTCAGTCTGGTGTCATCTGGCCGCCAGTGAACGGGTGGCCGAGCGCAGTGATTCGTGATCCTGAGCGCAACTACATCACCGCGACGTGTCGGAACGTGACGGGACCTTGTGGGTCATCGCCGTCGGCATCGCGAGATGGTCACCGTGGGGTCGGTTGTGGCATCTACGCCTACAAGACCGTCGAGGACCTGGCGTGGGATTGGCCTCTTGCTGGCTTGAGCCGCTTCTCCCCCATGAACCTGCTTCCCCCACCGTGGGCGCAAGTGGTGTGGGGCCGTGTGCTGTTGTGGGGTCGCGTGTTCGAGCACGATCGTGGCTATCGGGCTGAGTTCGCTCGCATCGACTCGTTGGTGAGCGTGCCAAACCTTGGCTTCCTGTCGGACGACAAGTTGCTTGATGTCGCCAAGTTCTACGGGGTTCCCTACGAGGTGCTCACCACCGTGTCCAAGGCCGACCTCGAAGCGGCGGCGTTGGCTCGCGAGAACGAGATGGTGGAGCGGATCAATGCCGCCTACACCAGCCTCGGGGTAGCCCTGGACAACTTGGTTGATGTGATGACGCGTGGCATGACCCAGATGGTCAAGAGCGTGGCGGATGCCATCGAGCGCTTCAATGCCACCTACGGCAAGGGCGACGACAAGGAGGATGACGATGGGTGAGATCGGAGAGCCGGTGCGTGAGGAGCCATGGCAGGTCCCCGCACCGCCAACGCATGAGCCGGTGAAGGAGCCTTCCCCTGAGCCGGTCGAGCAGCCCGAGCCTGAGCGCCCCCTGATTCCCGCCTGATCGATGTCGCACCCGGCTGCTATGTTGCAGCCATGAACGTGATCCTGCAAGGGGTTGTCGGCTCAACCGCCTACGGCCTCGCTACCCCAACTTCCGACATCGACCGCCTCGGCGTGTTCCAAGCCCGCACCTCTGAGTTGCTGGGCCTGCATCCGCCCAAGGAGTCGCGCGTCTCGACCAACCCGGACGTGACCCACCACGAGTTGGGCAAGTTCGTGAAGTTGTGCCTGGCGAACAACCCCACGGTGATGGAGTTGCTCTGGCTTGACGAGTACGAGGTGATGACCCCCCTGGGTGAGCGCCTCATCGAGCATCGTCAGTCCTTCATGTCGCAGCGCATCCGCAAGACCTACGGTGGCTATGCCCGCCAGCAGTTCGAGCGGCTGATGCGTCGTGAGGAGGCCGAGCCGGGCGCTGGCTTCGCTGCCGACCTCAAGAAGCGCACCGAGAAGCACGCCCGCCACTGCTACCGCCTCATCCTGCAGGGCACCCATGCGCTTCGCACGGGTGAGTTGCGGGTGCGGCTGACTTCTGAGGAAGTTCAGATGTGCCGTGAGGCTGGGCTGATGGCAGCCAATGACGTGGTGGAGTTCGGCAAGTCCGTCGAGATCGCCATGGCCGAGTTCGATGCCACCCCCACGGACCTCCCTGAGCATCCCGACGATGCGGACGCGAACTCGATGCTCGTGGTGGCTCGCACGCTCGATCTCACCGCTCCCTGAGAAACTCCTTGCGCGGGTGTCGCACCCAGGTGCTAAGGTGATCGAAGAACGCATCGAGCGTTGAGCCACAGGAGGTGACCCAAATGCGAGCGTGTACGAGCATCACAACTGAGATGACCGGCGCTGGCATGGGGATTCCCGTAGGCTCCGGTCGATTTACCGGCTGACGCTGGTAGCCCAGGTCGCGGCTGGGTGAAACGGTTTCCACGCCTGGCTCATAACCAGGAGACATCCGGTTCGACTCCGGTAGCCGCCACCAACCTGCCAGACCGATGATGGGACGCCCACCGAATGACCCGGAGGCGAAACCCGGAGGTCTGACTCCCGACGAGATGGTGCAGGCCACTTGTCGGACTCGGGTGAGGGGGCTTCGGCCCCCCACCCGACACCATGGGGCAGCATGTACCAAGGCGGGCGACAGTGCTTTGCAAGCACCGTGTGGTGGGTTCGATTCCCACCTGCTCCACTGCAGCAGGGTCACCTGCGAGCAAGCGATCATTGACAACTGAATAGGTCTACACAGATGGGGCACGCGCAGGGCGCACGCGTCGCTGGCAGCGAAGCATCGCGGGGTTCGAGTCCCCGGTGCTCCACTGTGGGGAAGGCCGACGGACAAGGCTTAGGCCCGTGAGAGCGTCAGTACGAACGTGGGAGGACTTCGGTCCGCTTCACCACGCGGAGGCGTTCAAGCCGGGGTGGGTAGCGAGTGGTCGAGTTCTTCCCCCACCAAGGTCGTGGTACGGCTCCGGGCAACCGGGCCGCCACGGCCTCGTGCGGCATAGGTGTTACGGGTTGCATACCTGCCTTCCAAGCAGAGGGACGGGGTTCGAGTCCCCGATGCCGCTCCAACCCCATGGATCGGAGTCGCTACCCGCTCCATGCGTCGCCCTACTGCTGACGGGGGCGTGAAGGTGATACCCCACGAGAGTGTGCACGCTCGACCGGGGCACGTCGGCTCCAAGCGTTCAAGGTGTTCCTGGCTGCACGCCACCTTGCCATGGTGGAGGAGGGGGTTCGAGTCCCCCTGGACGCTCCAAGGTTCTCAGGTGTCCGGTTGGATCGGCACGACGGTCTGAAAAGCCGTAGGGCTGGGTTCGAGTCCCAGGGGAACCACACAAGGTGTTTCCACTGTTTCCTCTGGCGGAAACAGGAAACACCGAGGACATGCACGGGTAGCGCCAAGCGGCAAAGGCACCTCCTTCACACGGAGGGGATCGTGGGTTCGAGTCCCACCCCGTGTACCAAGCGCCGGTGCCCGAGCGGCCTAAGGGGGCGGCCTGCAAAGCCGTACTACGGGGGTTCAAATCCCCCCCGGCGCTCCATCGCAAGAACTCCCACCCGAGCACTCGGGGGTGGATCGAGTAACAAGGACCCATCGTCCCCCGCTTCGGCCGGATCGGTGCTAGGAACCCACTGAGTGCGTCACCGGGGCGTATACCCTCCGTCTGATAAGCGGTAGAAAGGTTAGTTGGTGACACGGAGGTTCAAATCCTCCCGCCCCGACCATGGTGAGAGACAGGAAGGTACGAGGGTTCGATTCCCTCACGCTCCACTCGTGGGGCGTCCGGTGGACTCCGGTGAAGTCGGTTCGATTCCGACGCCCCGTAGGGGTGATGGTCACGAATAGGGTCGCTCCCGCCGAGGTGGTTCGACTCCACCACTCTCACCAGATCATGCACGGGTGGCCAAGTCTGGTAAGGCCCCTCCATGACACGGAGGAAACCGCGGGTTCAAATCCCGCCTCGTGCACCACTGCGCCGAAGTCGATTGGCGAGACAGCGGCCTCATAAGCCGTGGTAGAGGGTTCGATTCCCTCCGGCGCGACCACGCACCCAAGGTCTAGACGGCGAGACGGCGGCATGGTAAGCCGCAGAGCGGGGTTCAAGTCCCCGTGGGTGCTCCACGCACTGGAAGCATGAATGGTGATGCGGCTGTCTCGTAAACAGCAGAACCGGGTTCGATTCCCGGCCGGTGCTCCATGCCGTTGGCCCTGGTGGGCGCGCCGCCGTTGTACCGCGGTTACCTCGGGTTCGATCCCTGGCGACGGCTCCAAGCACTAGACATCGTTAGACCTGTTCAGTTGTCTGCCCTCAAGGAGACAGATCATGCGAGTTGAGATTCGCCCCGGTGAAGGGGGTGAGGACGCCCAGCGCTTCGCCAAGGAGTGCCTTTGACGCGTTCTGCAAGGCGGCCCGCCGACGTGGGCTTGAGCCAGCAGTCAGCGAGTCCGCTCGCACCATGATCTTGGAGATCGCCGACATCTCCTTCCTTGAGCCCTTCGTCGGCACCCACCGCGTGCAGCGCATCCCCAAGGGGGAGCAGCGCCGTCACACCTCGACGGCCACGGTTGCGATCGTCGGCCAGGTAGACAATGACGACTTCATCCCCGATGAGGAAATCGAGGAGCGGTTCGATCGCGGTGGCGGCAAGGGTGGCCAGCACCAGAACACCACCGACTCGGCGGTGACCCTCACCCACACCCCCACCGGGATCACGGTCCACATCGAGGGACGCAAGCAGTGGGGCAACCGCCAGGAAGCACGTCGGGTGCTATCCGAACGGGTAGCAGCCCATCGCCGAGCAGAGGCGTTGCGGATGTGCAACGACCAGCGGCGCGCCCAGATCAACCCGGAGCGCTCCGCCAAGTCGTTCACCCACAACACTCAGCGCAACGAGGTGGTGGACCACGACTCGGGTCGGTCGTGGCGGCTCACCGAGTTCCATAAGGGCAAGTTCTGATGTCACAGCCATCCGCTATGGTGTGCCGATGGCCAGGATGCTCGTACTCGGTGACACGCACGGCGACGTGAAGTTCTTGGAGCGCGCCTGCCGGATGGCCGTGAAGTCCGACTGCGACCGCATCGTCCAGGTCGGCGATTGGGGCTTCCTGTGGCCAGGAGCGAAGAACGATCGCCTCAAGGCGATCACCAACGTGTTGGCGCAGTTCGACCTCCACATGTTCTTCCTCGACGGCAACCATGAGTGGTATGGCCGCTTGGAGGAGATGGGGGCGACCCCCGATGCTCCCCACATGGTTGCGCTGTCGGATCGGGTCGCCTACTTGCCTCGTGGCTTCACTTGGGCTTGGGGCGGCGTGACCTTCATGTCGCTTGGCGGTGCCTTCTCCATCGACCAGGACCAGCGGACCAAGTTCATCGACTATTGGCCCCAGGAGACGATCCGTTACGCGGACGCTGACCGTGCCATTGCCGCTGGGCATGTGGACGTGATGTTCACCCACGACGTTCCCGAGGGCGTTGTCAAGTTGGAGGCGATGCTGCATCGCGCCAGTGATCACTACCGGAGGTCCTACGGGGCCAAGTGGAACTACAAGTTGGACCCCGGCAGCCGGGCCAACCGCAAGACGTTGCGCGCCGTCGTTGACGAGGTGCAGCCCTTCTTGCTGATCCACGGCCACTACCACTGGCGCTACGACGACACCTTGGTGGGCGAGGACTACACCACCGAGGTGCGCGGCCTTGACTGCAACGGCTCGGGCGAGAGGGCCTGGGGAGTCGTGGATACGGCCGATGTCTTGAGATGGAGACTTGTCGTTGACGACGACGAATGAGGACATCCAGCAGCACCCGCTCCACCGGGTGGTGGTGGGGGCGTTGAAGGACACCATCAACATGCACGGCCCCATCACCCCCGAGTGGATCGGGTCTGCCGCCAAGCGGATCACGGCTGCCGTGGTGGCCGAGCAGAAGAAGTCTGCGGAAACCTCTTGATCGAGTGTCGCACCCGTGTGCTAGGGTCGTAGACATGTACCGATTGCTCCCCCTCCTACGGCCACTCAAGGCCAAGCCTGGGCATCAGCGCCCGCGCCATGCTGCGCGACCGCTGAATCCCCAGCAACAGGGGTAGAGCACCTTCTCTCCCCCTGTGGCCTGAGAAGGTCTTGCGGGGGTGGCGTAACTGGCAGCCGCGCCGGGTTTAGGTCCCGGTGGCCGAGAGGTCGTGAGGGTTCGAGTCCCTCCTCCCGCACCGAGTGCCCGTGGCGGAACTGGTAGACGCGTTGTCCTCAGAAGGCAATGTCCGCAAGGGCGTGAGGGTTCGACTCCCTCCGGGCACACCAAGTCAGCATGGTGGAATGGTAGACACGCCGTCTTGAGGGGGCGGTGGCCGCAAGGTCGTGAGGGTTCGACTCCCTCTGCTGACACCAAACGCAAGAAACGCAACAAGATCAAGCCCGAGTGGCGGAACTGGCAGACGCGCTCGTCTCAAGAACGAGTGACCTAGGTCGTGTGGGTTCGACTCCCACCTCGGGCACGCAAGGCTCTTTGACAACAGAAGATCACCGATACAACGGGACGGGGTGACGGCTTGGATTAGACGGCAACGCTATAATCTAATCCATGACGATCACCCAGAAGTGCAAGCGCTGCGGAAAGCGGCGTGAACACGGACTCCGACGCAATGGCAGTGCTCAGGCGTACTGCCGTCAGTGTCAGAGGGAATACAGCAAGAGTCACTACGAAACCAACAAGGGTTCGTACAACGGCAGGAGGTTGAAGCACCAACGGCAGCGACGCCAAGACGGATACAAGATCACGAACTCGGCCAAGGATCGCCCTTGCGTCGATTGCGGGGTCAAGTACCCGACCTACGTCATGCAGTTCGATCATCGGGACCCGACGACCAAGAACTTCACGATTGCCACCCATGTTCGCAATGGTGGCTCCTTGAAGGCGCTGATCGCCGAGATCGAGAAGTGTGACGTGGTTTGTGCGAATTGTCATGCCGAAAGGACGCATCAACAACGCAACGGGACGGGGTGACGGTTTGGTTGCACGCCGCGTTCGGGACGCGGAGGTCGCGGGTTCAAATCCCGCCGTCCCGACCATCGGAAGGTGGTGACAAGCGCACAGCGGCCGTTGGGGCCGCAGGACCGGGGGTAGCGTCCCGGCTTTCCGACCAACGGGTAGGTGCCGGATGGCAAGGCACTCGGTTTGGGGCCGAGACTAAGGAGGTTCGATTCCTCTCTACCCGACTTGATCGATGGTGGCCGCAATTGGTAGCGGTAGCCCGACGGGGTTTGTGCGGGTTCGAGTCCCGTCCATCGATCAACCATTCCGGGGAAGGTTGATGGCATCCTGCCCGCACTCTGAATGCGGACCACGTTGGTTCGATTCCAACCCCCGGAGCCATGGTGACCGGAGCCGGATGGAGAGGCGCTTGGTTGTGACCCAAGCAGCAGGGGGTTCGATTCCCCTCGGTCACCCCATCGATCGGGAGTGGTGTAACGGCAGCACGCGAGGCTTTGAACCTCGTAGGTGAGGGTTCGAGTCCTTCCTCCCGAGCCAACGTCACAGCGACATGATACTATAGGAGAATGCTAGGTAACCGAAAGAACCGAGGTCGCCACGGCGATAGGTACTGCCCCTACGGGTGCTGCCGCAGCCTGGTGACCGGCAAGAAGTCCAAGACCCGCCGCATCTTGCGGACCCGCGACAAGCGGGCCTGGGTCAAGGACCAGCGCAACTGATCGTTCCGGGGTGGCCGATAGGCAAGGCGGCTCCCTGTTAAGGAGTTTCAATGTGGGTTCGAGTCCCACCCCCGGAGCCAACCCGAGATGGCGTAGCAGGCAACGCGGCTGGCCGTTAACCAGCAGTGGGGGGTTCAAGTCCTTCTCTCGGGGCCATCCAGGTGTAGCAAACGTTGGCATTGCACCCGCCTCTTAAGCGGACTAAACGTGGGTTCGATTCCCGCCGCCTGGACCAACCGCCTCAAGCATTGATGGTGATGCACCCGACTCTTAATCGGGAGAGCAGGTTTCGAGTACCTGGGGGCGGACCATGAGAACGAAACCAACGCCAACTCCAATCTCGGGGGTATGGCGTAGCGGTAGCGCACCGGACTTTTAATCCGAGAGGCCAGGGTTCGATCCCCTGTGCCCCCACTGCACCCAGGAGGTGACCCATGGCGAAGTATCTTCGCAAGGCGCAGGAGCGCCTGGCCAAGCGCATCAAGGCATACGAGGAGGACACCAAGGGTGCCTCTGGCAAGTCCTCCGGCCGCAAGCGGCCCGGCAGCCTCAAGACGCGCCGCTAGATAAGGGTGTCATCAAGACGCGACACCAGTGTCGCACCCAGGCGCTAGGATCGTCGCCATGTACGGGTTCATGCTGTTCCTGGCCACGGTCGCCCTCGTAGCCTTCATTGTGGTCGCTTGCCTCGGCATCCGTTCGCAGTGGCGGGCGATGAGGGCATCCAGCGTCACGATCAAGCATGGCGAGGTTGATCACAACCATCGAGAGATGGCTCGCCTGCTTGACGCCATGCTGGTCCAAGACGAGATGGTCCCGTACCTCAACGCTCACCACCGTGACCGCGCGAAGCAGTTGGTGGATGAGTTCCACTCCCCCTGAAAGGACCATCATGAAGTACCGCTTGGCTGCGGTGTTCGCAGCACTTGTCGTCGTGCTCGCAGGTTGCACCTACGACTCGACACAGAGCGACGAGGTGTCGTGCGCCTACGGTGGCGGCCCCTTCGAGTCGCCGCAGTTGAAGGAGGAACTCGACCCTGGATCGGGCCGCTCCTTCATCGGGGTGTTCGATGACACCTACCACTACCCGACTTCCCAGCGCACCTACGACATCAGCCCCGTCGAGGGCGAGGGTGACGAGCCGTCTCGCTCCGACCTGATCATGGCACCGTCGTCTGACGACATCCGCATGGAGGTCGGCATGATCGTGCGGTTCAAGTTGAACACCAACATCGTGTGCGAGTTCCACGAGCAGGTCGGCCGCAAGTACGACGCCTGGACCGACGAGGGTTGGCGCAACATGCTGCGCGAGACGTTCCGTCGTCCCCTTGAGCGCTCGATTCAGGAGACGGTGCGTCGCAACGAGGGCCGCGCTCTCTACTCCAACGCTGATCTTCTGATCGAGGTCGAGCGTCAGGTCGGCACCGGACTCAAGGACAACATCAACCGCACCCTTGGTGCCGACTACTTCTGTGGCCCCGGCTTCCAGCATGGCGAGGAAGCCTGCCCCGAGTTCGAGGTGACGCTCACCCATCTGCAGCCCTCGGACCCATCGGCCCTGGTGGCCTTCGAGGCCGTCGAGATCGAGAAGGCCAACACCGCCGCGGCAGAGCAGAAGGTGCTCACCGCCGAGCAGGAGGCCCTCGCGATTCAGGAGTTGCAGGACGTGATGGCAAACGGCGGCAGCGCTGTGGCCCTGCTCGAAGCCGTGCGGTCCGGCAAGGTCACCTTCTGGGTGATCGATGGTGAGGGCCTGTCCGTGCAGGCACCTCCTCCCACGACGACCCCTGGTGGCTGATGAGCGACCTGGCGTCTGAGCGCACCTGCTGGGACTGCTTCTTCATGGAGCAGGTCGATCTTGCGGCCAAGCAGTCCACCTGCAGGACGCGCCACGTTGGTGGCGTGCTGGTGCGAGGCAACCGCATCGTTGCTCAGGGCTTCAACGGCAACCTCCCTGGTCACCCTCACTGTGACCAGGGAGGTTGCGACCGTTGTGCCGACCGAGCGCGAGGCATCGGCGAGTCCGGTGAGGCCCTGGGTGCATGTCTGTGCGTCCATGCCGAGCAGAACATCGTCTCCTACTGCGCCCGCAACGGCATCTCGATGGCCGACACCACGATCTACCTGCCGTGCAACCCGTGCTTGGACTGCATGAAGTTGATCGTCTCGGCCGGGGTGAGCGAGATCGTGTTCCGCGACCGCTACCCATCGACGTTTATCTTGGTGCGTCGCGTCGCCGAGGTGTCCGGGGTGACCATGCGGTTCGCCTCGTGCAACTGCACCACCGAGTAGGTCGTTCGGATCATCTTCCGAGAAACCCCTTGCAGGTGTCTCACTCGTTTGCTAGAGTTTGCTCTAGTTCGCAAGACCCCAGACCGCAAGGACGGGGCACTACAACTGAATAGATCGCAGCAGCAGCGTTGCGTAGGAACGGGTTACTTCTCCTGTTAAGAGAGTGGAGAGGGTTCGACTCCCTCCGGGGCCGCCAACATGGTCCCGTGGTGTAACGGCCAGCACACTAACCGTCACCTGATCCGCCGAGTTCTCGCTGCTGCTCAATCGCACGACGACGTTGCGAAGCGTTGGGATACTTCCGGTACCACTTTCACCGGGCCTACCTCGTGGTCGAGGACCTGCACTCCGTTGCAGGAAGTGGGGTTCGATTCCCCGGCTCTCCTCCTGATGCGCCAAGTTCTCGTCGTCGCACCACCTCGGTGGCGATGCGTAGCGTTGGGATACTTCGGTAACACAGGTTCGACTCCTGTCGGCCAGAGCAATCTGGTTTGGCCCCACTTCGGAGGGGCATCGAGTCCTCGGACTCAACAGCACTCCTGATGCGCCAAGTTCACGCCACCAAGATGTGGGACGTTGCGAAGGTCCGGGTTACTTCTGGCTTCCAATCAGACCCAACACCTGTACCGACGAGTTCTCGTCCCCTCAACCGCTGGTGGCGGTGGCGATGCGAAGCCATGGGTTACTTCATCTTGGAACGAACACCTGCGGCGACCAAGTTCACGCCACTGCACCCAGCCCAACCGAAAGGAGCACCACCATGGCCAAGTTCTCGAACACCAAGCCCGCGCCGCGCAAGCGTGCGACGGCCCCGACGAAGGTGACCGGCACCCGCCTCGCTACGCACGAGGGCGGCACCGGCTACGCCAAGGACGACAAGACGGCCCTCTACACGCTGGCCGTCACCAACATGGTCGGCGAGCCGACCTTCTACGAGTCCGGCAAGGACCGTGACGACCGCTTCCGCACCCTGGTGCGGCGCGTGACCACGCAGGACCCCACCTGGGTCGCCGGGTTCATCGGCTTCCTCCGCAACGAGGCCAACATGCGGTCGGCATCGATCGTCGTGGCTGCCGAGGCGGCCAAGACCCTGCTCGACCTGCGCGCCAAGGGCGTCGAGGTGGACGGCAACGTGCGCTCAATCATCGCTTCGGCGTGCGAACGTGCCGATGAGCCTGCAGAGATGCTGGGCTACTGGCTCGCCAACTACGGCCGCGCCCTGCCCATGGGCGTCAAGCGCGGCATCGGCGACGCGGCTGTGCGTCTCTACACCGAGCGCAACGCTCTCAAGTACGACGGCGGAAGCCGTGGCGTGCGGATGGGCGACGTGCTCAACCTGACCCACCCCACCCCTGGTGCGGCCTGGCAGTCGGACCTGTTCCGCTACCTGCTGGACCGCCGTCACGGGCACGCCGAGGGCGTGGTCCCCGAGACGCTGGCGACCATCCTCGCCGCAACCGACCTCGACGCGACCCCCGAGGGTCAGCGTCGTGCGCTCCTGCGTGAGCGTGGCCCCGAGGCTCTGGCCGACGCGGGCTACACCTGGGAGCGCCTGAGCGGCTGGCTGCCCGGCGGCATGGACGCCGAGGCGTGGGAGGCCATCATCCCCTCGATGGGGTATATGGCCCTGCTGCGGAACCTCCGCAACTTCGAGCAGGCCAAGGTGGAGAAGGCCGTCCTCAAGGGCGTGGCCGACCACCTGGCTGACCCCGAGGCTGTGGCCAAGAGCCGTCAGTTCCCGTACCGCTTCTTCTCGGCGTGGAAGGCGTCGGGCAGCACCTTCTTCGGTGCTGCGCTTGAAGCGGCGCTGGACGAGTCGGTCAAGAACCTCCCGATCTTCTCGGGGCGCACCCTGGTCGCCATCGACACCAGCGGCTCGATGCAGTCGCCCGTGTCGGGCCGCAGCCAGGCGCAGTGCTACGAGGTGGGCGCGCTGTTCGGCTCTGCCGTGGCCGCTCGCTCCGACTGCGACGTGATCCTCTACGCGGATCGCTGGGACTGGTTCACCCCCGAGGTGTCCGTCCTGCGTTCGGTGGAGAAGGTCCGTCGTCTGATCGGCGAGGTCGGGTACGGCACCAACACCTGGCCGTCCGTCGCCCAGGCGTTCGCCAACAAGGGCGGCTATGACCGCATCGTGGTCATGACCGACTGCCAGGACCACCCGGCTCGTGGTGGCCTCTACGGCCACCGCGACACCAGCACGCTGCCGGATGTCCCGATCTACGTCTGGGACCTCCGCGGCTACGAGGCCACCAACATCGACAACACGCCGGGGCGCTACCTGTTCGGAGGCTTCTCCGACGCGGCGTTCAAGATGATCGCTCTCATCGAGCGCGGTCAGAACGCCGAGTGGCCCTGGCTCGACTGAGCACAACGCTCACCATGAAGTGCATGAAGCCCCTCCCCACCGGGAGGGGCTTCTGCCGTTACAGGAGACAATATGCAACTCAACGGACACAAGATCAGGCGGCTACGCGAAGATGCCGGGATGACTGCACGGGACCTTTGCCGAGCCGCCTCGATCTCACCACCCTTCTTGAGCCAGATCGAAGGTGGCACTCGCAACTGCTCGCCCCCGGTGGCAGCACGACTCGCAGCAGCACTTGAAGTAGCCATCGTGGACTTGAGGGAGGACGACTGATGAAGCGACCGTGGCGCTTGATCCTTGAGGTGGGGAACCCTGATAGCCCGAGGGCTATCACTAGCAATCAGCCAGCAGAGGTGATCGAGCCAGCGAAGCCATCTCTCGACGCGGTGTGGCCGATGTTGGTCGATGCCCGTCACAAGTTGATCGACGCCATGGCCAACGGTGCCGACTCCAAGGTGGCTGACACCAACTCGTGGATCGGTGGTGCTCTGGCCGCTGCAGCCGTCCTCACCGGCAACTCGGCAGAGGCACTGAGGGACAGGCTCTTGGCCGAGGTACCTACGCCGTCGTCCACGAACCCCTACGAGCGCCTTGGTGAGTTCCGCTCCACCGAGCGTCGTCGTCCTTCCCCTCCACCCGGAGCGCCCAAGCCGATTGACCCGGCCACGCTCACCCCTGAGGAGCGGGAAGAACTCGGGATCGTGATGCCGGAGGACGACGCGGCTGAACCATAGACATTAGCAATGGCACCCGGTATGCTTATTACATCATTTGTGCTAGGAGGTCGTGATGCCCAACATCATGAGCGACACCAAGGACAACAGCACCGCTGCCATCATCGCTCGCGAGGCCATCGCTCTTGCCGAGGAACTCGATCAGATTCGGTCGATCTACGGTGACGAGTGCTGGACCACGGTGAAGCGCGCCCTGCACATGGACCCCACGTTGGAGTGGCACGACACCATCGAACGCGCCCTCACGGATTGGGAGTCTGCTCACCCACGGTTCGACCCCAGCACGATCTTCTGACAGTCGCAGTTGCGGGAACTTCGGATTTCTGCTCACCCATCCACACACCCACTCGGTTGGCTCGCATATATTAGGAACCAATCCGCTCGTGGACTAAGAACCACGGTGGTGGTAGGTCGCAACCTAGTTGCGGCAAGAGGGAACGGCGTAGCCGGGCCTTCGAGCCAGAAAGCAACCGACGCAAACCGGAGGCAACCAAGTGGAGCCGATTCAGATTCCTGAGGACCTCGCGGGTCTATCGGATGAGGAACTGACTTCCCTAGGCGTTGAGATCAGGGAGCGTGTCGAGGGTCTGGCCGAGGAGGCCCGCACTTCCGACGAGGCTCTGTCTCAGGTCGAGGGACTCATTTCCGACTTCGATCGGATCAACGAGGAACTCAACAACCGTGAGGAGGCCGCAGCGAACCGCTCGGCTCGCCTCGATGCCGCTCTTGAGCGGTTTGGTCCTGCCGAGGGCGAGGACACCGACGAGGCCACCGAGGAGGCCGTCGCCGAGGAGGCCGAGCAGGACTCGGCTGACGAGGAGGCTGCAGCCGAGGAGGACACCGAGGTGAGCGAGGACGCTGAGGCCGATGCTGATGCTGTCGCCGCTTCCACCGAGGACGAGGCCACCGCCGAGTTCACCGCTGAGGACAGCACCGACACCCCGGATGAGGCACCCGCCGAGTCCACCACCGAGTTCACCGCCGAGGTGGAGGCCCCTGAGGCCGCTGCTGAGGAGTTCAACGCCGAGGACAACCAGTCCGAGGACTTCACCACCGAGGACGAGCAGTCCGACGAGTTCACCAACGAGGAGGTCACCGAAGTGGCTGCTTCTGACGACCGGACCCCCAAGGTGTCTCGCCTGCGCGAGCGTCGCCCGGAGGCTGTCGCCCCCCGCTCCCAGGTGGAGCGGGCCGGTGCCACCCTTGCGGCCCGCTTCGCTGGCGGCAACACCGTCGAGGGTCAGCCCATCGACATCCCCACGCTGGCCCAGGCCATCGTGGACAAGCGCCTAGCCATGGGCAACGTGCCCAGCGGCATCTTCGACAAGATCACCGTGGCCTCCGCCACGATGGAGTTCGGCGATGACGTGGTTGGCGGCGGTGCCCAGGAGAACTTCTCCACCCTGCGCCGGGTCGCCGAGCGCAACACCCAGGTCCGCGAGGAGATCACCGCTCTGGTGGCCTCCGGCGGCGTCTGCGCCCCGTTGGAGCCGTCCTACGACTTCTTCCGGCTGGCAGAGGCCATGGACCCGGTTGAGCGGTGCCTCGGCACCGTCGGCGCTCCCCGTGGAGGCATCCGCTACATCCAGCCGCCGGACTGGCGTGACGCCTGCGCTGGCGTCCGGGTCACCACCGAGGCTGAGGACGCCGCTGGCTACGTCAGCCAGGGTGGCCCCACCCCTGACAAGCCCTGCGTGGCCGTCGAGTGTCCTCCGATCTTGGAGTGCCGCGTCGATGCCGTCTCGCAGTGCGTGACCTTCGGCAACCTGAACTACCGGGTGTTCCCCGAGCAGGTTGAGGCGTTCCTGGCCGATCTGTCGGTGTGCTTCTCCGAGACGAAGGAGATTTTCTACCTCGACGCGATCGACGCCGCCTCGACCCCGGTGACCGCTGGTCCCTCCCCCTACGGCGCTTCCCGCGCTGCGGCCTACGACCTGTCGGTGGCCGCCGCCAACTACCGCCGTCGTCACCACATGTCGCCGGATGCGACCTTGACGGTGCTCCTGCCCTCCTGGGCGATCGAGTTCCTCAAGATCGACATGCTCAACGACCACTCGTTGGGCCTGGCGAACTGGTGCCTGTCCGACGCCGACGTTGCTTGCTGGTTCGCCCAGAACAACCTCGACGTGTGCTTCTACTACGACTCGGCCACTGGTGCTGGCCAGGCGTTCAACGACATCCAGGCTCCTGGTGCCATCAACCAGTGGCCTGACACCATGGTGTCGTACATGTTCGCCCCCGGCACCTTCGTCCGGCTCGACGCAGGCACGCTCGATGTCGGCCTCATCCGCGACAGCGCCCTCAACGGCACCAACGACCTGCAACTGTTCGCTGAGCAGTGGATTCAGGTCTGCAAGGTCGGCATCGAGTCGCTCCGCATCGAGCACACCCTGTGCCCGACGGGTGCGGCAACCGAGCCGGTCCCGCCGCTGGTCTGCGCTGCAGGCGTCTCCTGATCGCCTGGTCGCACTCGATCGTCTAGTACGATCACCTGCATGAGATGGGCCGGGTGGCTTCGGCCACCCGGCCCTCATGCGTTAGGACCGAAGCACTCAACGAGGGGATAACCGCATGGGTATCGCACCTGAAACTGTCGTGGCCCCTCCGGCTACCACGCCGCCGCTGCACTCGTTGATTGCGTCGGCGGTCGTTGTCGATGAGCCGGAGGGTTCTCGGTGGGAGGCTGGCTTCTCCTTCCAGCCCGAGAACTGCATTGAGGCTGAGGCATGGAACCCATGTGGTGAGTGCAACCCAGCCATTCTCTATCTCTACATCTGCGCCGGGTCGGGCACCTTCACCGTCACTTGGTACGGCGAGTCCACCCCCGCGCTGCCCTACAACGTCTCGGCCGAGGACTTCGAGACGGCTCTCAACGACCTGATCCTCGTGGCCCTAGGTTCTCCCGAGGTGGTCGTGGAGGTTACGGGCGGCCCTGGTGCACCCAGCGAGCCCGAGCCCTACATCATCACCCTGTCTGGCCCCATCCTCGACACCTACTGCGAGACGGGAGTTCCTCCGGCCTTCGAGCCATTCACCACCGACGGCGATCTTGCTGATGGCGAGTGCAAGAACACCGTCTACGGTGGCACGTTCCAAGAGCCTGGTCCCTACAAGGTCAACAAGAAGTCCTACGACGGCAACCAGGATGAGGTGGACTACGAGCCCTTCATCATCGAGGTGCCCTACACCTGCTCGACGTTCGGCTTCCAGGCGGCCGACTACGAGAAGCGCGCTCGTCGGCAGTTGATGGCGACGATGCACAAGGCGTTGGAGAACGAGTTCTGGACGGGCTCGATCAACCCCACCAACCTTTCGCTGGTTGGCTCGACGCCCAACGACGACGCCCACATCCTCAACCCTGGTGGGGCGGCTGCTCCGGTTGCGGTTAGCCCCGGCGTCGCCCTCATGCTGCTGTCCCAGGCGCTCGCGAACTGCGGCTCCGGTGGACGCGGCATGATCCATGCCACTCCGGCCACCGTTGAGCGCTGGATCAACCTCACCAACGTCCGCTGTGACGACAAGTTGATCCAGACCTGCTCGCGTGGCGACATCATCGTCAACGGATCGGGCTACCCCGGCACCGGCCCCGAGGGCCAGCCAGCGCCCGGCCCCAACGAGGTGTGGGCCTACGCCACCGGCATGGTCAACATCCGACTCGGTGATCCTGAGGTGTACCCCAAGGAGTTCGCCGAGGCGATCGACCGCAAGACCAACACCGTGACCTACCGAGGAGAGATCGTCGCATCTGCTGTTCATGATCTGTGCTGCTCGTTCGCAGTCCTGATCGACCTGTGCGGCACGGTCTGAGGGGGTCCAGATGAGCCTCGGCGCTCCCATCCCAGAGTGCGTCGTCAGCCCCGGCGACAACTGCCTGCCAGTGCAGGTCATGGTGCTGTGCGATCAGCACCCACCGCCCGACGCTGGTGATGGCGCTCTCGTTCCCTTCATCCGTGAGTTCCAGTTCAACTGCGACACGGGTGCTCTGATCGGGTTCAACGACTACGACTTCGATGGTGCTCCCTACTCGGTCATCGGCACCGTGCAGGACTGCGCCGCGTCTGCTGTGGTCGATGCCGACAACCCGGTCAACATTCGACGCGAGAACTTGGTCGGCCCTTCTGCCTGGTCGCCGTCGCCTTGCACCATCGCCGTGACGGTGAAGGTGCGTGCCGTTGGTGTGGCTGGATCGGTCACCTTCACCGACGAACAGGGAATCGTCTCGGACATGTTCGTTGGTGACGAGGAGTCATGGCGTTCGCCGAGCGACGTTCCCTTCTACGGCTCCGCTACCGTCACCCTCACCGACCCCGGCGACCTCGTGACCGTCATCTGGTCCGAGGTGCCTGGATGCGCGGGCTGATGTGGGAGGATAGGTGACATGGCAGGTGCCCCCATCCCCAACTCTGAGTGCGCTGATGGCGGCTGCCCCGAGTTGACCACTTCGATCGCCACGACGGGTCTTTGTCTCGATGACAACACGCCCATCGCGATCGTTGTCACGCGGGACTGCGATGGCGTAGTCACCGAAGATGGCTGGCTTGACCTGACCACCGGCACCTTCACCGCTGGTCCTCCGCCGCCCGGAACCTCTGCCTGCACCACCGACAACTACGACTTCGCCCTCTCGGGCTGGCTCTGCGACATCTTGCCTGACGGCTCGGTGGCTGGCATCGCCCTAGTTCAGATCGAGCGTGACGGCTCGGGTGCTGTCATCGGCATCACCCTGATTGGTGTCGATGGACTGCCGTATGTCCCGGTCGGCACGATGACGCGCTGCCCCGAGGATCGGCTTGCTGCTGAGGTGCTTTGCGACGCCGGAGCGGCCAACACGCCCTTCGTGCGCTTCTACACCTACAGCCCCGTCGGATCGATCCCGGCTCGTGACACCGATCTCGATGGCAACCCCTACGTCGTGGTTGGTCCGGTCGTTCGGTGCCTCACTGAGATCGATGACTCGACCCCGGTCGATGTCAACGTCACCAACACTCCGCTGCCCATCTCCGATGGTGGTGGATCGATCACTGTCGATGGGACGGTTGACGTTGGGAACTTCCCCGACGATGCCGAGTTCTTGATCCTCTGCGACTTCCCGCCGCTGTTCCCGAACGCGACGGTGGTCCCGTTCCTACGTCGGTATGACGTGGACGATGCCGGTGTGGTCACCACGACCGATACCGACCTCGATGGAGTGACGCCGTATGTCCCCACCGTTGGCGGGGCCGTCTCGATCTGTGATGTCGCCTACCAGGACTTCGAGCCAGAGGTGCTCTGCGACTTCGGGAACGCCAACACGCAGTTCCTTCGTCGCTACCGCGATACGGCCCTTGGTGTTCTGACCACCGACACCGACCTCGATGGCACCACCCCTTACGTCGTGGTTGGCCCGGTTGGCACCTGCGCCGATGTGACCGGAACGGTTGATGTCGGCAACTGGCGCGATGACGCCGAGTACGCGGTTCTGTGCGACCTTGGTGCCGCCAACACGCCCTTCGTCCGTCGCTACGACGTGAGCGATACCGGAGTGGTCACCACCACGGACACGGCCCTAGACGGAACGACCCCCTACGTTGTGGTCGGCCCCGCTGGCATCTGCCCGGTGTCGGGCTCCGTTTCTGTGTCGTCGCTCCCCGAGCCCGTCAGCGTGGATGACAACGGCGGCTCGCTCACGGTGGACACCGACGGCGGGCCACTCGACGTTGCGATCGACACCGCTGCTGGCGACACGATCCGCATGGGCCGCGTGCGCCTGAACGGTGCTGGCGCTTCGTGGACCTTCGCCTCTACCGGAGGTGGACGCGTCAAGTCCGTCACCGTGATCTGCCTCGATGATGGAGTCGCTGGCGGTCCCGGCGCTGGCTCTGACGTGACCGTGATCGACAGTTTCACCAACTCATTCGACATGAACACCGGACAGACGTTCTCTTGGTCAACCGACGCCATTGACGACGAGTTGACCGACGGAGCAGCCTTCACGGTGGTGCTCGGTCCAGGTGGGGCGAACGCCTATGTCGATGTTCTCTGGACGGAGGTGCTCTGATGCCTACGAGTGGCAGTGCAGGCGTTCCCGAGCCGCTTTCCGTTGACGTTGACGACTCGACTCCGGTCCAGGTCAGCGTGCAGGAGCCGGTGTCGGTCGATGACAACGGCGGCAGCCTGACCGTCGATGGTGCGGTCACCGTCTCGGGTGGCCCGGTGTCGGTCACCGACGGCGGTGGTTCGCTCACCGTGGACGGCACTGTGGACGTGGGGAACTTCCCATCCGATCGCGAGTTGGAAGTTCTCTGCGACGCTGGCGCTGCCAACACAGTGTTCTTGCGGCGCTACAACGTCACCCCTGCCGGGGTGGTCACTTCCACCGACACCCTGCTCGACGGCACGACCGCCTACGTTCCAGTCGGCCCTGTCGTCGTGTGTGCGTCGGGTGGTTCGACTGGTGACGACTTCGAGATCGTGGAGATGTGCGACTCGATCCCGCAGCAGGAGTTGTGGGCAATCCAGCAGGACGGGGCCAACTACGACCTGATCGAGACGAATCCGCTCGACGGCACTACCACGGTCCTGCTCAACAACTTCACCACTCAGAACGTCAATGCTCTTGCGTGGGTGCCTGAGCGGCGGCGGCTCTACGGACGCACGCAGTCCGGGGCCGGGGCGAACAACGTGTGGGAGATCGACCCGTATGCCCCGAGCGCCGCGGTGATCGGAACTGTCACCGGCCTTCCCGCTGGGACATGGATCTTCGGGGCTTACGATCCGCACACGCAGCGGTGGATCGTCGGCGGCAACAGCCTGCCCCTCTACGGAATCGACCTGAACACCCTCGTTGCTGAGCGAGCATCGACCTTCACCCTCCCGGCGGGCGGCTCGGGCGACATCGCCTTCGATCAGTGCGGTCGCTGCTACGTCTCGTCCGATGGGGTCATCACCCGCTACAACTCCCTGTTCGATGGTTCGCCGACGACGATCGCCACCGTCCCCAACAACGGCTCGGGCTTCGCTGGCGCGGGCTACTGGAAGGACGGCTTCTACGTCGGCACTTTCAGCAACGGGGAAGTGTTCTCGGTCAACACGTCCACCGGCCAGATCACCACGGGCCTCGGCCCGATCGGTGGTGGCACGCTGATCGACTTCGCTGCCGATCCACGCAGTGTGTTCACCGTCCCGTTCCATCGGGTCTGGAACCTGACCGACGGCACCTTCACCGACACCGACGCGAACGGCGACCCATACACCATCGAGGGCGAGGTCGCGATCGGTCGCTGCCCCTGGTGCTGCGACTGCGGAGAGCCTGGCGACCGTCCCTACGGCAACCCGGTCGCGACGCTCGTCACGACCATCACCTCGGGTGGGTCGATCGTTACTTCCGTATCCGCTCGCCGAGTCTTGGTGTTCTTCGAGGCACAGCCGGGTGCCGGACGCGACACCATCAACGGGTCGATCCTGCCGGACACCACTACCGACACGGTGCTGACCTTCGGAAGTCTGGATGCTCCGGGGCACGTTCCGCCGCTGACGATCGCCACTCCCGGTGGGTCCGGCCGTGAGATCATGGTGATTCAGGAGTTCTGATGACGCGCTACTGGAAGATCGGCAACAACACTCTCGGAACGTCGAACGACGACGTTGACTTGGCGGTGCTCGAACCGGCTGCCGAGGAGTTGACCTTCGCCGAGTATGAGCAAGCGCAGGCCGACCTCACCGCGCTTCTCGGCAGCGCATCGCCCCCGGTTACGACTTCCCTTGCTGGTAACGGACAGTCGTATGCAACCAACCCTTCCGCACGGAAGGTGACCGTTCAGGTCATCGCCCCCACTGGTGGCCCATCTCGGGCGCGCCCTACCGTTGATGGAACCCCGGTTGCTGGTGGCGCTGGATCGTTCGTCTACGACCAGCCTGGTCATGCGCTCGTCATCAAGACGAACGCCGGGAACAACGACGTGGTGATCGTGGAGGAGTTCTGATGGCATCCGCAGACGAGATTCTCAGCCTCGACCGCTCCTACTTCCGCGTCATCGCTCGCGCCAACGGGACCCTGCAGGTCACCGCCATCGCAGCCACCATCGACCATGGTGACGAGTCGGACATCACCGACTTCGTTGAGACGCAGATGAACAACCCCGCCGTCGCCCCGATCTTGCAGGGTGGCGAGATGCGCTGGGAGTCGAGCGGCATCATCGCCTTGCTACTCACTGACCCGACCGACCAGAAGCAGGTCCTCATGCGGGACTTCCTGTTCATGGCCATGATCTCGGGTCGGTTCCGCCCCAGCGAGGGGACCCAGAAGTTGATCTGGGCCGACGCTGCTACCGGGGTGCAGCCCACCTATCCGCCCGTTCCTGACGAGTGGTGGGTTGAGTTGGATGCGGGGACCGCTCCGCCGATGGATCAGTACGGCGCTTGGTACATGGCCTGGGTCGCTGCTCAGTAGGCCATGGTGCCGATGGCACCCGGAAGTGGGATACTTGAGTCGTGGCTATCTGCTGTCCGAAGTCGATCAAGGCGTGCGCCATCAGGATCACGCGCCTGAACGCTTCTGACGTTCCCCTAGACCCACTCACCCCCAACAGCCGCATCCAGACCGCTGGGTTCATGGAGTTGAACCTGTCGCCAGACATCATCGTTGGTGAGGTCACCGACATTGCCACGACGTGCGGAGACATCTGCATCTCGCACAACGATTGCGATGTGGTCAAGGGCTTCGAGTTGGAACTCAAGTTGTGCGGCGTCCCGTTGCCCGTCCTAGAGATGCTCACCGGGATCACGTTGCTTGATGACGGGATGGGCAACTTCGTCGGTGGCGCTCTACGGGAAGGCAAGAGCAACACCTGCAACAACGACCCCAAGATGTTGGAGTTGTGGACGAAGAACGCCGACAAGGGAACCTGCGACATCGACGGCGTGCCGACCAACCTTTGGGTGCATTGGGTTCTGCCAAGGACCATCAAGTGGGAGATCACCGGGGGACTGAACTTCACCAGGGGGCCGCTTGAGTTCACCTTGTCGGGCTACGCAGAGAACAACCCCAACTGGTATCCGTCGCTGCCTGGTTCGACCTTCCCGTCCTATGTGCCAGGAGGTGGCGATCCATCAGGATTCCCAACCGGGCCGCCTTCCCCGGTGTTGCCCGACGGCATCGCCGCCGACCCATGGACGCTCAGTGACCAGATGGTCATTCAGCAGGCTGGCCCGTTGGCATGGAAGTGCGTCAACGCTCTCCCGTCGCCGATCAACGATTGCGACTACCTCCCCTACGAGCCACCCGGCGGCTGCACCCCAGATGCTTTCTCGGAGGACTTCTGTGGCGCTGGGGCGGTTGGCTCACCATGGGCCGATTGGGAGCGCTTCGGCGATCCCCTCGACCCGACGCTCGGCCCACTTGTTCGTTCCGGCGCTTGCAGCGTCGAGCCTGACGAGGAGGGTTGTTCGTAGTCATGACGATCCAACGATCGATGGTCCCCATCCTCTCGGAGTGCTGTGGAGAGGTCTGTCAAACAGCGCGCCTCGGCGGCATCTGGCGTTGGGAAACCTTCACCAACTTCGAGAGTGCTCGCACACAGCGCCTCGGAATCATCTTCACCAACGGTGAGTCCTACATCTTCGACTACGAATACTTCATCGAATACATCACGATCGATGGCGGGACCTTCTACAGCGACAGCCTCGGAGGGGACTTCGAGGGCAATGTTCCGGGTGGTGGCAATTGGGATGTTGGCATCTATCGCTACTCGGGTGACGTTTACTCGCCAGACCCACCTGAGCCACCTCTAGAGGGATCGAACTATGAGTTGTCGGTGAGTTGGTGTCCGGCTTGCGAGAACGGCATCACCTGCACCATCGAGTTCGACGGCGTTCCGTATCAGTCGTTCACGATCGAAGATGCCTGCGAGCCTCGGTACGACTTCGAGTGTGATGTCGAGTTGGCCTGCTCGCCTCAGACCGTCATCGGCAATGACATGAGCACGACGACCGACCTGTTCGTCACGGTCACCGATTTCGGTGGCGGCCTCTACCAACTCATCATCGATGACCTCAACGCGAGTGGGCTCTGGACGGACCCGCTTGCCTACTACAGCCCTACCTATACGACGCCGACTACTCCGATTCCGAACCTCTACAGTGGCGCTGGGTTCATGTGCTACGACTGCACAACCGACCTTGGCTACCTGTTCTCGCCATACCGGCTTTGGCACCTTGTTGACCCCAACGATGGTGATGCTCCGTACACGCTGCCCATCGAAGTCTCCGGCGCTGGATTCGGAGCCATCTTCGGAATTAGCACGGGAGCGATCGGTCTGCAGGCTCAGATCGACTACGACTTCTCGAACCCAGATGGCGAATGCGACGACCTCAACGTGTTGAAGGCCCAGGCTCAGGCCCTCCTCGATGCCTGGGTGACGCAGTTTGGTTCCGGCAACGTCGTGCAGGTCAGGAACGCTACGGCAACATCTGTTGATTGCTATGGATACCGCGAACAGCAACTTCCTGGCACGATCATGGATGTCGCCAATCTTGGAGTTGCCGTCAACCCGTATTTCTGCGCGGAACCTGTTCCATCGAATGTCACCTCATTCGAGGTCGAGTGTGGTGACTTGCCGGTGAGTCCGAACATCGTTGAGTGGGTCTACAATCCACCCACCTAGGAGATGAGCATGGCAGAGCAAGTTTCGCGACTAGGGGTCCCACCGCCCTGGCTCGATCGCGCCAAGGCTGCGGCTGAGCAGAGGAACGCCAACGCTGATCTGTTCGTTGTTGGCGCACCATCGAGCGGAACGCGCCTGTTCACCCGCCTCATGGGAGAGTCAGGGTTGACCGTTGTTCACGACCACTCGCATGGTCATGTCGATCGTCCGCTCCTCAAGGTTGTCTGCATCGAGCGCGACCGCGATGCGGTGGTCGCGTCATGCCTGGCACGAACCGACTCTCCGGTGTTCACCGCCATCACCACCCAGGCCGAAGCCGAAGCCTTCGTTGACGAGCGCCAAGCCCGAGTCCGCAACAAGTACCCCACTCGGCCCTTCGCCTCGTTCGAGGCCCTTGTTGCTGATCGCGACGCTGAACTCGATCGCATCGCTGACGCCCTCGGGATGCCTCACTGGCAGGCGACCGAGGTGGTCACCGACGAGAACGCCAAGCATCTGCTCAAGAGGAAGTGATGGCACTTCTCGAAGCGCACATCGGTGACGATTGGACCATCACCTTGGTCAACCGCACCGGCCACCCCGAGAACTTCTTCGTCTCGGGGGCGTTGAGCGATGTCTACATCAACCTGGACGGCAACACGAGGTACTCGACAAACCTTAGGCCGCGTCCAGAATCGACTATTGTGGAAGTGCGCCACGAAGGGCCTGATGGCCGAGTCCTAGCCCATCGGCGACTAGATCAAGAGGACGATGCAGATGTCTCGTGAAGCAACCAGGCAGGAAGTCGAGGATTTCCTTGCCACCCCACATGACGAGTTGCAGACGGGATGGGCCAACAAGGTCCTAGAAGCCGCTGATGAGGCTCGCTTCTGGGTGACCGAGGATGGCGGCAACATCATCGGCCTTGGCATCCTGGCCAAGTTCTCCACCGAGCACGCCGATCCGGCTGGCTGGTGGATTCCGCTGGTCTGGACTGACCCCGCCTACCGGCCTGACCACTACGCGTGGGAGATGGCCGACGCTGGCATCGCGAGCCTCGCCGCCGAAGGCCACACCTTCCGCTGGAAGGACTGCATGGGTCCCGATCTCTGCGGTGGTCGATGCACGCCCTATGTGGCCAGCATCGATCGCAGCCCCGACGACGTGCCCTACGGGCCTGGCACCGGGGGCTACCTACCTACTTCTCGTCCGTTCCGTCTCCTCAATCACAACCACACCCAGGGGTTCATCCTATATGTGGTGACCGACGAGGTTGACACTGATTGGGAGCCAGCCTGATGGGTCGATACAGCCGTTACCCCGCCGTCAATCGTGAGGTTCCTTCGGAGGACCCGGAGGAACTCATCGATAGCGAGGAGGAACCGGAGGAACCGACCTACACCGAGCCGGTCGAGGTCGCTCCCGAGGTTGATGACGTTGTTGTCTCCGAGCCCGACACCGAGGTGTCGAATGAGGGCGACAACCAGGATGGGGTCGATTGGCCCTCTCCGACCGCCCTGGGTGAGATGTCAACCAGGGAGGTGCTCAAGTGGGTTGGTGACGACCCTGATCGGGCAGCCTATGCGGCAGGCGTCGAGGAGGCTGGCCGAGAGCGCAAGACGCTCCTCCGCAAGTTGCGTGGAGCATAGACACACCTGCAAGGGACACCAGCCTACAATGGCGGTGATCGGTCAAGCCTAGGAGGCAAAGACACATGGCAATCTGCTGCCCCAAGTCCATCAAGGCGTGTGCCATGCGGATCACGCGCCAGGACGAGTGCGACATCGCCCTCGATCCCCTAGTCCCCAACAGCCGCATCCAGACGGCAGGCTTCATGGAGTTGAACCTGTCGCCGGATGTTGAGTCTGGTGAGGACATCACCACCAAGAACGCCTGCGGCGACATCTGCATCCGTGACAAGGACTGCGACCGCCTCAAGGGCTTCGAGGTCGAACTCAAGTTGTGCGGCGTCCCCCTACCCGTGATCGAGATGCTCACGGGCGCCACGCTCCTATCTGACGGTGCCGGTGGGTTCAACGGCGCCGTCATGCGGGAGTCCAAGGACGCCGCGTGCGAGAACTCCAAGGCGTTGGAGTTCTGGTCCAAGAACGCTGACAAGGGCGTGTGCGCCGTGGATGGTTCGATCTCGAACCTCTACATCCATTGGGTGCTCCCACGCACGATCAATTGGGAGATCAGTGGTGGCCTGAACTTCACCACCGGCCCCCTTGAGATCACCTTGATGGGCTACGCCGAGAACAACCCGCTGTGGTTCCCGTCGTACCCCGGTGTGGACTTCCCGTCCTACGTCCCCGGTGGTGGCGATCCCACCAGCCACCCGGTCGGCCCGCCCCCGCCCGTCCTGCCTCCGCAGGTCACGGCGGACCCGTGGACCTTGGCCGACCAGGCAGCCATCCAGGCGGGCGGCCCGCTGGCCTGGAAGTGCGTCCCGGCTCTCCCGACGCCGATCGATGACTGCGGCTACGTCCCGGTCACGGCGGCTTCTTCCTGAGCCAAGCACTCCCAGCGACCGATCCAGCAGCCCCCCGCTTCGGCGGGGGGCTGTTCGCGTTACCCCGTTCCTTAGCGTCGCAGGCGCGGTATACGATCATGGCTATGTACGAGCGAGTCCTTCTTCTCAACGCAACTTACGAGCCGATCTGCGTCGTGTCGCTCAAGCGCGCCGTCGTGCTGGTCCTCGCCGAGAAGGCCGAGGTCGTCTCTGCACGCGACCGCGAGGTGCGCTCGGCCTCGTTCGTCCTAGATGCACCCTCGGTCATCCGCCTGGTGCGCTACGTCAACGTGCCGCGCTTCCGCAAGGCGTATCTGAGTCGTCGCACCATCCTGCAGCGCGACAACCACGAGTGCTGCTACTGCGGCAAGCGCGCTACCACGATGGACCACATCATGCCCCGTAGCCGCGGCGGCCAGCACTCGTGGACCAACGTGGTTGCCTGCTGCTTCGACTGCAACCAGGCCAAGGACAACAAGACCCCCGAGGAGATGGGCTGGAAGATGCGGTACCAGCCCTTCGAGCCCGAGGGCAACCGTCGCATCGTGCTGATCGTTGGTCACCTCGACCCCGCGTGGGAGGAGTGGGTCGCGGTAGCCTGAGTTGGCCTCGTGACACCAGAAGAAGGCGCTCCATGCCGGGGGCGCCTTCTTCTGGTGTCACACCCTCATGGTGGAATAGGGTTCCCATCCGACAGAAGGGAGCCAACCATGGCACGAGAGAGGGACACTCAGAGAAGCCGCCTGTACGCATCCGAGAACTTCCTGCAGGCCCGAGGGCCGCGCCACGAGACGGTCGAGGAGATGCAGGCGTATGTGGACCGGCTGCTGCGAAGCGCCTGGTTCAAGCGCCGCTGGCCCCGCACGGCAAGCGGTGGCATTGGGGTGTGCGATGGCCGAGGCAGGAGCCACGCCTGCGCCACCACCGATTGGGCGCAGCGCATCATCAAGATGCCCCGGTGGAGCCGCTCGCGGGCTGTGGTGTTGCACGAGATCGCTCACCACTGCACCGACGAGGCCCACGGGGTTCGGGACGTGGCTGCCCACGGGTGGCAGTTCGCCGCCACCCTGCTCGAACTCGTCACCCACGAGATGGGGGCCGAGGCAGGTCAGGACCTCAAGGCGTCCTACAAGGCGAAGAAGGTCCGCTACAAGGCACCCCGCCAGCGCAAGCCGCTCACCGAGGAGCAGAAGGCTGTCCTGCGGGAGAGGATGGCCGTCGCTAGAGCGGCAAAGGCCGCCAAGGTACACTCGGTGGAGGTCTGAACAACCACCGAGGTGTCGAATGGCCGCTTCACCAGCCCAAGTCCCATGTGAGCCGTGCGTCCCCACCGACCTTGCGCGCCTGTGGGCCAAGATCGAGAAGGCCCCCTCCGGGTGCTGGGAATGGACCGGCGGTCTGAGTGCTGGACGTTATGGGCATCTCAAGTGGGGAGGGAGGCTTCGGAAGGCCCACGTTGTGATGTACGAGTTGTACGTCGCTCGGGTTCCTGACGGTTTGGAGTTGGATCATCTCTGTGAGAACACAATCTGCGTGAATCCCAATCATCTTGAGCCGGTCACTCATGCTGAGAACATGAGGCACGCTGCCCCTCGGGTGTCTGCGGCGCTCCGGGCCATCACTGAGTGCCCTAGCGGCCATCCCTACGACGAGGCCAACACCTACATTCGGCCCAACGACGGGCATCGCCAGTGTCGGGCGTGCCAGCGACTTCGAGATCGTCGTCGTTACCACGCCAGGAAGAAGGAGGTCGCCTGATGGCCGCTCCACCCGAGCAGGTGCCGTGTAGTCCATGGACCACCCCTGAGGAGGTCCGTGAGTGCTGTGGCGGGCTAGACCCGGCCTTCGACCTGACCGACGCTATCACGTTCGCCTCGGCGATCCTGTTCCGCCTATCGGGACGGCAGTTCCCTGGCGAGTGTGAGCGCACGGTCTGGCCGTGCTCGGGGGATAATTGCGGCTGTGGCTGTGCTCAGGGTGGGGCGGTGTCCTACCTGGGCAACGACTGGTGGTGGACCTGGCACTCCTATCCGGCATGGCCCGTTCCCAACGGCTCTGGTGATGGCTTCGTCAACTGCGGTCGATGCTGCGGGGAGTGCTGCATCCCCAAGTTGGCGCTTCCCTCGACGGTCAACGAGATCGTGGAGGTGGTCATCGACGGCGTGGTGCTCGACCCGAGCGCGTACGCGATCGAGGCGTACCGCTGGTTGGTTCGTGTTGATGGCGAGGGATGGCCCTGCACCAACGACTTGACCGGCGATGTTGGCGACCCTGGCACCTGGACGGTCACCTACCGCTACGGCAAGCCCGTGCCCGCTGACGGCCGTATCGCTGCAGCCATCTTCGCCTGCCAGATCGCTCTCAACCGTTGCGGTGGCGACTCCTGCCTCCCCCAGCGCCTCAAGGAGATCACCCGCCAGGGTGTCGATATGGCCTTTGCCGACCCCCTAGAGTTCTTGGACAAGGGTCAGACCGGCATCTACGAGGTGGACCTCTGGCTGCAGTCGGTCAACCCCTCCAAGTTGAAGCGGCGCTCGCGCTTGCACCGCCCCGACAAGCCCAAGAACATCACGACCTACACTGGCTGATGGCACTCCTCAACCCCACCCACATCAACGACATGATGCAGGCCATGCTCGACGTGGCTTGCAACTGCCTTGAGAACACGCCTCTCGGCGCGCCCGCCGACTGCTACATCAGCCACAACCAACCGCCGGATGACTGCTGTGACTTCCTGGCGATCTGGTTGGAGCGCATCCGCCCTCGCGTCGGCTTCGAGAACGCTCAATACATCACGGGCGAGAAGGTCTGGGCCAAGTGCGGTGACATCGGCGGCGTGGCCGACATTGCTCTGCGCCTCATGCGTCCGTGCTTCCCAACGCTCAAGGACAACGCCACCAATCCCTTCCCGTCGGCCACCGAGATGCAGGCGGCCACGGAGAACCTGCTGATCGATGTCCAGGTGCTCCGGTGCTGCATCTCGGCGTCGTACTGTGCCGGGCTGCTGTTCCCTGACACCCCCGACGCTGACTGCCTCGAACTTGCCATTGGCGACATCGTTCCTGCTGGCCCTCGTGGTGGGTGCGCTGGCTGGACTCTCTACTTCGCGATCGAACTCGACTCGTGCTGGTACGGGGACCTGCCTACATCATCTTGAGGGGGTAGGCGATGGCAGCCAACATCAGCGTCCGCCTCGACATCGATCTCAAGATTGATCAGGCGGCCCTGAACTTGATGCTCCAAAGCCCGCGCGGATTGGTGGGCGAATACATCTACCGCATGGGCCTACTCGCTACGGCCGAGGCGCGTCAACGCGCCCCGGTCAAGACGGGGGCGCTTAAGTCCAGCATCGGGATGATTCGTGGGGTGGGTGGCGTCCCTGCCGCCGTCGAGATCACGGCCAACATCTCCTACGCCCTGGCCGTACATAATGGGGTCGGGGCCAGGACGATCAATGCCAAGCCAGGGGGCCTGCTCAGGTTCCCCAACAAGGCCGGGATCATCGTCTACGCTCCTCAGGTCCACCAAGGGCCTCGGGCCGCCAATCCCTTCCTCTGGGATGCCCTCGTGGATGCTGTGGCGGCCATGGCTTGATGTCTGATAGGGTTGACATCAACAGTCCACCGAAAGGAACCAACATGAGCGACGTGCAGACCTCGGGCACCGAGGGTACCCCCGTGGATACCTCCGATTCGGCTTCCGCCGAGGTGACCGCGCAGCCCATCAAGGGCGGCGAGTTGAACCCTGAGGGCTACGAAGCCATGAAGGCCGAGGCCAAGGAGGACGACGGTACCACCGAGGTCGAGATTCGTGACCAGACCTTCAAGGTCGTCGCCAACCTCCCCGGAATCGTGCTGCTCGACCTCGGCGTTGCGTCTGACCCCTCGGCAACCCAGGGTGAGCAGTTGCGTGCCCTGCGCGAGTTCCTCAAGTCGGCTATCGCCCCCGAGGACCTCGGTCGCTTCGAGCACTTCCTCCGCACGGCTCAGCCCACTATCTACATCGATGAACTGAACAAGATCGTGGAGAAGTTGCTGGCGGTGATCGGCGGACGCCCTACCGAGTAGTCAACTCCCTTTCGGTCTGGGTGTTGGCTAACATCTACGAGGTCGATGGACGCCTCGTTGAGACGGGCCGGAGGCTGGTCGATCTATCGGCGTTGGAACTGCTCAACTTCGCCTACTCGATCTTGATGAAGGACGCTACGCAGGAGGGTCGGCAACGCATCAATGCCGTTCTTGAGGGTCGTGTCGGGCCTAATGGGGGTATCCTGGTGGATGACGACACGCTGCCTGAGGCCCTGCAGGGGATGGAAGCGCCGTCCTGGTGGTCAGATGATCACGACCCATTCGCTGAGCAGCATAGAATCGGGTAGTACCCTGCTCCCGAGGTAGGCCATGGCGAACGTCGTCGGCTCAGCCACAATCCGCATCATCCCTGACACTTCGGGATTCAGCGCGGCTCTGCGCGGCCAACTCAACACCCTGACGAGCCAGGTCGGCGCCATGGGTGGCCGGAACATCACCGGCAACCTATCAACCCAACTCAACACGCTGGGCACGAGCCTAGACCGGACTGGCACCAGGGCAGCCCTCGTCGGACAGGCGTTCACCTACGGCCTGACTCGGCCACTCATCCGTGCTGGCGAGGCCATCATCGGAGTGGCTGCCGACTTCGATGAAGCGGCCCGGACCGTGGCCGCCGTCACCATCCCCGACCCCATCGAGGGTGTCTTTGAGTCGATGGACATGTTCGAGGGACGCGTCCAGCAATACAAGGACTCGGCTCGCGAGATGGCGCGCGAAACGGTGTTCTCCTCGACCGAGGTCGAGAAGGCATACGTTGACTTGGCTCGTGCCGGTCTGACGAGCGCCGATCAACTCGAATCAGTCATCGGGACCGTCGCCAACGTGGCTCTGGTCGAGGGTGGCTCGATGGCCGATTTCAGCGACAAACTCGTCCAAATCTTCACCGGCTTCGGCGGCAACTTCGAGGAGGTCGGCGAGCAGTACGAAACCATCTTCGGTGATGTCCGAGCCACCACGGCCGATCTGACTGCTGAGTTCGAGCACATGGGCGACATCCTGGCCCTGACCTCGCAGCGCACCGTCACCGACATCACCGACCTGGCCGTGGCCTTCCGTTACGCCGGTCCCACCGCCAAGGCCGCTGGCTTGTCCTTCGAGGAGACGGCCGCCGGTCTTGGCCTGCTTGCTCAGGCGGGTTTCAGCGCCAGCATGGGCGGCACGGCCCTTCGTGGCATCATCACCCGTCTAGCCATCCCAACGAAGTTGAGTGAGGAAATCTTCGAGAAGTTCGGGATGACCATGGAGCAGGCGTTCCAACCTGAGAACGCAGCCAGGTTGCAGGACACCCTGCACTCCATGGGCGTGGCGCAAGAGGAAATCGATGAGATCATGGCTGGTGGCGCCCAGGGCTTCAGGGAGGCCCAGGACGCGATCGCCGAATATGGATTCGAGGTGTTCGACGCCGCTGGCAACATGAGGCCACTCGTTGACATCGTTGAGGAGTTCGTTGACAAGGGCGCCCGCGTTGGTGACATCAGCAAGGTGTTCGGTCAACGCGCTGGTCCCGCCTTCCAGGGCCTCATGGACAACTTGCCAGCCCTGCAGCGCTTGACCGTCGAACTCGACGGCGCCGAGGGCGCTCTCGACCGTATGGCCGAGCGGATGAAAACGTCTGCGTCGGTTCAGTTCAAGTTGCTCAAGAACTCCTTGATCGAGTTGGCCATCGCCTTCGGTGAGTCTGGCGTGCTCAAGTTCTTCTCCGACTTGGCAGCCGATCTTCGCGACTTCGCTCTGGGGCTGGCTGACACCAATCCCCAGATTCTCAAGATCGTTGGGGCTGTGGCTGCCCTTGTCGCGGCCATCGGACCTGTCGGCCTCGTCTTTGGGCTGTGGACTCAGGGCCTTGGCAAGTTCATCCAGTTTCTTGGCTTCGTCGTGAGTGGGCCAATCGGGGCCTTCGTGGCGGCCATGACCGTCATTGGGGCCACCATCGGGTTCCTGATCTCAAGGTCGGAGGCCCTCGGGACAGCCTTCGGCGCTCTTTTCGACTCCATTATGACGGTGGTCGGACCTATCGCCGAACAATTCGGTCGCTTCATCGCAGGGGTCGTTGGGGGTATTGGCAAACTTGCCGAGATGCTTGGCAACTACCTAGCACCAGCAGTTGCGGATACAGCGGACAAGATCAACGATTGGGTGGAGGGCGGCGGCCTATTCAAGTTCCTATCCGACTCGATCAATTGGGTGGGCGACCTAGCGAACAAGGTGTTTGACCTTTGGCAGCAGTTCAAGTTGGCTGGCGGTCTTGAGACAGTTGAGAACGGTCTCAGCGCGGTCAGGGAGGCCGCTGATCGCCTTGTCGCTATTTTCATTGATCTCTGGGATGCGTCACAACCCATCTTCACCAATCTTCTCCCCGCTCTCAGAGATGTAGGGAGTGCCCTAGCGACTACTGTCGGCGCCGCCTTTGTTGTTGCCTGGAATGCGGCTTCTGGATTTCTCAGCGCCATTGAACTGCTTGTTGACGTGCTCAAGCCCGTGCTGGGATTCTTGGGCGACAACCTGACCAACGTCCTTCAAATCTTGGTCATGTGGTTCCTACGGACACGTTCAAGCATCGACCAAGCGGTCATTGGGTTTGGACGCCTAGGGCAAGCGGCTGATAGGTCCCTAGGCATGTTCGGGAACTTCTTTGGGGGGGCCGCTCAACGAGTCGATGGGTTCACCCTGAGGGTTTCGGACGCAGTAGCGCGTGTGTCTGTAGCCCTGACGACGATGAGCGCGAGCGCCTCGGTGGCCGCCGGTAGGTTTAGTGCGGCCATTTTCAGGATGGGGGATCGCGCCGGGTCCATCCTTAGAGGGTTGTCGAGAGGGTTCCAGACCTTCGCCAATGTGACCAAGAATGTGATGGCAAACTCCTCAGCCATTCTTTCTGGGTTCTTCGCTGGCCAGATGGCAGCACAGGCAACCACCTTCAAGGATAAGATCGTCTCGCTGGGAACAGTATTCGTTTCGATGGCTACATCTATCGCCATGCTTCCCGGCCCCGCCGGATTGGCGTTGGCCGTCCTCACAGGCATCGCTGCCATCATGGGGAACCTGCTGGGAAAGGCCGAGGAATGGGACGCCCTCACCTTCGACATGGGCGGGAGCATCCGAACCCTTTCCGCTGAGTTCGAGAAGATGGGCACTACGGACATGCCCATTGGCCAGACTCTCGATGCCTTCAATGACCAACTTGAAGGCATGGACCCGCGCAATGTTGCCATCATGAAGAACAACATCGAGGAGTTGGGGTTCTCGATGACGGACCTCGGTGAAGCCTTCATGGGCGGCGAAGAAGAAGTCGCCAAGTTCGTTGACACGTTGGGCCAGACCTTCGCTGATCAGGTCATGGCCGGGACCATTGAGTCGGAGAGGTTTGGAATCACCGTTCGACGTTCATTCGGGATGGGCGACAGGGGGCCAGAAGAATACGCCACGGCCTGGGGGGACATTGCCACGGAGATTGGCAAGGCCGGTGACGAACTGTTCTACGTCACCGTTAACGGCGAGAAGGTGGGGGAAGGGTTCACTGACGCGGCCGGTGCCGCTACGCGACTCAAGGAAATCTTCGACAAGGACTTCTTGGGTCAAGCCGTCAGAGACTTCGGGACCGCTATCGACGCCGCTCGTGACAAGTTCGATGCCACTCGGACCATCCAGCGATTGGTGATGGCCGAACAGACCGACCTCAACGAACGGGCCAAGGGGTGGAGCACCCGCATTGAGGAAGCCAATTCTGGCCTAGACCGAGCACGCAGCAAGATCGCCAATCTGTTCAAGGGTCCAGACGATCCGGCTGAGGCCACGGCGAGACTTTTCGAGTCAATCGATCAGAGCATCGCAAGCCTCATGATCGACGGCAACCTCATGCTCACGCCCCCGGACCCCACGTCCCCTCAGGCCGGGGCTTGGTACGACTCCATGGAGCAAATCACGGGTAATGCCCAGCAAGTCCTTGCGGGCATTGCACTTGAAATCCCCCCCGTTGCCCCACCCGAGATCAAGCGTGCCGAGTTCGAGCGGCGCTTCGGCGAGATGCGGGCCATCTACATGAGCGCTCTGCAGCGGCCCGTTGCCGAGGGCGGTCGAGGCATGACTCAGACTCAGGCCAACGAGTTCCTCAACACGATCATGCCGATGCCGTCCGAGGAGCAGATCACCGCGTGGCTGGGCGATCAGGACATCGTGGCTGCACAAATCCCAGATTTGGCTCGCATTTTCAACCTTCCAGCCAGCGGGGAACGCATCGATGCGTTCGTCAACATCCAGAGCATGATTACCGGGCCTCTTGACCCCAACGCCCAGGGCGACCTGGCGTCGGTGTTGCGTACCGGCAACATCGACGTACTCGCTCGCATCAACTTGGCCTTGGAGGAGGGCGTAGGACTCCCAGCGGGGATGACCTCTGCCACCCTTGCCAACCTGTTGGCCACCGGTCAGTTGGGTATCAGCCAGTACGATGCCTTTATCAATGTTTGGCCAAGTGTGAATGGCCTTGAATCGCTCTCCGAGCAGCAGCGATCCATCATCACGGCTGCCTTTGCTCGTGGAAATGTCACGGACACGCAGCAGATCAATTCCTATTTGAGCGTGTTCCAGAACCCACTTCCACCAGGGTTGACCTACGACATGCTCACAGCGCTCCTTGGGTTTGATGTGATTGAACCCAAGCAGTTGACTGCCTATGTCAACCTCCTTGGTGGCGCTCTCCCCACGGGATGGAATGCAGAGAAAATCAACCAACTGCTCACCACCGGCAACATGAGCCTTGGCCAAGTTGAAGTCTTTCTGAGAGTGATCCCAGAAATCCCGGTAATCGCAGGACTTGACCCAGCCCAGGTGCAGGACTTGGTGCAGAAGATGGCAGGTAGCGGGGCTACTCAGCAGCAGATCAACGCGACCCTGAACATCATCTCAGGCGACCCGGCCAAGTTCGCTGAAATCCAGTCGATCTTGAACGCCGGGCTTAACCCCGTAAAGATTCCGGTCTACTTCGATGTGCAGAATGCCAACCCGAACATGACTCCCCAGCAGATCGTCGAGTTGATCAACTTTGCCGCTGGGTTCAACTTCGCTGAGGGCGGCATCGTCACTTCGGAAACCTTCGCTCGCATCGGCGAGGATGGCCCCGAGGTGGTCATCCCGCTGACGAAGCCCGATCGTGCTGCCTCACTCATGGCCGACTCTGGCCTGTATCAGTTCGCGTTCAAGACGGCCATGGCTGGTGGGGTTCCACCCGGCATCATCAACATCGCCAATGCAACCCCCTACTCGGGGTTCGTGATCGACCCCAACGCCCTCCCGGCCCCTGCTGCCGTTGGCGGCGGTGGCCCCGTCAGCATGACGCTGCCCGGAGCCACCGTCAGCGGAGCAGTGCCCCCCGTGACGGACGTGTTGGTGAACGTCGTCTTGGTGCTGGTTGGGGCGGAATTGGTACTGGCAACCTTCTCGGCGATCGTCAACTCTGCTCTGGCTATGGCCGGGACGATTGGGTCGGCCTTCGCCATCATGAACATCCAGACGATCGAATCGCTGCAGGGCGTCATGGGAACCCTGTTGCAGATCATCTCCATCACCCCCGCCCTCTTGGAAATGGTTGCCACCATCGGGGCGGGCTTCACTTCTATGGCATTTGTAGTGGTGACTGCGATTACGGCCATCGTCCAGGCTTTGTCCCTCATCCCTATTGTCATGGCATCGGTTGGAGAGTCCATCGCCCGTGGCTTCTCTCGCCCCTTCAATCTCATCGCTTCGTCGGTGTGGAACCCCTTCGCCTCCTTCATCAACTCCGCAGCCACGGCTCTCGGCCTTGGTCCACTTCTCCCCACGGGTCTTTCCATCCCCGTGTTCCACAAGGGTGGCATCGTTGGCGACGCCACCGGGGATTCCTACGACGGATCGCGCAGCACCACCCAGGACGAGGTGTTCGCCCTTCTGCAGAAGGGCGAGGGCGTCATGTCCAAGCAGATGATGGCGAACATGACGGCTGCACAGATCAGCGCCTTCAAGAAGGGCGAGAAGCGTTGGTGGGCAGTTGGCGGTCCCTACGAGTCCGGCAAGGGCCAGGCCGGGACGCGGATCGATTCTGGGTACGCCTACAACTCGCCGGACATCCCGAACTTCGAGCAGACCAAGGCGTTCTACGAGGGCACCATCAAGCCGCTCATCGGATCGGTGACGACCGCCTACCCAGGCAACCTGGCCGCCAACATTGGCGGGACCTCGATGAGCCGTCTGGGCGACGCTGCCGTGGAATACACCCGCGGTTACACCGATCGGATGACCGAGGAGCAGCAGAAGTACCTCGTGCAGATCGGGCTTCCGCCGGACTTCGACATCGACGGCGCCCTCCCGGCTGGATTCGACCTTGCTGAGTGGCGCTCGTTCCTGGGGGCCAACAAGAAGCCTGGGAGTTGGCCGTTCATCGCCGCCTACCTGAATGCTGCCGGGATTCCCTTCCTGACCAACTCGACGCTACGTCCCGGTGATGTCGGCTCTTACCACGCCTCGGGTCGCGCCATCGACCTCGGTGCCCCTGGTGACGCCAACTACGACTCGCCCGGACTTCTTCGCATCAACCATGCCCTGGCCCCCCTGCTGGGCGTGCTGGCCGAGTTGATCTACTCCGGCCCCGGCGGCATCAGTGACAAGGCATACGACGCCGGGACGATGGCGCAACACCACAACCACGTCCACGCCGCCCTGCGCGATGGCGGGATCGTTCAGGACCTCGTGTACGCCATGCTTGGCGAGGACGGCCCCGAGGTGGTCATCCCGCTGAACGACCCCAACCGCGCTCTGAGCCTGGCTCGTCGCTCGGGACTGCTGCGCACGCTGCAGGGCGCCCAGAACCGTTCCACCTCCTACTCGCCCCCCTCGGCCGTATCGGACGCCCGGAGTGCCACCACAGGTGGCGACGACGACGGAATCCTGGGCGGCGCCGGCAACACCTACCACATCCACGGCATCTCCTGGGACCAGGCCCGCAAGAAGATCGAGAACAGGGATCGGGCGGCCCTTCGCCGCCGCCGCTAGGGAGAACGCCCCTGATGGCGATTTGCGCGATCATGTAGGGGATAGCGTCTCAGTTGGATCGACGCATCGAAGGCGACCACCGTGTATTCAGGGTACCTCTACTTCAACTCCACCGAGATCGCCAACAACCAACGCGTCGTCGCGTACCTGAACGGCAACCCGTCCCTGGGAATCCCTGGCCTCAAGAGCCCGAACCTCTCGGTGTCTCCGTCCTGTGGGTGTGACGCACTGTGCCTCTATTGTGACCAGGGCTCCGGGGAGGGCGGTGCCTTCGTTTCTCCGAAGTTGGATGACGCCCCCTGGTACGACCCAGACGTGCCAGATTCGGAGTCCTTCGCTGGATTCTTCATCGAGGACATCACCGGGTTCGACTCGGTAGTGAGGCGCGATTTCTCTGATGGGGCGATCTCGGGCGGATCGCTTGGGCCACTTCGCCTGTCGGGTCGCTGCATGACCGTCACCGGATGGCTGATGGCCTCCACTTGCTGTGGCGCTGAGTACGGGTTGCGCTGGCTGCAGGAAGCGCTCATGGGCAACGTGTGCGATGAGTGCGCCTACGGCGATCTCTACATGATCAAGTGCTGCCCCCCCGAGGGGGACACCTGCCACACGGTAGAAGTCGGCGCGACGGACACGGTGCCAGACACCACCGTCCCCTTCTCGGTCACCAACAACGCCGACGGCACCTACACCTTCTTCATCGATGATGCCCTGCAGGCAAACCTGATCTCCGATCCAGACGGGCTCATCAACAACACCGATGGACCGATCCCCGCCTGCTATGGGGCCGGGAACACCTTCCGCTTCGTCCTGGCGGATGACCTGGGGGCCATCTTCACCTTCCTCATCCCGTTCGAGGCCATCACGTCTGCCGTCACTTCACCGTCGGGTAACGGGGCCGACATGACCTTCGTTGTTGACACCAACGTCGTGGGTTCTTGTGATGACGTGGTTCGCAGCATCGAGAAGTTCACCACCCAGGTGACCGAGTACCTCTCCACCTACTCCTCAGCCGAGTTGGTCGATCTCACGTCGCCGACGCAGGTGCGGTGCTTCGAGACGCGTGAGGGCTACAACCCAGACGACTACGTTCGTCTCCTCCATCGCGTTGGCCTCACCGAAGGTCCGACGGTCTTGGAGCGCCTCGGCACTTGCTGTGAGTCCAACTGCGGATGCGTCTACCTCAAGGTGGAGTTCACGCTGTGCTCGGAGTCTCCCTACATCTTCTCCGACATCGATTGGTGCATCGAGGGCGAAACCTTCGACTTCGATGAGTGCTACTGCCTCGACACCCGCAGGCTGTGCAACATCTGCTCCACTCAGGACGCGACCAAGTTCGTTGAGCGTGAGACGCGGCGTCCCAACTGCCCGATCACGTTGAGGTACGACCAGACGTGGTGTCCTGAGCAGTGGCCGGATGGGGTTGAGGACTGCCCTCCGGTTGACTGCCTTCTGACCATCGGAAGCCTTGAGGAGTTCGAGCCGGAGGACAACTCCGAGACGACCACTGGAACGGCAACGGGTGAGAACACCCTGTTGGTCAACCTCAATGCCGACTTCACTTGGTCGCCTATTGGCTTCAACCCCGAGGATGGGTTCCCGCCCGACTTTGCCGATCTCTACCTGTTCAACGGCGGCAACTGCTGGCAGCCCTTCGAGAATCCCTACAGCGTCGATGGCGGCACTAGCGATTGCGACTACTTCGTAACGCTTGGGCCTCCTGGCTCCTACACATGGTCGCCGTTCTTGTGGAACCCGGTTGCCACCGGATTCCCACCCGAGCCATGCGCCATCTCGATCGTGCCAAGCCTGTGCGAGTGCCCCACCACTTCGCCTCGCCCCGAGCCGCCCGACACTGATCCCCCAACGCCTGACCCGGTGATCGATTGCGGTGGGGGCATCTGGTACAACCCCGAGGACTGCACGCGTGGGTGCGACCCGTGCGGAGCCTGCAACACCTGCAAGCCAGACTGTGGCACCGATGGTGAGCCCATCAGGGCTCCGATCAGGTTGATCTGGAACAAGGCCAACAACACCTATCGGTTCGAGATTCTCACCTTCGTCACTGGTGCTGGCGGTGTCACCGGCTACGGCAACATCGACTGCTTCGAGATCACCGAGTACGTCGTTGAGGGAGTGAAGCCCTGTTTGGTTCGCCTGATCTACGACGAGGGAACCAAGTCTCAAACGTGGGAACCCATTCGTTGGTCTGGATCGCTGCCAGCCCCATCGGACTGCGATTGCATCCAGATCGCTGAGATCGTTGTCAACAAGACGGAAACGCTTGATTGCGTTGATGCCACGGACTGCCCGATCAACGTGCAGTGCGATGTCGAGTGGCGTCCCGAGGACTGCACCACCCGTCAGGCCATGTGCGCGTTCTTCTACCGCCTCAACGGATCACCACCGTTCGTCCCTCCGACTACTCCGACCTTCTCCGACGTTCCCACCAGCAACGCCTTCTACACCGAGATCGAGTGGGCCTATGCCCAGGGGCTCACTGATGGCTTCGGGGATGGAACGTTCCGTCCCGAGAACTCGGTGTCTCGTCAGGCGGCGGCTGCCTTCTTCTATCGCGACGCTGGTGAACCGGCCTTCACCCTCCCCTACAACCAGACCTTCTCCGACGTTGACCCGACCCACCCCTTCTACACCGAGATCGAGTGGGTGGCGGATCAGTGCATCTTCTTCGGGTATGGCGACGGGACCTACCGCCCTGAGGACTGCCTGACGCGTCGCTCGGCCGCCATCACCATCTACCGATACGGTGGCGGAAAGCCTTCGTACTCTGACGTTGACCAGACCCACCCGTTCTTCAATGAGATCGAGTGGGCTCGCGACCAGCGCATCTTCTGTGGGTACGGGGATGGCACTTTCCAGCCTGGGAACGATCTGTCGCGCCGGATCGCTGCGGTCAACTTCTACCGCGATGCAGGGGAGCCTGCGTTCGTTCCTCCTGGCGTCCCGACCTTCTTGGATGTCCCCACCACCGATCCTCAGTACCTTGAGATCGAGTGGGCCTATGCCCAGAACATCTTCGATGGTTTCCCTGGTCCGAACTTCCAGCCTGACGCCGACCTGTCGCGCCAGGCCGCAGCCGCAGCGTTCTATCGCTACAACGGGTCACCAGCCTTCGTTCCCCCTGGCGTTCCCACCTACACGGATGTCCCCCTGATCCACCCCTTCTATCTTGAGATCGAGTGGTGCACCTTCGCATCCATCATGTTCGGCTTCGGCGATGGCACGTTCCGACCCACCGATCCGACCACGCGTCAGTCGATGGCTACCTTCTTCTACCGCAATGCTGGCAGCCCTCCCTACGCTCCTGTTGTCTACACCCCGACGCTGCCTCCCCACTTCTTCGATGTGCCTGAAACCGATCCTCAGTTCCAGCAGATCGAGTGGATGTACGACCAGGGGATCGGGTTCGGCTTCGTGGCATCGAAGTCCTGGCAGCCCATTGGTTGGGCTCTCGATCCCGATGCGGCCTTCCCTCCCGAGAACTGCAACCTCTACATCGCCACGATCAACGGCGAGGAACCGGACACCAGCCCTATCAAGGAGTTGGTGGAGGTTCCATGGGATGAGTTCGTTCCCGACTGTGGGCCGTTCCCATCCGCCCCACCTCCGATCGCAACGATCGAAACCGTCTGCTACTGCGAGCCATGGGAGCAGGCGCGCAAGTGCTGCACCTTCGACAACCCTGCCGACTGGAACGATGCCACTTCCTACGTTGAGGTATGGACCGGCTCTGAGGAGATGCGGAACCTCAAGATCGAGGCGTACCGCAACCCCTTCGGTGAGAAGGTCCCGTGCCCTTGCGATCCAGCAGATGAGTTCTGGGAGTGCCGCGATCCTTGCGCCACCATCCTGATCCCTCAGTTGCCGAAGCAATCTCGACTGATCATCGACTCTCGCCTGCGCCTGGCGCAGTTGGTGTTGTCGAGCGGGCGCGTCGTGAACGCTCTGCGCTACATCTTCTCCGCCGACGGCAAGCCATTCTCCTGGTTCGACATCGGACAGTGCTCGACGTTCTGTGTCATCGTTCAGGCCGACTGCCGCCAGACCGCCGATGACGCCGAGGTGAGCGTTGGGGCCATCGGTCGCTACACCGCCTCGGGGTGGTGAGATGTCCGACCTGTGTGTCACGCCACTAGAGATCAACGGCTTCACCCCGTGTCGATCTGGTGGACTGCTCGGGGATGGCAACGATCTTCGTGTCCTGTTGGTCACGCGCGGCTACACCGCTGTGATTGCAGAACTCAAGCCCATCTCTGGTGAGTTCACTCGCACCCTCGATGGCACTTCCACGCTGACGATGGAGGGCGTGGTGTCGGGGCGGTTGGAGGACTCGTGCTGCGATGGCTGGGAAGAAATCCGTCCCTGGGCGACTGAGATCATCGTGTTTCGTGACGGGCGTGATGCTTGGGCCGGTCCCGTCACGGATGTGGTGTTCTCCTACGGTGGGGTGCGTGTCGAGGCGGATGATCTGACGGCTTGGTGGGATCGACGCACCATCCCCACCCTGAACTTCTCCGGTGATGACCTGACCAACATCTTCCTCCGCATCCACGAGGAAGCGATGAAGCCTGACGACTCGATGAACATGAACGTCATCTCGCAGTTGACTGGCATCACGGGTGATCGCATCTACAACGGCAACCTCTACGAGTATGCGGGTGACGCCATCAAGGAATTGGCCGACACGGGCCTCGACTACACGGCGTACTCACGCAACATTATCGTTGGTGGAGAGGAGGTCGATGCCACCCCCTACGTCACCCTGCTCGATGAGCATTGGACCGAACCGCCGGAGGTTCGCGATCGGGGCAACGAGCAGGCGACGGTCGTCATTGTGAAGGGCAATGGCGTCCAGGCGATTGCCTACGCGCCACAGGAATACATCGACTACTACGGCTATCTGGTCAGAGTGTTCGAGGAGCCCGACATCCTTGACGAGTCCTCTTGCGTCTTGGCTGCTGAGACGCGTGTCGATCTTCTCAGGGACCCTCAGTTCATCGAGACGCCGGTTGGGGCAGGGCTCAAGACGACTGCCCCCATCACCCTGGCTGAACTGATCCCTGGAATGAGGATGCGGGTGGACACTCAATCGACCTGCCGCAAGGTCGTCAACGACTTCCGGCTGCAGCAGGTGACCGTCAACTTCGATGGTACTGTCTCGATCGATCTACAGCCCCTCGGCCATGTCTCCTCAGATGGGTCGGTGGACACCTTCACGGTCACCTAGGAGGATCAGATGTCGTATCGAGCACCAGAGATCAACTCCCTGGCAGCGATGCTGTCCGAACTCGAACGTCGGGTCAGGAAGTTGGAGCAGGGTGGTGGGGCGACGGCTCCCGACCCTGGGTGGGTGCTGCGCGAGATCAACGGTGGCCTCTACTACCTGTATGTTCCGACCGGAGCGACCGGACCCCAGATTGGGACCAAGTAGCCGGGCTACACTAGTCCCGAGGACCCAGGAGGCTCGTTAGATGGCACGCTGCGGATGCAGTTCAGAATGCGCTTGCGTGATCACCGACGGTGACTGCACGACGATCGCGGGCAACGGCAACCCTGGCGCGCCCTACCGGGTGAACCTAGAGATCGATCCGTCCCTCAACAACCAGGCCGTCTGCGGCGAGGACGGCCTCCTAGTAGAGCCCCCACAGGCTGGTGACTGCATCGAGGTGGACGATTCGGTCGTCCCGGCGATCATCTCAGTCGAGGTCGATCCCGACCCAGACAACCAACTCGTCTGCAACCCTGCTGGCCTGTTCGTCAACCCGGCGATCACGGTCGCCGACACCGACTGCATCGACCTAGAGGGCGACGGGACTCCCGCCGACCCACTGACGGCCTCCCCCATCATCTCGCCGGATGTCGCGAACCTCTTGGAGTGCGTGGCTGCGCCCGACCCCAACCAGGGCCTCCGTGCCCGGCTGTTCTCGGGTGGGTCCGGTTGTATTGACATCTCCGGTGACGGAACGGCTGGCGATCCGCTCCTGGTTGGCCTTGAAGTCTCTCCCGACGTGGGCAACACCTTGCAGTGCCGCCCCAACGGAGCGTTTGTCCCGGCCGTTACCCAGGCCCCCATCGAGTACCGGGCGACGCTGCTCCACAACGGCGTTTGCGGCACGATCCTGCCTCCGGCCGCTGTTGGCGCAACCTCAAGCGCCTTCATCGACTACGACTACACCGAAGAAGCAGTCGGACTGATCCCCTACTTGTGTGGCCTTGGTCCCGCCTATGCCAACACCTACATCGAGGTGCCGATCGGCGGCGCGGGCATCTACTTGATCCAGGCAACGCACCCCGCTTGGTCGATCCTTCCAGCCAGCGCGGGAGACATGATCCTGAGGTTGCGGCTATGGCGCGGAGATACCACCGGGCGTCTTTCTGACGGCATCGGGCAGTCTGCCCAGACTCGTTACTCGACGGTGGTTTCGGCGTTCAACACCCCTTACCTGCACATCAGCAGGACCATCTACCTCAATGATGGCGACTGCGTTGCTGTTGACTTCGCCGCCGAGGACTACAACGGGGCCTTCGCTGGGACGACCCTTGACACCGGACCCATCTACGGCGCTGGTGCCGTTGGACCCATCGTTCTTGAAACGGCCGGGCTCCCCTTCTTCCAGATGACAAGGCTTGGTTTGGCATGAGCGCTGTAGACGACGCCTTCTACCAGAACGACTGCGTTCGCGTGATGGCTCAGATCACCAAGCAGTTGGCCATCGACACCAACGGCAAGATCGCGCCTCAGCAGGACGCCCTTGATGGGGCTGAGGCAACCATCGCCTCTCTTGTCGCCGCTGGCCAGGTGCCGCCCGCTGACCTGGCGACCAAGACCGACGAGTACGTCCAGGGTGTCAAGGACTCCTACGAAGCGGCCAAGGCCGCATCTGAGGCCAGCCTGGCACTTCCAGTAGAGGTGCAATCAGCCCTCGGCATCATCCCCGAGCGCGAACAGGCTCGGCTCGACATCGCCAACCAGTGGCTCTTTGCCATCGACCAGGCTTGGACTCCGGGGGGTGGCAACTGATGGCACAGATTCCGTGCGTCGAGGACTCCTGCTCGCTCGACCTTGAGATCACCGACGAGAACAAGTTGACCGGCGATGTCATCTTGGACCCCGATGGTGGCCTCGTCTGTACGCCAGGTCAGGGCATTGGAATCTTGCTCGATTCATCCGAGTGTGGGATCGAAGCCTCCCTCAGTGCTGGTGGCCTTGCCCTCGGGCTCGACTACGACACCAATCGCGGCTTGGACTGCGATGGGTCTGGCCTGTACGTCCGTCGTCACCCCAACGCCTGCAACGACCTCGCCTTCGATGGTGGGCAGTTGAGGGTCAACAAGTACCAGTATCGATACGTCTCGTTTGGTACCAACGGTGGCAACCTTGGCGTGGCTGGTGTTGTCAACACTGGCTTTGGGTCTTTCGCCGTTGACATCGACGCCTTCTGGGCTGCTTACGGTGGAGCAGCGCGTACCGACATCGCCAACAATGGCGTCGGCCAACTCACCAACAACACCTGCCGCCGGATGCTTGTGGAGTTGTCCTACTCCATCATCCCCGGCTACTTCCTCGGCAACGGGTGGCAAGTGTGGGTGGGTGCCTACCAGGACCGGAACTACCCGGCGGGTGGATTCAGCGCAGAGGCGCCTTTCGTCTCCTACAACCACTCCCTGTCTCCATTCAACCCGAACTCTGGCCTTGGTGGAGACTTCCACCCCCGCACCTATAGCGTCGGTGGACTGATCCTCGATCCTGGGCAGACCATCACTGCGACCATTGGTGCCTCGCTACAGATTGCTACCCCCGGCTTCGGCACCCCGGTGGGCAACACGGTCGAGTGGCGGTTCGGCTGCACCGGCACTATCAGCGCTTGGACGATCTCATGAGCACCGAATCTGTTACTTGGTGGGCCAAGGACCTCGACAGGGGTGTTGTCGTTGAGTCGTCGTCGTTCTCCGACGAGGGGACGGTAGATGGCGTGAGTGGAGCGATTCCCGAGGGCGCCTCAGTCTTGACTGAGCCCGAGTTCGCAGCCCTACTGCGTGAGGACTACCTCCACCAGTTTGACGCCTGGCAAGGCGCTCGCGCTCTCAAGGCGGCTGCCATCGCTCAGGTCCAGACGGAACGTCAGGCCAAGGTTGATGAGTTGGTCACCATTGGCCTTTCCGAGCAGTCCGCTGAGTCCATGGTTCCACCCGCCCCGGTTCTCGACATGTCAGAGAACTACGAGCCTCCTCCTGGTGCAGCCGAGCACCTTCGTTCTGCCTACCGTCTCAGCCAGGAATCGATCGACGCGATCCTTGCCCCCATCGAGGAGCCATGAGAAGTGATCCTTGCAGACCACTCCCCATGGCACACCTGGGGTGAGACGATCGTTTGGATCGCAGGTGTAGCCACAGCCCTTGGCATCATCTCGCGCACCAGGCCCGTCAAGTGGCTCTACCAGCAACTCGTGGGGAAGCCCGTCACCGAGTGGGGAAGCAAGGTCGTCGGTGACGTTGTTGAGGCCAAGGTCACACAGAACAACGGGGGGTCCTCACTCAAGGACCAGATCGATGGGCTGAACAGCAACCAAGCCGACATCAAGGCCGCTCTAGAGAACATCCACACCTGTCTCGATACGCGCTTTGCCGACACCCATGAGCGCATGGAGAAGTTGACGGGCTACGCCGAGGAGGTGCTGGCTGAGGCCATCGGGGCCAAGGAGCGCATCCGGCAGTTGTACCGAGCCCTAGAGATTCCGGTGTTCGAGACGAACGCCCAGGGCTGGTGCACCTACGTCAACCCCGCCTACACCAAGATCACGGGCCTGTCGGTCGAGGACGCCTTGGGCGAGGGGTGGGCGGAGGCCCTTTATCCCGAAGATCGCACCAGGGTGTTCCGTTCGTGGGGACAGGCTGTTGAGGCTGGGGCCGAGTTCACTGCCGTCTACCGCTTCCGCAACACCCAGACGGGCAAGATGGTCGAGGTCAGGGGATCGGCCTCTCCACTCCATGACGCCCACCGCAACGTAGTCGGATGGGTGGGAACCCTGGACCTGATCCCAGAATCGACTAATCTGGTTGATGCCCAACCGGCCCAAGCCGTGGAGGAAGTATGAGCGACATCGGAACCCCGGTCGATACCAGCGGAAGTGGTGGCCCCATGCCACCTGACTTCGGCGCGGCCATCATCCGCACCGTGGTGCCCTACGCCACTGCCTTCGTCGTGGCCAAGTTGGCCGAGAACGGCATCGAGGCAGATGCGGCGGAGGTCAACGCCGCCGTCGTCACCATCGGTGGCTCGCTGTGGTACATGCTGGTGCGAGTCCTAGAGCAGCGCTGGCCCAAGGCTGGCTGGCTCCTGGGTAGCCCCAAGACCCCGACCTACTCCAAGCCTGAGTGAAGATGGGCAAGTACCGCGCAACTCTCAACATGCCCGAGGCCAAGCGTGGCCAGGTGGCCACCTTCGATGACACCGAGCCTCGCGTGATTCGCATGGTTCGTGATGGTCACCTCGTGCCGGTCGATGTCTCACCTGAGGCCCTCGCCCGCATCGAGGAGGCCAAGAACAAGCCCGCCCCTGTTGCCACCGGATCGGTGGAGGCAGTGAAGCGGGCCTTGGAGGAGCGCCGTCGTGCCGCTGGCATCGGAACTGGTGGGGCCACCACCGAGGTGTCTACCGCCGTTCCGGTCGTGATGGCCCCCGAGGCCCCTGAGGAGGCCCCTGAGGCGCCTGAGGCGGTCGAGGAGGCCCCTGAGGCCCCCCAGGAGCCCGCCGACGACGAGAAGCCGACCTACGCCGGTTCTCGTGGCACGAGCCAGCCAGCCTCCAAGAAGTCGGCACCTCGCAAGCGGGGCAGGTAGGCGACCATGGGCTGTGGATGCAACAAGGTCCGCACCTACTCTGAGAGCAACCCACTGATGCTCGGCGAGCCGGACGGCAACCCCCCGGTGAACGTCCGGGCAACCGTCGCGGTGATGGGTCTGCGGGCTGGATCGGAGTTCTGGGCGGCGGGGTCAGGCATCCCCGCGATGATCGATGCGGGGTGGCTCGTCGCCATCTGAGGGTGTCTCACCTCACTGGTAGTCTTGCGCCGTGAGTGATCCGGCCTGGGAAGAAGAACGACCATCAACCACCAGGGGACCACGGCGACCTCGACGGGTGAGCGATCTTCCCGATGAGCCTCCGCGTCCACGTCGGTATCGACGGACCCAAGACGATGGTCTTGAGTACCAGCAGCCGCTCAGTATGGCCGAGGTGGAGGAGCGCATCATGCGCGCCGACGATGAGTTGGCCGAACTCACGACCTCCCACATGGACCTCGCCCATGATGCTGCTGTCGCCGAAGCACAGTGGAAGCGCCATCGCGACACGGTGATCGTGCACACGGTGAAGAACGAGGAGCGCACCGCCGCGGACTACCGCGAGGCGCTTGCCCGTGAGCAGATCGATCCGATCACCGGCAAGCAGGGCGCAGAACTCTACGAGGTCTACAAGATCACCGAGGCTGCCGCCGAGTCATCCGCTCGGGCCATGCGCTCGATCGAGGCGCGGCTCAACGCCTTCCAGACCATCGCCGCCAACTTGCGAAAGGTGTCAATGTGAGGCCATCCGCTCAGGACATGGTGCGGGAGTTCCATGAAGTGTTCCGCCACCCGGTGCCGTCCGAACTCACCACGGTGGACCCCGATACCGCCCGACTCCGCATCGAGTTGATCCGTGAGGAGTTCGAGGAGTTCGTCCAGGGCATCCTGGGCGACCCCGAGGCGCAGGTGTCCATCTCGACCGGCCCAGGCGGTGAACCCAACATCATCGAGATCGCCGACGCCCTGGCTGACATGGCCTACGTCATCTACGGCGCTGCCATCGTGCATGGCATCGATCTTGATGCTGTGGTGGCCGAGGTGCATCGCTCCAACATGTCCAAGTTGGGCGAGGATGGCAAGCCGCTTCGCCGAGAAGATGGCAAGACCCTCAAGGGTCCCAACTACTTCCCCCCGAACATCGCCGCTGCCCTCGGCTACCCCAAGGAGGACCCCGATGCACCTGGGTTCGGATGAGCCAGACCTGCAGTCGCTTGTGACGACGTTGCGCGCCATGGCCGATGACCCCACCAAGTTCTCGCCAGCGACTATCTCGATGACCGCAGCGATGGCCGCAGAGGCTCTTGGTGGCCCCCCAGCCATGCAGGCCCCCCAGATGACGGCCTGCCCCGGTCAGTTGTCGATCTACGACTACCACGAGGAGAACTCGTGACGAGCACAGCACTCGCCGGGTACATCGGCACGCCAACCGAGTTGGGCATCCCTGGGCGCTCCATGAAGCGCATCCAGCAGGCGATCTTCGACACCCAGGATCGCTACAGCCTGGTGATCCGCACGATCGAGTTCAGGGCCATCAAGACAGCAACGGGGGCCAACATCTCGCAGGCTTCGGTGGTCACCAATCAGGTGGACGGCCACCACCCCCATGAGCGCATCTCCATCGTGTACCGCAACGGTCGCTTCGCCAAGGCCATGGCCGAGTACGAGGATGGCACCGTGGTTGAGCACACCTTGGGTGCCGCCATCGACCGCATCAGCAATCCGGTTGGACGAGATGGCCGCTCGTAGCCACGTCATGCGTCTCGATCTCGCGGCGAGCATCTACGAGCAACTTGAGGCCCACGCCGCCAAGGAGGACATCGGTGTGGGCACCTTGGTGCGCCGCATCGTCATCGAATGGACCCATGAGCACCCACCCCCTCCCTCCGAGCCCGACGACGTGTGATCTCGCTGCCGGAGCGTGGCCGAAGGGCTGCGATTGGTGCGGTGGAGAGGTTCCTCCCGGTCGTACCCAATGGTGTCGAGACTGGTGTGAACACGCGTGGAGGGTGAACCACCATTGGCCCACCGCTCGGCGGTTTGCCTTGCGTCGAGATGGCCACAAGTGCGTGAAGTGCTCATCTATTGAGGCGCTAGAGGTGAACCACATCAAGCCACTCAGGGGCATGGGGTACAGCCCATCGTGTTGGCACCACCAAGACAACCTTGAGACGTTGTGTGGGTGGTGCCACGATGAGATCACATTCATCCAGAACAGGACATGGCAGTGATTCCGAGCATCTTCAACTACCGGGCCAGGGTTGATCGCGTTGTCGATGGTGACACCATCATCATGCAGATCGACTTGGGGTTCCACATGACCGCCAAGGTGTCGGTGCGACTGCTGGGTGTTGACACCCCCGAGTTGCGCTCCAAGGACCCAGAGGAGCGACAGCGCGCTCAGTTCGCTCGTTCCTTCACCGACGTGTGGTGCAACGAGGCCGTGGGGAACCCCAAGATCACCGACCCCTGGGTCGAGTGGCCCTTCGTGATCTCCACCTCCAAGGCCGATTCGTTCGGTCGCTGGTTGGGCCGCGTGTGGTCGCTGAGGACCGGAGAGCAACTCAACGAGGCCATCGTGGCGGCCGGATACAGCGTCTCACCCATCGGCTAGGATGGGTGTCCCTATGAGCCTCGTGAACGACTCCATCGACACCGCAAAGGCCCTTGTCACAGCGGCATTGGTGGATGACTTCGAGGCAGCAAGAACCTTGTTCCCAGAGGGCCGAGAGGAAGCGGCCCATCTGATCATGGCACTGTCGAAGTTGAACGCCAGGATGGTGCGCTCACTCGCCGCCGAGAAGGGCGATGAGCCTCTCGACATGTGGCAGAAGGCAATGATGGAGATGGCAGCGCAAGGCTGCCACTGAAAGGAGAATCATGGCGAAGGCCAAGTACCTGGCCTGGGTCGATCTTGAGACGACCGGGGTGGACGAGTTCGCAGACCCCATCCTTGAGGTCGGGCTCGTCATCACCACCGCGGAGCCTCCCTTCGAGGAGTTGGCCTCCTACGAAGCGGTCATCGATCCCAACCCGACCCGGTTCCCAGAGTGGCGTGATCGGATGAACGATTTCGTCACCAAGATGCACACCACCAACGGCCTGCTCTCCGACATCTCGTCGGCCGCAGCCAAGTCGCCCGAGCGCGTGCAGCAGGAGATGATCCTCGCCCTGGCCGGTGTCGGCCGTGAGCACAACTTCATGCTCGCCGGTTCTGGCGTTGGTCACTTCGACCGCCGCTTCCTGCACGTCCAGATGCCCGAGTTCGAGGGGTGGCTGCAGTACCCGTGCCTCGACGTTGGCGTCATCCGGCGCGCCTTCGACTTCGCTGGTCGCAAGGACCTCGATGCCTTCGGACAGACCTTCGAGACGAAGAACGACAAGCCCCACCGTGGGCTGGCTGACGTGCGTGACCACCTCAACGAGTTCCGCGCCTACGCCAACCTGTTCGCCTCGATCCCCGAGGTGGGTGCTTGATGGCCAAGAAGGAGACACCCAAGTCGAGCGAGTTCACTCGCGAGGAGTGGGTTGAGCGCTTCGAGGACTACTTCGCTGCCAAGCACTGCAGCCTGTTCGGTCGCCACATGCCGGTGGCCATGCCCGACGAGCGCCACGAGGCGGCCAAGTGGTACGCGGACCTCATCATGGCAGTCTCAAGCGGCGACTACGGAGACTGACCATGACGGCAGTGGTGGATGAGGAGCCGGAGCGGGAACGCCCGGAGGGGGCAGTCGAGACGGCCCTCTGGTGCAACCGCTGCATGCTCCCATCCGCCTGTCGCTGGCCCGTGGCCGTGCACGCCGCTGGGTCAAACCTCCGAATCGGCAACCTCTCGGTGGTCATCTGCGTGGACTGTGGCTCCCGACTTGACGACGACGGCAATCCCGTCCACTAGTCCTGGCCGCTGTAGAGGCGGTTAGATACGATGGTGCCCATGTGGATCGTCGCTCTCGTGGCCCTCCTTCTTGCGATCGTCGCCGTCGTCTCGGTGATCGCCGTCGTTCATGGCGAACGCAACCATCGCCTGATCGCCAAGGAGGAAGGTCTTGAGCCCCCTCCCGCAGACTTCACCGACATCGACTTCGATGATGACGACGAGTCGCTCTCTCCCGTGCCTGAGCGCGCCTCGGTCGAGGAGCACGATCTCGTCGCTCAGGAGTTCACCGAGACGATCACCAAGACAGTCGAGGTCATCGAGATGGTGGCGACGCCGCTCGATGAGGCAGGGGCTCCATCCGGTGATCCCGTGGTGGTAGTCGAACCAGAAGTGGTACCGGAAGCGGAACCGGAACCACGCCGCCACGAGGTCATCATCCCCAAGGAGATGGAGTACCTCACCGAGCCCGACGATGCGCTCGATGGGTTGGACGCTGCCCTCTTGGAGCACATGACCAAGGCTGTCCCCGACGAGGGACCCGTTGAGGAGATCGTCCTCACGGTTGTCGGCCCCGGCGACGAGACGCGTGAACACCCCGAGGACCCCGAGGTTGTCGTTCCTGTCGCTGATCCGATCAGGCGACTGCAAGAGGAGGCGGCCGGGAAGGCCCCCACCGAGTGGAAGCGGTGGAACAAGCCGTGAGCGACATCAAACCAATGACGTGCCGAACCTGCGGAACGGAATTCGTGGGGGCTCACCCCAATGCGAGGTTCTGTTCCGGTGGATGCAAGAGCGCGGCTAGGCGACAGGCCGCTCACCGATGGCGAGAAGCGAATCGCTCATTGGCGAACGAGCGCACGGCCAGGTGGTATGAGGCCAATCTAGAACGCGAGCGCGAGAAGGGACGTTCTTACTACCGCAAGAATTACACCCAGACCAAGCGGATGCAGATGCACGGTATGGAACCCGTACAGTTTGGCCTGCTCTGGGACGGTCAGGGAGGTAGGTGCGCTATCTGTGATCGGGCATTCGGGGCGGTGGCAGATGCCCACATCGACCATGATCACACCTGTTGTGATCGCACCACTTCTTGCGGCAACTGCGTCCGGGGGCTCCTATGCAGGCGATGCAACCTGGCTCTGGGCCTCCTGGGCGATTCGCCTCAGGTTGCGGCATTGGCGGCTAACTACCTTATGGAAACAAGGCTGGTCCCGCATGAGTAAGCACAACATTGTCGAGGGGCTCCGGCCCCTGATGTCTCCGATCGAGAACGTCATCCACCTTCCGGGGAACGCCCGTCGAGGGGATGTCGAGGCCATCAGCAAGTCACTGAATCGTTTTGGCCAACACAAGCCCATCGTGGTGCGTCGTACGGGGGTGGATGAGCGGGGGTTGCCTGTTGGTGAAATCCTGATTGGCAACCACACCACCATGGCGGCCCGGAGACTGGGGTGGGATTCGATCGCCGTGGTATGGGTCGATGAAAGCATGGATGTGGCCAAGGCGCGGGCACTTGCCGACAACCGCACCGCCGAGTTGGGCACCTACGACGACGACGCCCTAGCCGCGATGATCGCCGATGTCCTAGAGGCCGACGAGGCGCTCCTAGAGGACGCGTCCTACACCCTGGACGACCTAGAGGCGCTCCTGGGGGAGACGGCTGCTCCCGCCGACCTCGATGGCGACGAGGACGACGAAGAAGAACAGCCCCCCGGCCCCAATCCGCTAGCCGATCGCAAGCGAGCCGAGGCACCAGCCACTCGCCATGCCACCTTGTCGCTGTTCGACCGCTTCTTGGTCCCACCATTCACCGTGCTCAACGCACGAGAGGGTTGGTGGCAGGAGCGCAAGAACACCTGGATCGATCTCGGCCTAGAGGGCGAGTTGGGGCGCGACGACAAGCCGCGCACTTGGTTCCTGGCTGCCCCCCAGCATCACCACCACCCTGATCGCCCGTTCGTGCCCTACGGCGCAGCCGATGAGCGCAAGCGAGAGGACGACGATGACTGACGTTGCCCCCGAGGCCACCGAACCCGACCTCCTCTACGGCGATGGCGCCACCTCGATCTTCGATCCGGTCCTATGCGAGATCGCGTATCGCTGGTTCTGCCCACCCAAGGGCCTGATCCTCGACCCCTTCGCTGGTGGATCAGTGCGTGGCATCGTGGCCGCCAAGTTGGGCAGGCGATATATCGGAATCGATATTCGCAAGGTGCAGATCGACGCCAACTACCAGCAAGCCAAGGACCTTCTCACGGATGGGCTGGGGATCGTTCCTGACACCCCGGACGATGACATGCCGGAGATGACCCCGGTTGAGTTCATGGCCGAGCGCGGCATCTGGCTCAAGCGCGAGGACAAGTACGTCTACGCCGGGGTGCGTGGTGCGAAGGTTCGCACCTGCATGCACTTCGTCGCCGAAGCCAAGCAGCGTGGCGTTGGCGTCGTGACGGCCGGAAGTCGGATGTCGCCCCAGGTCAACTTCGTTGCCCAGATCGCCTATCAGATGGGCGTGAAGTGCTCGGTGCACGTTCCCTCCGGGCCACTGACTCCCGAGTTGATCGCCGCTCGGGCTGCAGGGGCCAAGATCACCCAGCACGACTACGGGTACAACTCGGTCATCATCGCCAGGGCACGCGAGGACGCCGAGCAGCGCGGCTGGATCGAGATTCCCTACGGCATGGAATCCCAAGAGGCGGTGGACTACACCAAGCCCCAGGTGGCGAACATCCCCGCCGAGGCCAAGAGGCTGGTCAACGCCTGCGGATCGGGCATGACGCTCGCTGGCATCTTGTGGGGGCTCAAGGAGTCTGGCCGAGAACTCCCCGTCACTGCCGTGTGCGTGGGCAATGTCCCCGAGGAGCGCCTTGATCGCTGGGCTCCACCAGAGTGGCGCGAGATGGTCGAGATCATCGATGAGGAGTCCGACTACCACGTTGCGGCGACTCGTACTGATCTCGACGGCGTGTTGGTGGATGCCTACTACGAGGCCAAGTGCATCCCCTATCTCCGTGAGGGCGACTGCCTCTGGATCAGCGCCATCCGCCCCTCTGCCGTGCCAGCCATCGCTCCCGATCCAGTCTGGATCGAAGGTGACGGCAAGGACGTGATGGACCTCGTTGACGAGCGGGCCGACATGATCTTCACCTGCCCCCCGTATGGGGACTTGGAGGTCTACAGCGACGACCCGAGGGACCTGTCCAACATGGACTACCCGGAGTTCATCGCTGCCTTCGAGGAGATCATGTGCAACTCGGCCAAGCGCCTTGCCGATGATCGGTTCGCCGTCGTGGTGGTCGGGGACTTCCGCGACAAGGACGGCTACTACTACGGCTTCCCCGCCGACACCGTGAAGATCATGGAGCGGGCTGGCCTGAGGCTCTACAACGAGGCTGTGTTGGTGACCCACGCAGCCAGCCTTCCCCTGCGTGCTGGGCGTCAGTTCGACGCGACTCGCAAGATGGGCAAGACCCACCAGAACGTGCTCTGCTTCGTCAAGGGCGACCCCCGTAAAGCCACGCGCGCATGTGGGCCTGTGATCGCCATGGACACCTCGGAAGGACCGGGCGAATGAACTCCCTACTCAACGAGATCACGACAGTCTCGATCGATCTCATCGAGCCGCACCCCGAGAACCCACGCATCGGCGACATCGAGGCGATCAAGAAGTCGCTCAAGGCGAACAAGCAGTTCCAGCCCATCTTGGTGCAGGAGTCGTCTGGCTTCATCATCGCGGGCAACCACACCTACAAGGCAGCCGTCGAGTTGGGTTGGACCGAGGTCGATGTCGCCTACATCGATGTCGATGACGCCAAGGCCAAGGCCATCATGTTGGCCGCCAACAAGACTGCCGACCTCGGCTCCTACGACGAGCGGCTTCTTGCTCAGTTGATCTCCGACATCACCTTCGAGGAGGAGGCTCTCCTAGAGGGCACCGGCTACTCCTCGGATGAGATCGATGACTTGCTCGCTGCCTCCATGGTTGACATCCCCCTAGAGGAGCCAGGCGAGGGAGTGGATGTGGCGGCTGCGATGCTCGATCGCATCATGCCCACCGACGACGATGAGGACTACGACGACATCGATGATGAGTCCGACGATCTCATCGACAGCATCGAAGGGGCATCCACCCCGGCCCCCATCACCAACACGGTGGGCGAGACGGCTGTTGAGTTCGTGATCTTCCGCTTCGGTGAGTTGCGGGCCAAGGTCCCTCGCCAGACCTACGAGCGGTTCATCAAGGGCTTCCTCAAGGAGCATCGCAACGACTTGGCCCTCGCCGGGGTAGCGGCGGCCATCAAGTTGGGCCTCGACTCCGAGAACGTCGAACCCGCCGTGGCCCAGGGGGCCGAACGCTGGCTTTGATGTCGCGCCCATGCCGTACCATGGGGTGATGGATGGCGACCTGACCCCAGACCCGCATCAGGCGGAGATTCTTGAGGCTCTACTCGAAGCCGCCATGAAGGGCGACGCCGAGGAGTACGACATCTTCCGTCGGGAGTGGGAGAGGTCGGACCCCATCGACTCCGAGGGCTGGCACATGCGCTTCTCTGAGAAGTCGCCCATCCCCTACACCGCGGTCGGGTTCTGCTACCACTGCCAGTCTCAGTGGGTAGTCTCTGGCGTCGCCTTCGGCCAGATGGTTCCTGGGCTGTCCCTCATGATCCACGTCACCGGGGAATGCCCCGAGATGGACGACTGCAACTGCTGGGTCGATGACACCGAGGGCGAGGATCGCCCCTTCGGCTACGCCCGTTGCCAGCGCTGCGACCGCGCCGAGCCGATCTGCGAGTGCGATGGTGGCGTCGCCTACGGCCCGTGCGCCCTGTTCGAGCGTCACGAGCGAGAGAACGGGTTCGATTGGCACGAGCACACCGGAGATGTCTCACCCCCCGAGTAGTCTGTAGATCACACTCGACATGTGTCACAGAGACGTGATACTATGTCTGCAGACGAAGGGAGGTGCCTACATGAGCCAGATGTCCATGGATTTGTTCGATTCCGAGCCGGAGCCGTCGGCCACGCCGACCCCGGTCGCCTCTGGAACGATCTCGCTGCGTCCTTACCAGGAGGAGGCGCTGGCACACATCGAGGAGGGGCGCCAGAGGGGCGTCCGCAAGCAACTCGGAGTTGCTGCTACGGGGCTGGGGAAAGGTTTGATGGTTGGGACCGAAGTTCTCAAGTCGGATGGCTCTTGGTGTCCGGTCGAGAATCTTGAGGTGGGCGACTTCGTGGTGGGGGTGGATGGTCAACCGACGAAGATCGAAGGGGTGTTTCCCCGAGGGGAACAGCCCTGCTTTGAGGTGACCACCGACGATGGAGCCTCTGTGGTGGTGGACGCAGACCATCTTTGGACGGTTGCCACCGATTCTGACATCACCCGCGGGCTCCCCTGGCGCACTCTGGAAACGGCCGACCTCTACTCTCGTGGCATCACCTCCCCTGAGGGGCGACGCCGATGGAGGCTTCCCGTTGTTGCACCCATCGAATTTGATGCTCAACCGGAACTCCCGATCGATCCGTACATCCTCGGCGTCATCTTGGGGGACGGCTCCATCACCCAAGCCACCGTTGAGTTCTGTCCGGGGGACGCTTGGATCGCTGACAAGGTGGAGACCTTGTTGCCTGAGGGGTTCTCCCTGAGGCCCATCACCTCAGCAGATCGCGCCACCTCTTATCACATCAAGGACTCCGGTTCCTCTCGGGCGACACCCAACCGCATGAAGGGTGCCCTTGCCGATCTGGGTCTCTGGGGTCTCGGTTCGCTTGAGAAGTTCGTCCCCGATGCCTACCTGACCGCCTCTGTCGCGGACCGTAGGGCACTGTTGGCTGGGTTGATGGATTGTGACGGGTGGGCTGGCAAGTCCACAGTGCAGTTCACCACGTCGTCGCCACGCCTGGCATCTGACGTGAAGCGACTCGCCGAGTCTCTCGGGACCATTGTCCGCGTTGGCAGCAAAATCCCCACCTACACCTACGGGGACGAGAAACTGCGGGGGGCGCGCGCCTACGCCGTGAATCTTCGTGGAGGTGGATGCCCCTTCACGCTGCCCCGCAAGGTAGATGCATGGGCGCAGACCAAGCGGCTCGGCGCTACCCGCAAGATCGAATCCATCGTGCCGGTGGGGCCACGAGAGACGGTGTGTATCAAGGTGTCGGCCGACGATGGCCTGTTCGTCACCGAGCATCACATCGTCACTCACAACACCATCATGTTCTCCGCCCTGGCGCAGCGCATGAACGTTCCCACCCTGGTGCTCGCTCATCGTGATGAGTTGATCTCCCAGGCCGCCGACAAGATGCGCCAGGTCTGGCCTGGCGCCGACATCGGCGTGGTCAAGGCAGAGCGCAACGAGATCGATCATCAGGTCGTCGTGGCGAGCGTCCAGACGCTTGCCCGTTCCAGCCGCCGCGATCAGATTCCCGCCGACAAGTTCGGGCTGGTGATCATCGATGAGGCACACCACGCCAAGGCAGTGTCCTACACCAACATCATCGAGCACCTGAATGCTGGCGATGAGGACGGCCCGCTCCTGGTCGGCGTGACAGCCACGCCAGACCGCGGCGACGGCAAGGGCCTGGTGGATGTGTTCGATGAGATCACCTTCACCTACGACATGCTGTGGGGCATCCGCTCCGGCTACCTGAGTGACCTGCGTGGCCTGCGCGTCCACCTCGATGCCGACTTCTCCAAGGTCAAGATTCGCAAGGGCGACTACGACGCTGGCCAGGCCGGGCAGATGCTCGAAGATGCAGACGCCCCCTCCCTGATCGCCGACGCGTGGATCAAGTACGCGCAGGACCGCAAGACCCTGGTGTTCACCCCCACGGTTGCCACTGCAGAGATGGTCACCGCCGAGTTGGTTGGCCGGGGCGTGAGTGCATCGATGGTGTCCGGCGAGACTCCCATCGATGAGCGACGAGACATCCTCGCTCGCTACGCCAAGGGTGAGATCAGGGTCATCGCCAACTGCGCCGTTCTCACCGAGGGTTTCGATGACCCCGGCACCTCGTGCATCGTGGTTGCTCGACCCACGCAGTCACGGGCTCTCTACACCCAGATGATCGGGCGCGGCACTCGCCGCCACCCCGACAAGCATGACTGCCTCGTCATCGATGTCGTTGGCGCATCGGCCAACCATTCGCTGGTGACCATCCCGTCGCTGTTTGGCATCAAGAAGGAGAACCCCTTCGAGAACGCCGAGCGCACCGTGGCCGAGGCCATGGATGAGCAGGTCGAGGACGAGATCAAGCGCGGTGAACTCAAGGCCACCGAGGCTGACCTGTTCCGCAAGGTTCTCGACTCCCCCATCGCCTGGGTGCACTACAGCAACCGCATGTCTCAGACCTGCTACCTGTGCGGCCTTGGTGACAAGGAAGTCGGCTCCGTTGTCATCGAGCCCATCCCCTACGACGTGAGTCAGCCAGCGGAAGCGCCGACTCGCTACCACTGCTTCCAGCAGTGGGAGGACAACTTCGTTCCGGTAGGCCAGCCTGGCATCACCATGCGTCCTGATGGCTCTGGCTTCCGCACCCTGATCACCAACGTGGACCTTGAGATGGCTCAGGGTGTGGGTGAGGACTTCATCCGCAAGAACGGTGCTGCGGCACTCACAGATCGCAACGCCGCATGGCGCAAGGCGAAGCCTTCCCAGAAGCAGTTGGATTTCGCTGAGAACTTGGGCATCGTTGTCGATCCTTCGTGGGACAAGGGGCAGGTCAGTGATGCCATCAGCGCCAAGAAGGAAGCCATCAATGACCGTCGCCGCAATCGCCCCGCATGGGCGAAGAACAAGGGAAGGAACAACCGTCGATGAAGGTGACTGCTGACGCTTCGGCGATCAAGAAGGCCCTCGACATCCTCCGCCCCGGAGGCACCAATCGGTGGATCACCCCCGCTGAGCGCGGGGTGAAGATCGAGGCTCGTGGCAAGGGGGTCTTGGAGGCCACCACCACCGACCTCGACCATTGGGAGAGCGTCCGCATTCTCGGCCAGCAGGTTGAGGGAACCGGATCGGTGCTGCTGCCCTGGGCGCAACTCCGCAAGGTGCTCGGTGTCATGAAGCACGACACCATCACGCTGGCCCAAGAGGATGACGCCATGGTGATCACCTCGGGCGATGTGTCGATGAGGCTGGCGGTGCTTCGGGACTACACCAAGAAGGGTGGCAACGTGAAGCACCCTGCCGAGTTCCCAGCATCTCCTCCTCGACCCAAGGACGCCACCCCCATTCGCCTTCACCTCGGTGCTTTGGCTGAGTGCGCGAAGTTCACCTCCCCCGATGAGTACCGCCCGGTGCTCGGGTGCGTCTACTACGACGCCGGGTCCTACGTCGCCACCGACTCCTACCGGCTGTCGCTGGTCGAGGTACCTGAGGGTGCCGCGGACCTGCAGTTTCTCATCCCTCGGGCTGCTCATCGCGCCATCGCTCGTCTCGGCTCTGGGAAGTTCATCGACGCCTGGGTGTCTCCTGATCCTCAGGCTGTCGGTGCGATGCTGTGGATCGACTTCGGTGACGCTTCGCTCGCCGCCAAGTTGCAGGAGGGGCAGTTCCCCGTCTACCGCACGCTGATCGATGGCGCTGGACGCAGCGGTGGCCTCAAGGCCACTCAGCAGATCAGGGACGCTGCTCTCCGCATCCACCGGCTGATCAAGGCATGTGGATCGGACTCCTACGAGTTGAACAACCCCGTCAAGATCGAGCAGGTTGGCGATCGCGTCGTGCTGGCCGCCAAGGTCGGTAACAACACCATCGAGATCAAGGCGATGGGCGGCGTCGAGGTCTCGGCTGCCTTCAATCCTCGGTACCTGGCTGAGTTCTTCGAGGGCACCAACGTGGACACGATCTTCGGCGCTGACTCGATCAAGCCGTGGGGCCTTGAGGAGCCTGCCGACTACTGCGCTGGGGCGAAGCGCACCAGGCTGCTGATGCCCACCCGCATCCACGACCGCAACGACTGGTGATCGGGTTCGACGCAGCCAGCATTCGACACCAATACAGCGATACGATCGCTGCATGACGGCGTGCTTGCGGTGCGACGGTTGCTCAAGGGCTGTTGCAGAACACGAGGACGATCTGAGGCAGTGGTGGCGCTTGATGCGCCACGGCATGGAGTGGGCCGACGAGGCTGGCGCTCCGAAGTTCGGAGCCATGATGATGGCGCCGTCAGTCTCCATGCACTCGACGTTCATTGGTGGCATGTTCACCGATGACGATGGTGACGATGATGACGACGAGATGATCGTTGTCGGCATCCCCGTTGAGGACGACGACGACGAACCATCGTCGGTGGTGCTTCACTTCTGCTCGGCACGATGCCTGGCCGGTTGGGCTGAGCAGGCATCCGCGATCGAGCCGGACGAGGAGTCGTCCGAGGGGTGATCGGAACCCCCACTAGGCGCAAGTGCTGCGCCTCAGGGGAGAAGCGCCGCAAGGGGGCGCGCCAGGGCCACCGTCATGACAACCGTCATGAGAAGGAAGCCCGGACACGCCCCCAGAGGCGAGCCGAAGATCAGTCCTCGGACCAGGGCACCCAGCGGTCGAACCCGACCGAGTAGCGCTCGACTCCGGCCTTGGTGTCGCGCTTGAGGCGGTGGCCGTTGAAGCCCTTGAGGTCGTAGGCGCTGGCCTGCCAGCCATCCACCTCGAACTCCTTGACGCGCTCACGCACCTCCACCATGTAGCCATCCCCCCACCGCAACTCGTCGGTGGTGGGGAACTCGATGTCGATAGTCTTGCGCTCGTGCCTCATCCCGATCTTGTCCATGCCGCGCAGCGTCACGGGGATGCCGGAGATGTCGCCACGGGAAGCGACCAGACGGGCGAACTGCTCCATGGAGAGGTCGATCGAGAGGAACAGCAGTCCCGAGCGCTCGTCGGTGATCTCCAACGAGAAGTAGTCGCCACGCTCGTCGGCGTTGGAATGGATGGCGCCCATGTGGACGCGTAGGGTGGTTTCGATTTCGGTCATGGTGTTCTCCTTTCGTAGAGTGCGTGCATCGTACCACGGGGGTGTGACACTGCTCTCGAAAGTAGGGTAGGATGGCGCCATGTCCACGAACAAGGGCGGCGCCCCATCCAGGTTCAACGAGGACCGGGCCGAGAAGTTGCTGCAGGCCGTGCGCGGTGGCAACTACTTGGAGACGGCTGCGCGCTATGCGGGCATCTCGTATCAGACCTTGCGTCGCTGGTTGCTCAAGGCGGACGAGCCGGACGCACCACCGGAGTATGTCGCCTTCAAGGAACAGTTGGAGAAGGCCCGAGCCGACGCTGAGGTGGCTGCCCTAGCCAAGATTCAGAAGGCTGCCTCAGAGGGCGCCTGGCAGGCTTCTGCGTGGTACCTAGAGCGTTCCTGGCCTGAGCGCTGGGGGCGCAGGGACACCAACCGTGTCGAGTTGGTGGGCGACGGCGGCGGCCCGGTCAAGGTGGTGGCTGGCATCGAGTTGGACGACGCGTCGATGAACGCCTTGGCTCAGCGTCTAGCCTCCCGAGCCGCCTTCGAGCAGCGCGAGATCGAGGAGGCCCAGATCATCGAGGAGTACCGGGGTGAGTTGGAGGCTGGCGATCCGCTAGCCGTGCCTGACGACATCTCCGGGCTCGACGGTGAGCGCTATGGGGAGGCGATCCCAGAGAGCCCATCTGACGATGATGGGTGGTGGAATGGCGACGACGAGGATCGCACCTGATGCCAGGTGGAGCAGGAAAGGCCAAGAGGTCGTGCCCCATGTGCAAGCCTTACAAGTTCGCGGGCAACATTCGTAGGTTGACCGAGAAGGTTGATCTCGATGAGCGATGAGCACACCGGCTTCGTAGCGATCCCTCCCGATCTCCTGGCCCACGCCACAGCCGAGGAGCGCGAGGCGTACTACCAGTACCTCCTTGGCAACGTCATCGCCGCGGATGAGTGGGAACCGTGGATCAGGATGATCTTCCCCCAGGTGGCGGAGAAGCCGTTCTCTGAGGGTCACCAGAAGTTCTGGGAATGGGTCTGGCAGGTCGAGCCAGGCACTCGCCCCAAGCCATGGGTGTCGATCTGGCCTCGTGGTCATGGTAAGCGCCTAAAGAGTTCGACACCAATCCTCACGACGGAGGGGTGGACGACGCAAGGACAACTCAACATTGGCGACGAGGTGTTTGGACCAGACGGAACCCCAGCCGCCGTCACATGGGTTGGACCAGAAACGATGCGCCCCCTCTACAGGGTTCGGTTCACTGACGGGACCGAACTCGTTGCCGATCCCGAGCACGAATGGACGGTGCTGGATCGCGGGCCATACGAGTGGCGCACGCTTGAGACTCAGGAGATCGCAGCGCAGCGGTACTACTCGGGCGGGCGCGCCAGGTTCATGCTGCCACATCGAGATGCTATTCAGGCGCCACGTCGAGACCTGTTGATCGACCCCTACCTGCTCGGCTACTGGCTAGGCGACGGAAACCACAAGACTGGTGTGCTGGCCGCTGGCTCGATGGATGACGCTAATGAGGTTGCACTCAACATCGAGTCCCGTGGCGAGTTGATCAAGAACCGCTACACGCAGGCCAACACGGGATGCAACTACATCGTCATTGACGGTCTACGCAATCGGCTATCCGCGCTCGGCCTTCTTGGCAACAAGCACATTCCCAGCGGCTACCTCACCTCATCCGAGGAGCAGCGGCGTGCACTTCTGGCCGGGCTGGTCGATTCCGATGGACACGTTGACAAGAAGCGCGGCAGGGTCCGCTACGTGTCGCACGACCAGACTCTCGCTGAGGCGGTTCGACTGCTCGCCAGGACGCTTGGCTACAACGCCACCGTCTGGAGTGAAATCGATGATCGTGAGCCACATCCCGTCACCGATCTAGATGGCGTCGTGACGATGGTGTCTACGGCTGGCACTCGATGGGTTGCATCATGGACACCACACGACGGTCTCGGCCAAGGGATGCTCGCCAGGAAGGTTGTCCCCACCTACGCCAAGCGCCAGCGGGTTGGGATTGAGTCGATCACCCCGGTCGAGTCAGAACCCGGCCTCTGTATCGAGGTCGATCGTGATGATGGCCTCTACCTTGCCGGTAGCGACCTGATCCCCACCCACAATTCCACCTCGTCGGAGTTGGCCGTCGTCGTGCTCGCCGCACGTCGCAAGCGTCGCTACGGCATCTACGTCTCCGAGACGCAGGACCAGGCCGACGACCACGTTGCCAATGTGGCTGCCATGTTGGAGTCGCCCACGATCGAGTTGGCCTACCCCGACCTCGGTGAGCGCCTCATGGGCAAGTTCGGAACGTCCAAGGGCTGGCGGCGCAACCGCATCCGTACCAAGACCGGCTTCACCCTCGATGCCATGGGCCTCGACTCCGCTGCCCGAGGCGTCAAGTTGGAGGACCAGCGTCCCGACTTCATGGTCTTTGACGACATCGATGGCGAGTTGGACACCGATGAGCGCGTCGAGAAGAAGATCAAGACCATCACCCGCAAGTTGCTCCCGGCTGGTTCTCAGGACTGCGCCATCTTGATGGTGCAGAACCTCGTGCACGAGAACTCGATCTTCGCTCGCCTCTCGGATGGTCGGGCCGACTTCCTGCGTGACCGCATCGTCTCTGGCCCAATCCCTGCCATCTGGGACCTTGAGTACGAGGAACTAGAGGGGAAGTTCGTCATCACGGGCGGTGAGCCATCGTGGCCCGAGGGATTCCCTATCCCGTCGTGCCAGTTGCTCATGAACGACATTGGCCTCTCCGCCTTCCTGGCCGAGTGCCAGCACGAGACGAAGCCACCCGAGGGCGACATCTTCAACCACATCGCCTTCGTGCGCGTCGAGCACCACGAGGTTCCGCCGCTTCGTCGTGCGGTGGTGTGGGTTGACCCTGCCGTCACCTCCACCGACTCGTCGGACTCCATGGGCATCCAATGTGATGGGCTCGGAGTGGACGACAAGATTTACCGCCTGTTCTCGTGGGAGAACCGCTCGACGCCGTACCGAGCCATCCACCTCGCGATCGAGAAGGCCCTTGAGTACGGAGCCGACACCGTGGGTGTCGAGACGAACCAGGGTGGCGACCTGTGGCGAGTGGTGTACGACCAGGCATGTGAGGACATCCGCAACGAGCGCGGTGACCGCCACATGAAGATGCCCCGCTACCGCCAGGAGAAGGCCACCGCTGACCTCGGATCGAAGGTCACTCGCGCTGAGCGCATGTTGGTGGACTACGAGCGTGGCCTATTCGTACACGTCGAGGGAACTCACCACACGTTGGAGATGGCGCTACGCCGGTTCCCCAAGGTCAAGCCGTTCGACCTCGTAGACGCCTGCCTGGTGGCTGGCACCCTCGTGGCCACTCCCGACGGGGAGGTGCCGATCGAGTCGATCGTCCCAGGGGATTTCGTCTGGACGCGTCAGGGGGCGAAGCGTGTTCTCAACGCCGGGCCGACGCGGTTCGATGCCGAGGTCTACGAACTCGTCACGGAAGATGGACGCTCGGTGGTGGGAACCGGAGACCATCTTGTCTGGACCCATGAGTGTGGATGGGTTCCATTGGCCCTCGCTGCCGGGCTGACTGTCAGTATTGGCTCATGGACCATCCCGTCGAGGTTGAATACGCCGGTCGGCGCTATCGCCGCTATCCCAATGCCAAACAGCGCAGCCATCGGGTCTACTACGTGCCCCTCGGGCCAGGGGATCGAATCTACTTGCACCGAAAGGTCTACATCGATCACTTCGGCCCGATTCCCGAGGGGTGGCATGTTCACCACGTCGATGGTGACCCCTTCAACAACGACCCCGGAAATCTCAGGGCCATTTCACCAGGGGAACATCGTTCAACCCATGGGTCAACATGGACAGACCCATCCGACATGGAACGGCATCTCGCAGCCATCCGAACCTTGGCCGCCAAGTGGCACGGATCGCCAGAAGGGCTCCAATGGCATTCCGACCACGGACGCTCATCCTGGGAGGGCCGAGCCGAGCATCAACTCCAATGTGTTTGGTGTGGAGAGGCATTCTCGTCGCTTGTGGCTTCCACGGGGTTCTGCTCTCAGCGATGCCGATACCGGAAGTTCGAGGCCGATGAATCAAACAAGGACGCCCGGACCTGCGAGGAGTGCGGAGGCGGGTTCCTCGCTGAACGACGGAAGGCCACCCGCTTTTGCGGCGTCACTTGTCGTAATCGTTCAACCTCGCGGAAGCAGCGCCGTGGTGTATGACCTGGAAGTTGAGGACGCTCACGAGTTCTTGGCTGATGGGGTTGTTGTGCACAACTGCTATTGGTCGTGGGCCTACTTGGCCGGGCCACTTCACCGTCGCAAGGCGAAGGTGCGTTCCTCGGCTCGCAAGTACCTCAATGCCGCCGTTGGCATCGGCAACGCTCCTGCCGGGTTCGGCTAGGGCAGTCCACCCCGAGGGCGCTTGCGCGCCAACTCCTCACGACACTCCTGGCAGACGCCGACCTCGGTGCCATCGACCAACCGGAAGGCCATGCGATGCAAGGGGCGCTCACAGCGGATGCACTCCTTGCAGACCTCGATCTTCGTCGTGTAGTGGAGCGGGTTCTTCTTCACGCGAATAGCGTGACGAGGCCCCAGCCAGCGATCTCCCATGGCGACATTATAGCCGGTCAGTGAGACGCCATATTATGGAAAGGTCCAAAGAGAAGGGCCGGGTTTCCCCGGCCCCACTCTCTTGTCCCCCCTGCACGGAGATCAGGTGACGGTTGCCGTCCAAGCCTTGGTCCAGGTGGTCGGGCCGACGATGCCATCAACGGCGAGGCCCTTCTCCTGCTGGAACTTGAGGGCAACCTGGCGGCTCTGCTCGCCGAAGATGCCATCCACGTCGATCTTCCAGCCGCGGTTCTTCATCTGCTGCTGCCACTGACGCACGTCGTCGCCACGCATGAGCGGCGACTGCACCATGAGGTAGCGGCCGGGCCACGGGGGAGCGGCCGGAGCCGGAGCCGGAGCGGGGGTGCCTCCACCCATGCCGGAGGGCTTCCAGTTGGTGGCCTCGGCGTTGTCCATCGAGGCGAGCGACGCGGGGCCGACGATGCCATCGACCTCCAAGCCACGAGCCTGCTGGAACCAGCGAGTGATGCCGTCGGTCAGCGATCCGAAGATGCCGTCCGCTGCGATCCAGTAGCCACGGCCAGCAAGCCGGGACTGCCAGCGGTGAACGTCCTCGCCCTGCATGCCCTTCTTGAGCAGGCGGGGTCCGGTCGGGGCTGGCGGCGGCGGAGGGGGCGGTGGCTGGGGTGCGGCACCACCGAGGCTCGCCTTGGCGTGCTCGATGATCCGGGCCATGTTGATCTTGCCGCCGTCCCAATGGTCGTTCTCGGGGACGTGCTGATGCCAGCAGGTCCCATCGAAGCCAACCCAAGCGGAGTAGGAGAGCCGCTGGGGGGCGTGAGGGGTGGCGATGGTGCCGTCCTGGGGACCCTTGGTCGCAGGAGCGTTGTCGAGATCGAGCGGGACGCCAGCGCGCACGAGGTCGGCGATGTGCTCACCGATGAAGCGCAGCCACTCGTCGGGCCAATTGGGCGTCTCGGCAGCGCGACCGCAAATCTCGGTCTGCACGGCGAAGGCCCGGTTCGTCTCGACGCCACCGCTCATGTTCTTGAGAGCGGCGGAGGCCCACTCGGTGGGGATGAACTGCGCCTTGCGGCCGTTGGCCGGGTCGATGCAGAAGTGGGGCGTCGAGCACGGACGGCCACGGAAGAAGGCGATGACGCCATCGATCGTGCCGGGGTTGGACTCGGTGGTGTGGCCAACCCATCGCCAGGGATGCCCCGACTTGTAGGTGCCTGGGCCGGTGCAGCCCAGAATCTCGTGGCGCTCGTAGCCCGGTAGCCATGCCATGGAACATTCTCCCTTGGGGGGTCGATGTGTGGGTTCCATGGTAACCCAGATGGTCAATGCCGTCTAGGATCGACACCTAGTCGGGATCGACATGGAGGTGCAAGCGCCCCGCGGGAAACCGACCGGAATGGTGTGCGCTGAGGTGAGTTCGCCTCAGGTCGTCTGAGTCCATGGCGAACACAGACTCAGGTTCCCAGCCGTGCCAGTAGATGAGGTGCTTCTCAAGCGATGTCCACCCCACGGGGAGTGGAATCACATCGACCTCGATCAATTCGACCCCGCCCCCCTCAGGCGCTCCATGATCTCGGTGCAGCGCGGGCACACCGGGTAGCGCTCAGGGTCACGGCTCGGGACCCACACCTTGCCGCACAGTGCCTCGACGGGCGTGCCCTCGATGTAGGCGCGCATCTGGTCGTCCTTGCGGACGATGTGGGCCTCACGCGGCTCCTCATCATCGAGAGCCGGATCGGAGGGACGGACATCGAGTTGTGTGCTCATGGCGCTCCTTGGGAGTGGAGACGGTGGGGGGCCGTCAGCCCCCCACCGCCGCTTCGGGCAGCCCCTCAGACTCGGCCTGTCGGGTGAAGCCCATCCGTTCCACCGAGATGTGCCCCGGTGGGGTGTAGTTGGGATCGGTGATGATCTCCTCGTAGACATCGCCGCTCGGGGTCACCATGTAGGGGAACTCCTCGCGGTGTGCGCCGCCAGAGCGCCAGGTCAGGTTCCGCACGGGGCGGTTCTTGAGCCAGGCGTTCCACGCCTTGACGCCGACGGCCGCATACTCCTCGCGAGCACGCTTGGCCTTCTGAGCCGAGGCGTTCAGCAGCCAGCGCCGCAGGACGTTGATGGGATCGTCCTCGGCGAGATTGGCACCGCTCTTGAGGTGCTGGATGAACTCGGCCGCATCGATGGGGCTGATGCGCCGCATCCGCATGAGGAACGGGCCACCGACCGACATGGGGAACCGAAGCGGAGCCGAAGCGATCGGCTGCCACCCCTTGACACCATCGCGGATGTCGGGGTTGGCGTCGAGCCATGCCAGGCGCTCAGCGTTGGAGTGCTGCCTGCCGCGGTGGGCGGGCGTGCCAGCCTCGTCCCAGCACATCCCCGCCTCGATGGCGGATGCCAGCGATGCCGTTGAAGTCTCGCCACGCCAGCGCAGGATGTCGGAGAAGGTGCGCTTGGCACCCACGTCCATCGCCACCTGGACATCGAGCGGAAGCCCGGTGATCACGATGGTGTGGAAGGCGACCCCAGACTCGACGCAGGCGAGCAGCCGGTGCTGTCCGTCGATCAGATCACCTGTGGTGCTGATCTTGATGGCCTCGCCGTTGAGGAGCCACTCGCCGCGCTCCATGTCTCGGGCGTACTTGCGAACCACCTCGGAGCGAACCTTGCGGTTGTTGTTGTTCGACCGCAGGAGAATCTCAGCCTCCTGTGGCGTCACGAGTCGCACCTCGGTCTTGATCTCCGCCGTGGCGGTCATGGCATCTCCTTCTCGGGTGTGTAGAACTAGGTCTACACCTTAGCAGATGGGTGTGACATCACCCAGCGGCAACAGCAGGACCCTTGTCCAGAAGGATCATCGAGACTGCCATCCGGTCCCTCTTGCTGCGGCACCGGACGTTCAGGATGGCCGTCAGGCGCTCGTAGTCGGCCTCAGACACCTCGTAGTCCATGACGTTGAACGAGGCCCGTGGAAGGCGATCCCACTCGTCCATCGTCAACCCCAGCGCCTCGCGCCAGAACTCCAAGATGGCATGTCCCGGCTGCAGCACCCGAGAGCGATCCTCGATCGAGCGCCATTGGTGTTCGTTGAGGGTGAGCAGGGTGCGTTGCATCAGTCCCACAGCCCCCCGAACCACTCGGCGTAGAGCGGCATCATGGCCTTGAAGCGCTCGTGCCCGGCCTCATCGAAGTCATCGAGGTAGGCCAACTCACCGCGCCAGCCATCCTCGAAGTAGGTCAGCATGGCCTTCCAGCGCTCGAACCCGTCGTCCCCGGTGAAGCCGATCTGGGCATCGATACGAGCGTTCTGCTCGGCGAACTTGGCGCGGTCCTCGTCGGAGTACCAGGGCTCGTCGGTTCCGTTGGTCAGCCCAGCGGGGTAGCCATGGGCGATCTCACGCAGACGGGAGAGCATCTCCACGTTGAGGCGAGCGATGTGGCCGTCCATGCCCCACAGATCGCAGTCGGACCAACCACGACGCCCGCGCTGGATGAACCAACGGACCTCGCGGGGGAATCGACGGAGGGGCTGGGCCACCTTCCATCGCCACTGCATGCTGGCCTTCTTCCAGATCGGCCACGCCTTGCGCTCTGCTTCGATGCGCTCGAACAGTTCCTCGACGTTTGACATAGGCGGCATCTTAGCATGCGCCTGTGACACCTATTATCGTCGGTTGAAAGGATCGCTGGTGCTCAGGTGAGAGCCGATGGCGACGAGAGCGACACCAACGAGTCCGAAGAACAGGGGAGGGTTGACCCACTGATCGGTGCCGGTGGCCAATGAACCCCAGGTGGCCCACGCGATCGCCCCAAAGACGATCATCAGCAGGCCAACCCCAACGCAGATCACCCCCAAAGCCTTCATGCTTCCGCCTCGTGCTCCTCGATCGCTTCCTGGTGTTCCCAGGTAAGCCTAGCGATGGTGGAGAGCGCTTTCGCTGGTGACGAATGGTCACCCGTGCAGTTCTCGGGGTCGTAGCAGTTCGCCGCAGCGATGTAGTCGTTGCAGGCTTCCACCAGATCGATCAGTCGCCCGGTGATCATGGACAGCCGATCCGAGGCGCACATGGTGGAGCGATCCTCAGGGGCACCAACGGCGTCAAGCAGGTCGTGGACGCGATCCAGGTCGCGGCCCATCAGCCACTCCTCGGTCGGAGTGGGAACTCCACCGAAGCCCTCAAGGGCACCGTCCTCACCCATCCTCGTACTCCTCCTCGGGGACCCAGGTGGACAGGTCGAACATGTGGTTGTTGAGTTCGACCATGGCGTTGGCCTGGTCGATCGGGTTGGATGCGTTCTTGAAGCGCTCCCAGGCGCGCACCGCCGAAGCGGCGGCATCGCCCGCAGCCGGATCGATCACCACCTCATCGCCAGGGATGAGCGTCAGGCGAGCCTCGTCGTTGGTGGAGAACTTCAACTCCACGCTGCGGTTGGGGAAGTAGACCGCATCGGGTCGAGGGATGCTGAACTCGATGTCGGGATCGACGTAGCGAGCCTGGACTTCCAGGCGCGTGCGGGGCCGCTTGTTGTCGGCCTCCCAACGCATCCTGGTGCCGTCGTCGGCCTCGATGATCGCGGTGATCTTGGTGATGACGGGCGGTGGATCGGACATCATGTCGGAACCACCACGTCGTCCTCCACGGGCACCCCGAGGCTCTCGGCCAGGTCGGTGATCCAGCCGCGCCGACCGTTGGTGCGCTCGATCTCCTCGGCCATCGACTTGGTGTGGTAGCGGATGTCGCGCTCGGCACTCTCGATCTTCTCGGCCCGGTACTCGTCGGCCGTCTTGCGAACAGGGGGGTCCCACACCGAGCAGTCGAAGCGGATGGACTCCTCCAACTGCTGGATCATGAACTCCTTGAGGCCCTCGTGCTCGGCGGTCGGCGGGACCCAGCCCATCACGTCGGCCAGCATGTTGCGGTAGCGCTCCTCGCGGTCGCGCTTGTCCTTCTCGGCCTTCTTCCAGGCATCGAGCGCAGCGAGGTAGGACTCCTCGGCCTCGATCTCGACCAACTCGGCGGGCATTCCACGGAAGCGATCGAGTTCGTTCTGGGCCTGCGCCAGCCGCTCAGCGCTGTAGTCGGTGCTGGGCTTTGGCAGGCGCAGAGGGGCGTCCCATGGATCGTCGCGCTGCATGATGGTCGCGCCGAAGGCACGGGCGCACTGCAGCACGAACTGCTCGAAGGTCTGAGGCTTGCCGTCGTAGAGTTCTGAGGTGTATCCGCTGGGCATGATGGTGCTCCTTTCGTTACGCGAGGCCGCAGGCTGCAGCGACGCTGGGGTACTTGATGTGCCACTCGCTGTAGAGCATCCAGCGAGCGGGCGGCAGGATCGATCCGTCTCCGGCTTGGAGGCCGAACCACTGCACCAACTGCAGGGGATCGTCCATGTCGTACCAACGGTGATGGCAGATGTCGTGCATCTGCACGGGGTCGATCCCGAAGTGCTCACGGACGTAGGCGAGCATCTCGCGTTCGGTGCCCTCCTCGACCCATCGGCGCAGGTCACCGTTGGACTGACGCATCTGAGCGTCGCCAACCCAATAGGTGTGCTTGACGCTCTTGGGGATGATCGTCGTCTCAGTGTCAGACACCGGCCACCTCCTGCATCTGGCCCACGATCTTGCGAGCAAGCGCACGGGCATCACCCTCGGCCCCGAAGAAGCCGATGCGGTGGATCACGTTGGTGCGGGAGTCCTTGACGCTCACTCCCCAGGTCAGTTGATCGAGGAAGGCGTGATGGGTGAGCAGGTAGGGAGGCCACGGCTCGACTACCTTGAGTTCGCCGACGCGGCTGGCGCAGATGGCCAAGCCGTCGCCGAGGGCAACCCAGATGTTGCGGGCGTAGTAGGCGTGGGCGATGTCCTCGTGGTCGCAGTAGTGAGTCACCACGCCTCCTCATCGAGAACGGCCCACGAGGCGCAACCAACGTCGTGGCCAGCCGGGGCCTTGCAGGTGCAGGCTTCCCAGGCCGCCGCCTCTCGGGTCTTGCGATCGGACTCGCGACGCTTGAGGGAGTCCAACTCGCGTCGAGCCGCACCATCGCGGTGGGCAACATGGCCGAGCGCCTCGGCGCGCATCCGCTCCACGGCATCGGCGAGGAACATCTTGCGACGGTTCGACAGCGACTTGAGGTCGAGAGCCTGAGCCTCGATCACGCGGGCGTTGTAGGCCAGCGACTCACGCAGACGCTCGATCTCTCGGGCCGCCACGCGCATGAGTTCTGCATCGCCAAGGAGGAGAACATCGTCGCCGTCCAAGACATCGATGGCATTGGCGTGTTCAAGGAGTCGCTCGGGGAGGTTGGCGAAGTCGATCATCACCGGCTCCCGTTCATGCAGGCCGGGTCGTCGGGGACCGTGTAGCGCTGGTAGTTGTCGGAGTAGGCGTCGTACTCGCGGTAGATGCCCGTGGTGCCCTTGCACTCGATCAGGCCCGTACCGGGAATCTTGCCGCCACTGAGCACGAAGATCGCGATGATGACGATGATCACCACGATGATGCCGATGCCTCCGATGTCGGTCGTTCTGCTGCGATGAAGTCTCATGGTTGGCTCCTTTCGTCGGGGACCCACACCATAGCATGTCGGTGTGACACCCTATGGTCAGAAGCCCCCCTGAGGGGGGAATGGGCCGTAGCCACCAGCAACGAGGTCATCGTGGAAAGCCGCCATCTCGTTCGAGAGGGACTGCTGCAGCCACTCGTAGTGCAACTGCGTCAGACGCTCGCAGTGACGAGCACACAGGTAGAGGTACTGCGCGGCCCGGCAGGTCACACACATCAGGCTGGGGTTGGAGTGGAAGTGGCAGCGAAGGCCCTTCTCGCACATGGCGTGGAGGTCTTGGATGAGGTCGGCGTAGGGACCCTCGTCGTCACTCACAGCGACACCTCGCGCCGCTGCCCATCAGTGGCGATGTAGGTGATTGACACCATCTCGTCGGGCCGGAACACGTCGATGGTCTGCTCGATGCGCCATCCATCCTCCACGTCAACGAAGTCCACGAGCCGCCAGACGGGAGTGTCCTCGCTGGGGCGCAAGAGCATGTGGCCGGTGATCAGCCGTGGCTCCTGCGTGGAGGTCCTCACCTCCCAGGTGTGCCGCGGGATGTCCTCGATGGCAACAGGGGCCACATGGGCCTCGTTGTAGTCGTGGGCATTACTCACCGTCGTACCCCCGGTAGATCAACTGCATGGCGCAGGTGGTGCCGCTGCCGACGTGGCAGGCCCAGCCGATCCCCACCTTGGTCATCTGGTGCTCGGGGCGCTCGGTTCCACACCGGACGCAGGTGTGCGTGGCCGCCGATGCGGCCGTCATCGTGTCGTTCATGGTGGACACCATACCTCTTGCCTGCGACATCGGCCGATGTCGCACCCGCCTGCTAGTGTTGCTCACGTTCGACACCAACGAAAGGAGAACATCATGGACCACCAGGAAGTGACAGACCGACTCATCGACCACATGATCACGCGACAGGAGGAGCGTCGCCGGGCCATCGCCAACGGGCTACGCCGCCTGGCTGACGACGTGGATGCGGCCGACCCCCGCAAGGACCTCCGCACCCTGCGCGTCAACTACGGCGCTCAGGCCAAGGACATCCTCCACATCGTGTTCTGGGGGATCGCCAACCTCAACATCGACGGGTTCGTTGGTGAGGCGGCCGAACTCGATGTCCTGGTCGCCCAGGAGGACAACTCGTGAGCGTCCCGCCCCCCAACGCGATCCACTGCTTCGAGTGCTTCGAGATCACCATGGTGGATCACCCCACCTTCGACACTGAGTGCCCCGTCTGCCGGGACTACGGCCGCGAGGACGTGTGGTGCCATGAGGTCGTTACGGTGTTGCCGTGCCCCAACGGCGAGGACGGCTGCGAGAGCGACTTCTGCAACCACCGCGGCCTCCACACGATCAACGAGGACGAGGCCGAGGAGGCCATCGAGGGCCTCGACTACGGGATGCCCGTCTCGCTGCCCCCGGCGTGCGCCAAGCCGTGCAAGGAATGCCCCTGGCGACGCGAGTCCGCTGGTGGTTGGTTGGGTCCATGGACCGCCGAGGAGTGGGTTGCCCTGGCCAACAGTGACGAGGCCATCGCCTGCCACACCACCATCGAGATCGATGGCGTCTGGACGGCGCGCACCAAGCAGTGCGCTGGCGCTGCGTCGTACCGCAAGGCCACCGGCAAGGTGCCCCGTGACCGTCAGGTCGCCTGCGGCCCCGTGCAGGACAACTGCTTCACCAACCGAGTCGAGTTCCTCGACCATCACACCAGGATCGGAGCATCCCGATGAGCAAGACCTACGAGGCCACCATCACCGAGACGCGCGAGGTGGTGTTCACCTTCACCGATGACGACATCGAGGGTGACGACACCCCTGAGGTTGCCGCCGGGGAGTTGGCGTTCATGCAACCCGATAGCGCCTGGGATGAGGTGGACTTCGACGTGACGGTCCGCGAGGTTCCGCCGTCATGAAGTTCGTGATCCGCCACGCTGGCTTCTTCTACTCCGGCTTGATCTACGCCGGGGTGTGGGTGCTGCTCCCAGACGTTCACTACATCCGTCGTGGGATCGGGTCCATCCTCATCGCCCTCGGTGTGCTCATCGCCGTGGCTGGCTGGGAGGCCGATCGTGGCCGCCGCCACTGAGCGCCGCGTCCAGGTCATCTTCGGCCCCGAACCAGACGATGAGCGCGATGGTCCCGTCATCCCACCATGGGTCGCGGCTTCCGCCGACTGCTCCGGCAACTACGGGCGTCGTGACACCATGTGGTGGGAGGTGGAGGACACCGAGCGTCGCACCGTCCCCGACGTGGATGGGGTGCGAGAGTCATTCCCCAACTCGGTGACCGTCGAGACACCCGTGCGAGACAACGACCGGGACATCGCTCTCGACTTCATCGCCATCTCTCTCGCCCAGCATCTCCACGAGTTGCTCGAATGGGTGCAGGTGGACGGCAAGCGCATCGCCCTACCTCACCCCGAGAACAGCATGGTCACCGACCTGATCCCCGATCGTGACGCCAACGGCAAGATCGATGCCTGGGGCTATTGGGATTGGTCGATCACCAAGATGCGGTCAGTGGTCAATGCTTACTGCCGCCGCTACCCGCCGTCCAAGGAGGACACGCTTCATGACCGCTGAATGGGGAGTCCCGACACCATCGGGCCACGTCTACCGCGTCCCGACCACCTACGCCGACGCCCGCGAGCGAGTCAACGACTTCGCCCAGGGTGAGATCGAGTCATGGGACGACGCCGAGCGCTGTCCTGAGCCGACCTGGGAGATCGTCGGCCGCCTGCTCGATGAGATCGAGCGCCAGCGCATTGTGGTTGCCACCGTGCGTTCGGAGTGGGCTGAGGCGGGAGTTCGCTGCACCGACATCGACAGAGGGATGGATCGTTGGTACGCCGGAGGGATCGATGCTCTGGCCGACGTTGCCAAGCGGTTCGAGGAGTCTGACTGTGGCTAGCCCACACATCTCCATCTGGTCGTTCTACGACGCCCCCGAGGAGTACCGGGCGCTCTCGCGCCATGGAGGCGACGAGGACTTCGTGACCCACATCCCCGCCGAGTTGGTCGAGGGCTATCGCGAGTGGACCGACGAGTATTACGGCACGCCTGAGTGCGAGTTGTCGCTCAAGGTCGGCCTGTACCGCCTTGAGGACCTGATCTATCGCCTCGGGGTGTGCGACACCTCCTACCACCGCTTGTCCAACGGGGACTTCATCGCGATCGGAGCGCACGCGTGAGCGACATCATCTTCACCACCTACAGCGACGACTGCGCCTCGATCAAGGGCCGCAACAACGTCGATGAGTCGGCCCTGTGGGGCCATTGGTGGCCGCTGGTCGTGGACGGCAAGCAGGTCGGCTCAGTGATGGTGGACTACGGCGACGGCTGGGAGTTCCATCTGCGCCCGCTCAAGGGCACCACGATCGACGTGATCGATGACCCGGCCCTGCTCCCCGAGGACGTTCGGTCGGCGTGGTGGGAGGACGACGACGCCGAGGAGTGATGTCGCACCCATGTGTTATGGTCCTGGCGACGAAAGGAGGCGACCATGAAGCGAGTTCTTGAACCACTCCCCCCCACCCCTGACTACAAGCAAGTCGGCTGGGTCTGCATGTATCACGATCCGTCCTACGCGTGGGGTACGGGCCGCATGGCGTGCCACAACCCACTCGACTGCGATCTGGTGCCGGTGTGGGCGCTCAAGCGTGAGGTGGCCATCGAGGTCATCAACGGACGGCAGGAGCATCCCCATGCCCAGCAAGAAGAAGTCTGAGCGCCTACACGCTCGCCGCCGAGCGAGAGAGCGCTACGGCATCGAGGTGGGCAACCACACGCGACGCAAGATCATCCAAGCCATCCAGGGTGGACGCTCCAAGGCGGTCCGCCGTACCTCAACCAACAAGACCGTTCACGACGTGACTCTCGATGACGGGTTCACCGTCAGGGTCGTCTACGACAAGGAGCGCAAGGAGATCGTGACCTTCTTGCCGCTTGAGAAAGGAGATCAACATGGGACACAGGACATGTAAGCGGGTGCCGCTCGACTTCGATTGGCCGCTCAACAAGGTCTGGAAGGGCTACACCGAGCCGTGGGAGGAGACTGCGTTCCCTGAGTGCACCGCGTGTGGTGGCACCGGCAACGCCCTGCACGCCCGGCTGTTGAAGGATCGCTGGTACGGCCACACGAAGTTCGACCCGGCCGAAACCGGCTCCACCCCCTTCACCCCCGACACCCCCGAGGTGCGCGCCTTCGCCGAGCGCAACGTCAAGAACTCGCCATCGTTCTACGGACACGGCGAGGCCGCGATCGTTCGTGAGGCTCAGCGCCTCTGCGACCTGTGGAACGGTGCTTGGTCGCATCATCTCGACCAGGATGATGTCGATGCGCTGGTGCGCGCTGATCGCCTGCGCGACCTGACGCACCGCTTCGATCCCGACGCCTCCGGCCCAGACCGCTGGGTTTCCACCGGCCACTACCCCACCGCCGAGGAGGTCAACCGCTGGTCGCTCACCGGCTTCGGCCATGACTCGATCAACTGCTGGGTCGTAGTCGAGGCTGCGTGCGAGCGCGCTGGTGTCCCCTACGTCTGCGAGGTGTGTGGTGGCCACGGCAACATCGCCACCGACGCCGAGCGCGAGGAGCGTGACAAGATCGAGGGCTACGAGCCGCCCGAGGGCGACGGATGGCAACTCTGGGAGACGACCTCCGAGGGTTCGCCCACCAGCCCCGTGTTCGCCACGGCCGAGGAACTCGCCGAGTGGTGTGCGGAGAACGCCACCTACTTCGCCGACCTCAAGATGTCCAAGGAGGAGTGGCTGCGCGGGTTCGTCAACGACACCACCGACGTGGACTCGCTGCTCGTCATCTCCGTACCCAGGAGCGAGCCGTGACCACCATCGATGCCTCCAACATCAAGGCCATGTGCTGGGTGCACAGCGACGGCCCTGCCGGGGTTGGCATCTATCAGGTCGATGAGCGCGGCTGTCCGCACAAGCCGATCATCCACGTCGAGATGACCGCGACAGAGATGGCCGAGTTGGCCTTCGACCTGCTCAACGCCGCTCGCGACATCGACGCTGGTGCGGTCTACGGGGCACGCATGTCCCAGCCGTTGGCGCTGACGCCAGAGGATCAGGAAGTGATCCTTGAACTTCTCCGCAAGGCCGCATCCTCAAGCCTGACCTGCGACTACTGCGGGGACCGGACCGAGACGTGGGAGACACGCACCTACCTGGGTGACCATCTCAACGTCTGCCACGAGTGCGCCGTATGGATCGACGCCGAGAACGTTAAGGAGCCAGAATGAACGACGAACACACTGACGATGAGGTGGTTCCCCAGCCAGCCACCGACATGATTCGCGTCGCACTGTTCAGGCACATCGGTATGGCCATGGAATACCGGGGTCTGGATGACGTGTCGAACTACATGGCTTGGACGGGCTGCCCGGAGAACGAAGCGGTCGATGCCATCCAGCGAGTCATGGACATGCCGCTTGACCCCGAGTGGGACATCGAGGCGCTCGCCGTGATTCTGGGCGAGTTGGGCTTCACGTTCACCGTCAGCAGCATCCTGCAGGAGCAGGTCCCACCCGACCCCGACACGGTAACCCCACTCAGCGGGATCACCGTACAGGACCTCATCGACTCGCCGGACCCTGTTATTGGTTCGATGATGTCTGGGCTTTCGCCGCTCCACCTCGATCGCTTTGGTTATGACGTGATGGAAGCATTCGAGGACGACGAGCAGACCTTGTTCATTCGCGATGTCGTCAGAATCGGCCTCCCGTTTATCCATGCCGTCTTGGACAACCCCTGGCCTCTTGGTGATCTCGATGGTCCGTTCAATCCCGACAATCCCGAGCGGGCACAGGACAGCGATGCGAGGAACTTCATGATCCGCGCCACCGTCACGACCAACTTCTACGTCAGGATTCTTGAAGGGTTCCTCGCCTCGATGTGGGACACGATCGGCGAGTTGGGTGGAGACACCAGCAAGATCACGGCCTCGTTGGAGTACGTCGATGATTCGATCATCGAGGGAATCGTCCGCTCTATCAAGGGAGAATGAGATGAGCCACCGTGACCTGATCGTTGCCGACGATGATGGCAACCTCACCACCAACCGTGCCTACTACGGCACCACGACCTTCAACCCACCTCCCATCAAGGGGTGGGATACCCCTCCCGCACCTCCTCCGCCATGGGCGGATGGTTCGCTGCCGGACATGAACCTCTACACCGAGTTGGAGTTGTTCGTCGCTGGACGCCTCTCCACGATGGCCCCGTTCGCCAGGTACCACCCCGCCTGGGCACTCCCGTTCGCTCGGGCCGCCCTTGAGGCGTGCGGTGATTGGGAGCCGTCGTCATGACCATGCCCATCCCCGACGACTTCGAGGACGTTCTCAATTTCGTGGCCGAGATGGTCACACTCATCACCGAGGGCAACTACATCACCCCAGAGGAACAGGCGGCTGTTATCGCTGAGACACACTCATCGGAACAAATCGCGTTCTATCTGCAGACATCGTGGGTGATGAGCGCCGCCTTCGCCAAGGCCCTCTCTCGCCGCAAGCGCGGTGGATCGGTGCGCGACATGATGAGGCACTACGTCGCCAAGTCCATGAGCGACCTTGAGTTCACCCGCGACGTGCTTGCCGGGATCGATGATCTCCCCGGCGACCCGAACATGGGATTCGTGGACTGATGGCTACCAAGCCCTACGCCGTCGAGATCGAGGCCATCAGGTATGCCTCCTTCGAGGCACCCAAGGCGCAGTCGGCAACCGAGTGGGAAGGTCGCATCACCACGATCCTGGGACACCATGACGGAGAGGTGTTCCGCGAGTTGCTGCGTTACGAGACGGGCGACTACCTCGGCCCCGCCAAGAACTACCTGGCGGCCATCTCCGGCGTGACGATCGCCTGGGCCAAGATGCGCGGGCTGTCCTTCGAGGCATACGTCTACAGCGCCGAGGCGGGTGAGGCGTTGTGTCGCACCTTGATGCTCCTCGGCTTCAACTCCGCCGTCGTGGACTCGTTTGACCATTGGCACGACGGAGAAACCCACATGGTGAGAGGATCGTTGTGAGCCGCGTCTACTTCCATTCCATCGACGGTGATGCCGAACTCCGCGGGTCGGAGCGCGCCTACGCCGGGGGTGTCACGAGCAACATGGCCCTGTCCATGCTGCGCGACTCCATCGGCGGCGGTCGAGAGCGCTACGAGCGCTTACTGCCCCGTGACCACTACCTCCGCAACGTCAAGGACGAGCATTGGATGAACTCGTTCAGGACGTGGTGGAACGTCGGATTCGACTCTCATGAGTTCGACTTCGATGGCTACCACATCTCGCCATGGCAGATCATCCTCAACACCGCTCTGGTGATGGGTTCGGATGCAGTCGAACTCCTGGCTCGCATCCACGCCACCTGCGAGATTCACGGCTACATCGAGGGCGAGCACCGTGAGTGGCTTGCTGACATCATCGAGGTTGGTCGCGAGGATCGCGTACTGCGCCCCAATCAGGGCTGGGAGGACGTGATGGCCCTGCTCCGCAAGACCGACGCATCTCCCGTGGTGATGTCCTACAGCGTGTGTGAGCGCTTCCCCAACGCGTATGTCGCCAAGGAGGCCGGACTGTGGAGTCCTGGCCCTGAGCACTGCGGCCATTACACAGCCGAACAGGAGGCTGAGAACCGTCGCTGGTACGCCGAGCACCAGAAGGACCCCCTCTACGGCCACCTTTCATCCTTCCCCTACAGCGGCTTCAAGGAAGGCGACTACTGGTGGGACGGTGACGAGTGGTACGACATCGAGCCTGACGCCCAATGGGACATGTGCATCGAGGCCCTTCGCACCAAGTGGGCGGGCAGCATCAACATCAACCCTGACATCTGGGGTGAGCGCGGCTTCGGCCCCGACGACGGAGAAGGACGCGCCTGGTCGATCTTCGATGTCGAGGAGTGGCTGGATCGGCAGGGGTCATGAGCATCCAGGGAAACGCCGGGGCTGGGCGCGCCGCCAGAGAGATCAGGGAGTATGCCGAGTCGCTTGAGCGCAACGTCACTGACCCTGAGGCGACGTGGGTAATCGCTCAGATCATCGCCAAGGCAGAGGAGATCGAGTTGCAGTGCGATACGGGGTGGTACTGATGAGCGACCCCATCCCCTACTCCCTCAACATCAACACCAGGCCCAGGTGCCCTGAGTGTGGTTCCATCGCCATCGCCTCACGCTTGATCTTCACTGATCAGCCGAACGGCGAGGGCTACTTCACCTATATGGGCAAGGTCTGCAAGTCCTGCGACCACCAATGGCGACCTGAGGAGACTCAATGAGCGTTGAGCGACTTTCATGCCCCGACTGCGGGGTGGAGGCGAACATCTCCATCGTCTCCTGTGGCCGGTGGCGTGGCTATTGGGTGGACTTCTACGTCTACGAGCCAGCCACGGGTAGGCGCGGAGCAACCGTCACCCACCACTCGCTGTTCCGTTGGACGGCGAACGCCTACGCCAAGTTCTTGCGGCGCTCGATCATCAACGGCCTCAAGGAGTGCCCTGGTGCCTGACCCGCTCCCGCTCAACCTCGATGACCACGTTCGCTGGTGGCTCAACCACCCCGAGGGGTCGCGTGCGCTGTACCACCCCCAGGGTTATGAAGGACTTACCAGCGAGGATCGCACCGTTGAGATGTATGTCATAACGGTGCTGGACTTCGATCTTGAGGTCCATTTCTGCATCTCGGTGCGCTGGCGTCCCTATCTGGCCATGGAGCGCTCCCAGGAGGTATGGGATGCGAACCCTGAGGTGCGTGACCACCTGTTCCTGAGCGTGGAGTTGCTCAAGCGTTGGCCCGAGCAGGAAGGTCCGATCTGGCGCGCTGCCTGGATGGGTCGCCCACACCACCCCTTCGACAAGGACTCCCCCACCACCCGCGAGGTGATGACGGCGCTGCTCGATTTCATCGAGGGTGCCCCCCATACGCCGTGCACGCCTATCGAGGCCCGCTGGTGCCCCAGGTGCGGCGACTGTCGCTGTGAGGCCGATTGGAGCGACCTCGCCAACCCCGACTGCCCGCTACACGGCATGGATTCCGACCATCCGAAGGTGTACCCAGCCGACGAGCCGTCACACTGACGTGCTATTGTCTCGGCCGCCAGAAAGGAGCCTCCCATGAGCGACCTCGTACAAGCCATCCTGATCCCCAAGGGCGACCACATCCACGAGGACGTGGTAGTTGCTGTCGCAACCGCTTCGGTGAAGGCTCTCGTGTTCACCCGTCAGTTCCCGATCTGGGACGAGTGGCTGGCTGGTCCGTTCACCAAGACGGTGCGCCGGGCCACGATCACGCAGTTCGATGACGCCACCGAGTACGCCGTGGCTGCCGCACAAGAAGGCGACACCCAGGTGATCGCCACGGCCCCCATGCGCTACGAGGACTTCCCCAAGTGCATCGCCAAGGCCCAGGTGCAGGGAACCGACTACCCCCACCGTGGTTCCTACCTGTGGCCGCCGATCCTGAGCGATGACGAGCCGCTCGTGGCGATCAACCCTCGCGTCGAGATGACCACCGGCAAGACGGCCGCCCAGGTTGCCCATGGCCTGATGGCCGCCATCCTCCGCCGCGACCCTGAGTGGATCAAGGGATGGGTGGAGCGTCAATGCCCGTGGGGCTGCTTCGTTGCCCCTACGGTCAGCGAGTTCGACTCCTGGGCGACCAACTCCCCGGTCCACATCAACGATGCCGGGTACACCGAGGTCGAGCCAGGGACCCTGACGGTGGTGGCCTCCTGAGGTGTCGCACCCGTGTGATACTCTACGGGCCGTCAACGAAAGGAGATCACCATGAGCACCTTCAACGCCGAGGAGTACGAGCGCCGCCAGGCCATCAAGCGTGAGCGTCTCGCTCCGCTATACGCCCGCCTGGACGGCCACCCTGGGATGATCTCAGTCGGCCCCGGCTGGTACGACCTCGTGCTGGCTCTCGACGCCCGCCTGGCTGAGATCGATCCCGACTACCGCATCGCTCAGGTCAAGGAGAAGTTCGGCGGCCTGCGCTACTACGCGTCATCGACCGTGAACTTCGACGGCGACTTCCGCGACAGCCCGTTCCAACAGGCCATCAACGAGGCCGAGGCCCTCGCATGGCGCACCTGTGAGGACTGTGGCGCTCCCGGCCGCGAGGCTGGTGGCAGTTGGTCCATCGTGCTCTGTGAAGCCTGCGAGACGGCTCGCGCTGGTGATCGGAAGATCAAGTGACCACCGACGCCGAGCGCTCCTACAGCGAACTCGCCGAGATGTGGCTCAAGGGAGAGCGTTCGTGGTGGAACACCTTCGCTGGCTCAGACGACGCCGAGGCGCGCTGCCAGGCCGCCGACATCGCCACGGCCAACACCTACGCGCTGCTCGCCCTGGCTGACGCCATCAACGCCAAGTCCGGCACCCAGACGATCGACCCGAAAGGCGTCCTGTTCATCGGAGAGGTCCGTGTCTGACATCGAGATCGGCGAGTTCGCCGAACGGTGCCCGGACAACTGCGAGGACGGCCGCCTCACCTGGATGCGTGATGGCGTCAAGTGGGGCTGCCCTTGCGATCGTTGCGGCGGCTATGGCTGGGTCGCCCTTGGCGGCGATCCCGCTGTTCGCCTCAAGGACGTGATCGACCTCATCATCGAGGAGATGGCCAACGCCACCATCGACTACCGCTCGGCTGGGCGCGCCGCCCTGCCCTACAGGGGCCTCTTGGACCGCCTGCTCGGGGATCGTGAGGTTGTGTCATGAGCCGCCCATGGATCGACGCCCAGGACGATGGTGAGGACGTGGTGATCCGCGTCGGTGCCAACGACGCCGACCGCATCGCCCATGCGCTCCGCATGCACGGGCAGCGCTCGGTCTGCGCCCAGGACTACTTCCACATGGCTGCCGCCATCGAGCGGGCCGTCGAGGACGCGTTCGAGAACGGAGCGCTCCCGGCCCCCGGCATCGTGCTCAAGGTGGTGCCGCGATGATCTTCCAACCCATGGCCCCCGGCTTCCTCGCCCAGACGTGCCCCGACTGCAACGGCGATGGCGTCGTCTGCAGTGGTGTGGGCCGCGATCAGTGGCCGCCCTTGGAGTGCCCCGAGTGTGGTGGCGATGGAACCATCATTCGCGAGGACATCGTGGCCGTCGCCTTGGGTGACGTGATCAACATGTTGCGCGACGAGATCGCCAACGTTGCCACCGACTACGGCACCGAGATGGCGCACTTGCCGCAGGCTGCCCTTCTGCAGTTCCGTGACCGCCTCCTGAAAGAGTACGGGGTTCAGGGATGAGCCGCTACGACGACTACCCCGACCATCCGCTCTGCGGTTTCCCTGAGAGCGTCCTTGAGGTCGCCCGCGAGAGCCTGCAGGGCGCGGTCGAGTGGGGTGACATCTCCGAGGACATGCGCGATCCCATCGCCGATGCCATGGTGATGGCCCTTCTTCCCTGGATCGATACATCGAGGGTGGTCATCGCGGATGATCCTGAGCCGTGCCCCGGCGAATGCGAGGACGGCTGGGTCATCCTCAACCCCGATTGGCCCAACGGTGAACTCCCCTACCGCGAGAAGTGCTCCTACGTCGGTGATGACGAGTACCGGGTGTCGCACCCGACCTTCTGGGGGACTCGGCGATGAAGCCCCAGACGACCGGCTTTCTGGCCACCGAGTGCCCATCCTGTGATGGCACGGGCGACATCGTGGTCAAGCGCGGCCTTGAGCAACTGCCATGGCGCTACGACTGCGACGACTGTCGCTCGACCGGCTGGATCATCCACAGCGATACACCGGCCATCTCGGTCAGCGGCGTCTTGAACATCATCGATGAGCGCTCCGGTGGAGGAGCAATCGGCGGTGAGGTCAAGCAGGGATGGGTGGCAGCGAAGAACCACATCAAGAGCCACATCGAGGGCGCTTTCGAGGAGGCCAGATGAGCGCACGAGACGACACCATCAAGGCCGTTCGCATCGCCCAGCGCGACGCCAACGTGACGGAGGTTCTGACCCTCCTGGGTCACCTCTACTACTCCCCATCGAAGTTCAAGGCCGACGAGGTTCGTGGTCTTGTTGGCCGCGCCACCCAGATGATCCGTGACCTCCACACCGACGTGAGGGGGTGGGAAGCACATGAGCAAGAAGTGGAAGGCCGGTGACCATCCCAAGGCTCCGATGCCGTCGCGCTTCGTGGTGGCCGTGGACAAGGTGATCTTCGCTGAGCAGGACGTGGCTCACGCCGAGCGCGCGCTGCGTTCCGCCAAGCGGGCGCTCGCCGAGGCCAGGGAGCACATGCACGAGGTGATGCCCCCTGAGATCGACAACGCCAAGGTCGGGTACCGACTGCCCGATGTGTTCGCATGGAGGCGACCATGAGTGCCCCTGGTATCCACGAGTTCGAGCGCCTCACCCAGCCGGATTGGTGCAACGCCCCTCAGCCCGGCAACTGGAAGAACGCCTGTATGCGTAGTCCTGGCCACGACGGTGATCACGCCGTCCGCAAGTGGTACGACTACGACGAGTGCTTCGCTTGGCCAGATTCCTGGCCCGTGCGCTCCACCTACGCCTACAAGTTCCCCGACCTGTGGCATCCCCTTCGTGACCCCGAGGAACGCAGCATCGATGACTACTTCCACGATGGGGACGGCTGGGGATGACCGGCACCTACTACATCGACACGGCCGTCAACGGCCGCGACTTCGCCAGGTTCATCTCCTGGCTGGCGATCCTGGGCATCTGCCCGTTCCGCTACGAACAGCACCATGCCCACCGCGTGGAGGTCTGGCTGCCGCGCCCATGGCTGGCCGATGGCACCCACGAGGTGACCACCTACCAGCACTACACCTTCCCCGCTGAGTGGCTCAAGGAGTAATCATGACCGACCGCTACATGCTTGTTGACGACCAGGGGAAAGTCATGCACTTTGGCTTCTTCTCTGAGTCAGGCACTCAGCGCTACCTCAATCGCCACCCCGAGTGGAAGATGGTCGCCCTTGAAGAAGCGAAGCCGGGTGAGCCGTCCTGTGGTTGGACCACGGGATGGGAGCAGGGATGCCCGGTCAAGGCCCCGTGCCCCTACCACTCCACCATGACGTGCTTCTGCGGGAAGCCCTCGACACATGGCTGCTCGATGACCGGGCAGTTCGTCTGTGGGCACCCCCTGTGCGACGACCACCGCCAATGTTCCTCCCATGGAAGGTTCTGAGATGACCGACCATTCACCGCCAGACCCGGTTGATGGTGTCGCTGACCGCTACGCAAGGGACTTCATTGCCGAGTTCCCTTGGATCGCCGATGAGTATGACCGCAGATTCGACGGCGAGTGCGACACCGCCGTGGAGGAGGTGGCCAGGTGGATTGCGAGTGCAATCGAGGATGCACTTTCTCCTTGCGTTGCATACCAGAACGAAGCCTGGGAGCACGGTCTTTCAAGGTGGGCGACCGAACTCCTCACCCTCTCGGAACGCGCCAGAATCGACTGCCTGGAAAGGGCAGCAAGAAAGAAGGTCATGTATGGATGACTACCCCATCGCATCATTCGAGTACGGCCACACCCCGACGCGCGATGAGCGCTCCGCCGAGGTCTACCGCATCGGCGGCCTGATGGACTCCATCGACGCCTGGGAGATCACCAAGGCCACGCTGGTCGAGGTGGGCCTCATCCCCGAGCACGCCGACGCCGTGTCCAAGGCGATCTTCGCCCGGCTCGCCCAGGCCCCTGAGGCCCCGATCCTGCCGTGCCGGGTGTACGAGGCCACCGAGGTGGGCGTACAAAGTTCCGGCGTTGCTGGCGAATAGGACGCCTTTCTCCGTGACTATGAACGGAAGCAGACCATGAGCACCTTCATCGTGCACCGCACCGGCTCGGGCCGTCGTGACACCTACGACCGCTCAGAGTTCTTCTGGACCATCGACCATGGTGGGACCCTCGTGATCCACCGACGCGGCCACACCGATAAGGTCGCTGCCTACGCCCCGTCGTGGTGGTACTTCGTGGAGACGGATGGAGACGATGGATGACCTGCTCGCTCTGATGGGTGACATCGTGCGCGCCTATGTCAACCAGCACCACCCCGAGATGCTGGACGACATCTGGGAGACGGATCGCGATTGGCTCAACCATGTCCTGGGTGGCTGGTGGGTGCTGCGCGACGACATGAGCTGGGCCTGGTGGCTCGGGGTCTACACGCGCTGCCCTGTCGGCCAGGACCTCGATCGGTTCTCCTACTGCTACCTCGACGCCCCTCTGCCCAATGCGTCGTTCCCGGTCGAGCACACCCATGGATGACTTCGAGCCGTTCGTGGCGGTTGTGTGCTGGTTCGGGGTGCCAACGACCGATGACCGGGTGGTCTTGCCGGGAGCGATCACGGTGCCCCGCTACCCGGTGCTGCTGCTGCATCCCAACCCAAGCGTTCGCGACTACACGCCCATCGGCGCTATCGAGATGACGCACTCCACCCCGGAGGAGTTCTGGGTGTTCGGCTACGCAGACCGTAGCGCGTTGCCAACTGACAACGAGAACAATCCGTTCTACGGTCTTGGGATGGACCTTAGCGCAATCGAGGTTCGCTACGATAACGGCCTGTGCGTGTTCACTCACGCCGAGTTGGTGGGCGTGACCGTAGTACCCGAACCTGCCTACCCAGCCGCCAAGATCAGATTCGAGGAGTGGTGATGAGCCGTCGCCGTGGAAACCAACACCTGCGCCGCTCCCCGGCCAACATGAGCCGTGGTGTCGATCTGGCCAAGTTGCAGCGCGACCGCCTCATGGACTCGATCGGTGCCTTCGCAGAGAACATGGCCCAGGGCACCGGGATGCCGATGGTGGTGTGCGCTGAGTACGTCCTGATGATGCTCACCACCGAGGACTTCGAGCGCCACTGCGCCGCCTGCAACGAGGTCCACACCAACCGCTCGGCGCTGTCGTGGTACCACCACGCCGATACCAACACCACGATCCTGTGGAGCGCGTGTGAGGACTGCGCTGAGGCCCCCGGCATGAGGACCACCGCCATCCCCACCCTGGAAGCCTGGGCGACCGGAGAGGCAGACCCCGAGGGCCTCGTGGTGATCTTCGCCCCGCCCCCCGCCGAGGTAGTCGAATCTGAGGATACGCCGTCAGACTGACGACGAATTATCAACCCCGCCCCCCATGGGAGGGGAGCATCATCGTGGTGCAGTAAAGGAGCCTGGAATGCCGTACCACCCACGCAACGAGCAAGAAGCCATCGTCTACAGCGTCGCGAAGAACCATCTTCCTCAGCCCGTTGGTTCCAAGACGTTCCTGTGCATCCCTGAGATCGCCAAGACCTTCGGCAACGACGAGGACAAGGTAGTCGAACTCCTGGCCTCCATGGAGGAGTCCGGCGCCTTCGTGGGCCGCAACGGGACGTGGCACATCGCGATGCCAGCAGAGGTGGAGGTCAAGACCGTCACCTCATCGGACGGCATCGACTTCCACGTCTACGAGGACATCCACCAGTTGATCGTAGGACTTTCGATGGTGGACTACGCTAGGGTGTTCGTCCTGGTCACCGGCCCCAGCGACTTCGCCGAGTTCGTTGAGCGCGCTCACCGCTTCTCCGAGGCCATCGCCTACCAGCACTCCGACGACTACGAGTTGGTGGAGTCGATCCCCTTCTTCCGCCTCAACAAGACCGGCTTCTCCGCCTGGGACAACTCCAACCCATCCGACCAGGGGTTGATCTCGGTGATCCGCCCGAACCTGACTCGCGTCAAGATGGCCACCCCTACCGGGTTCATCGTGGGACCGGGCGGGTCCAACAAGGACCTGATGACCGCCATCGAGCACTACTCCGGCGTGATCGTCAAGGCCCGCAAGGACGATGAGGCCCTCAGGGCGCAGGCCGAGGTTCGGCGTGAGGTGGTCGGCCAGCAGCAGTTCTTCGACCCACCCCTCAAGTCAGCCAGGAAGCCCGCTGCCCCCCAGGGACATCCTCGCCTGTCGGACTCGCTGCGCCTGTCGCCGGAGGGCGAGGCTGCCGCCATGGAGAGCCTGCCCTATCAGGTGATGGTCGGAGAGGCCGCCCGCAACCTGCACGCCTCCTTCGACTGTGATGGTTACGAGGCCATCTCGGGCTGTGGTTACTGCCTGACGTGCGAGGAGGGTGCCACCGAGGCCATCCGGGCCGCATCGTCAGCGATCGAGGCATACATAGCCGGGAGGCTTGGCTCAGGCTGATGTCTCACCCCCGTGGTATTATGCGACCACGCCACGAAAGGAGGCCCTTCATGACCGACACCACGACCACCGACCTTCCCCGCGAGTCCTACCTGATCCAACGCCTGGAATCCCCCTACGGTGGGAGCCTGCTGGGCAAGGACAACCCCTTCTCCTTCGGCGGAGGACTCCG